ACACCATTTGGCAATGTTGGAGCGGCAATGCTGATGTTTGCGGCTCCTGCTGAATAACCTGTTGAGTTGTTTGTACCGCCAAATGCAATGCTGCCAATTGCTGATCCACCTATCTTGTCATCAGCGGCTGTGCTTGCGGAACCAATATTTCGGTTACCAAAATATTTTTTATTTAAAGGACGTCCCATTTTGATTTCTCCTTGTAGAAAAACGGCGTTCTAGGCCGTACGCGGTTGGATTTCCGCATAAAATCCACACCATGTGGATCATACATTGTATTTATACGTAAGTGATCCGCATAGCTACGTTGTCAATATATGCCGTATCAGTATGAGGTGTAAGAACGTTGCTACGAAATGCAATTGCAACACCAAAATTTACATTAATTGTATCTATTAACTGTATCGGGCTATTCCACAGACTTGTAGGTGATCCATAAATTTTGTAGTTGTCTACTCCGGGGTCTGCGATGTTATCGCCGATACGTTGTCCGTTTAGAACTAGTTGCACAACATAGTCTTGAACTCTAGATGCTCTGATAGAATCTATTTGAACTTCAATCCCCAGCAATGTTGATCCGTTGGGAGAAAATGCAAAGTTAGTAAACCATAACTGGCTGGTTATTGTGGCAAATCGCTCTTGCCATAGACCTGATATTGTATGTAAAGGTTTAGCACTAGTGGCATACTTTGACACACCTCTACCAATGCTGGCTGCTGTATCTAGCCAGCTTATACTGTTATCCGTACTTACTTGAGTTACCAAGTTTGAAACAAGAAATTTAGTAGTTGTTGGCATAGGTTCTGGCGGTACTACTACCACTGTAAGCACTAGTACTGAAAGTTTTTGAATATTATAATCATCTAATGTTCGACCAGGTTCTAAAATAGTACCATTGTAAGTTAATTGTGGTTGTCCGGCAGGCAGCCCTATTCTATCCTGTATTTTTGCTAGGACCCCTTCGATAGAATCAGAAGACTCTACATCAATTGTGATGGTAGACGGTTCTACTCGAACAAATATTTGCATTCCCATGATAAATTCCTGTTAGTATATTTACCCAAACAAAAAGGCATCCGAAGATGCCTTTTTAATTTTGCTAAAGCAAAAAGTTACAGGATTACTGGAACTTAACGTTACCTGAAGTAATACCAACTAGACCTAAATAGTCAGCGGCGTTACCTAAGCTACTTGCTGTGTTCGACAACTCAACATAACCATAACGTGTCATGAATGATACGACTGGCTCAAATGTTGATGGATCTAAAACAACACCACTGCTCATCAATGGAATGTATGGGCAATAGAAAGCAGGAGCATCAGATTCTGAAGAACCTTTGTAACCTACTAGGATGCTTTGTGAATCGCTAGCATATGAGTTAACATATACTTTCATAGCATTGTTCAATGTACCAACAAACTTAGTGTTTGTAGGTGCTTCGAATGTACCTTCTGTTGTACGAGCAAATGCGCTAGTAGTAGCAGATTGTAGAATTGTCAATGCAAATGGGCTAACCACAGCGTAGTTACCAGCACCACGACGTGTACGTTGAGCGATCAAGTTAGCAACGCGGTTGATCATAACTGCCAAGGCAGCATGCTCATCACCCACGAATGTTGCTGTACCAGATACTGACGCTTGGTCGTATGTGTACAAAGCTGAACCAGCTAATGATTGTAGGCTAGCTAGAATCTCTTGGTCGATCTCAGCAGTAATTTCTTGTGCTAGAGCAGCCATGATTTCAGCTTCTACGTCAATACCTTGTTGTGCTTGTGCATCTTGAGCTGATTCAAATGTCCAGCGAGCTGACAATTTACGTGTCTTCGCTTCAACAGTTTGTTTCAAGATTTGAATGCTTAATCTGTTACCAGCTTGACCTTCTAAAGTAGCTGTTGAGCTAGCCTTAGGAGTTGCGTCAGTTGTGTTACCAGAGTAAGAAGCCGCAATCTTGAATGGGCTCAATGCCTCTTCACCAGCTACTACACCAGCGCCTGATGATGAATCAGCGTAGCGAACACGTAGAGTGTGAATTTGTCCTACTGGACCAGTCATTGGTTGTACGCCTAACAACTCGTTAGCAATAACGGTTGGCATTACGCGGCGGATTACTGGAAGAATCACGCGATTTAGTGTTGCAACGTTACCGGCAGAAGTGGCACCAGCAGTAGCGGATTCTGCAAGATACTTACGAGTATTCTCAAGAGCCACGCCCATTACTGATTTTTTAGTGCCTGATAGGCCTTCTAAAAGTGCTTCTTTAGTTTCTGCCCAACGTCCGTTTAATAGTTCTGACATTTAAATTTCTCCTTAAAATTTTAGTCCAGCAAGTTTGCGAATATCAATGATATTGGCATCTGACTCGCTACTATGATTGGTGTTGGAAATTTTATTTCCTGTGACTTCTTTTGCCTCTACAAGTGCCTGTTTCTTCTGCGGAGCTCTTCCAGTGTTACCAGAGATAACTGATGGTAGATACTTTTCAAAACTTTCGTTTAGACGTTCTGTTTTCACAGACTCCATTAATTCGCCCATGATTGAACGTTGCTCATTGTTTAGAGGAGCTAGTAATTCATTCATGATTGCTTTTCTTTCTTGACTCTCTTTAAGAGCACGGATGGTAGCTTCTTTACTTTCTAATATTTGTTCTGCTTTTGCAACGGCCTGTGCGGCTTCTTGCATTGCCAAATCTTTCAAGTCTATAACTTTGAGTAATTTTGCTGTTTCCGATTTTTCATTTAGGTAACTTGTAGAATATTCTGCGGCAAAAGCTTCGAATAATTTACGTCCAAAATCTGCGCGACGAGCGGCTTCAATGTCTTCTTTCAGTGCTGTAATTTCAGAGTTTAAATTCTGAGTTACTACTGATTCAACCATCTTAGCGGCACGGGTAACAAATTCTTGTTGTACCTTCTTGATTTCTTTACGACCTTCACGGACTAAGCGAACTTTCGTTTCAGCTAAGTCTTGTTTGTCTTTGTAAAACTCTGTGATTTCTTGAGCTAGAGCCTCAACTACGAATTGTTCTAGTTTACCAAATTTACTTGCCATAACCACCTGATCTTCGTGTAACTCACGAACTTCAGAAGCTAACTGACGTGTAACAAATTCCTTCATTACTTCAGCGTCTTTCTTCATCTTCTTAGCATATTTGACTTTCATCTCAGCTAATTGATTGCGGTCATCTGCAAACTCAACAATCTCAACAGCTAGTTGTTCAGAGATCATACGATCTACTGCTTCAACCATTGTGTTTTTGTCGTGTTCGTATTTTTGTGCAAACTCTTCACGTAATTGTTCAGCTACTTGTGTACGAGCTTCGTTAATACGACTCTCGAAAGCGGCTTCAATTGACTCCTTGATCTCTTCAGAAATCATGCTGTTTTCAAATAAACCTTTTAGTGCATCCAACATATGATTCTCCTTATTATTGGAGTTTGTTTATTATTGCTAATAAACTCTCTTTGAGATATTTCTGTGCTTTAGGGTCACCCTTGACCTCTTGCGCTATGCGTAAGGAACTTATTCCGCCTCGACTATTCATCAAGTGTTCATAAATTGGTGTAGGGTATGCTCCAGGAGCACTAGGTTGAGCTACCATATCTACTGTGATAATCTCAAAATCTGATACTTCTCCTGATCCGTCTTCTTTTACGTTGCCGGATCCGCGACTTGAAACTCCTAACTTGACTCCGCTTTCCAACATTGTCTTGATAAGTTGTCCCATAGGGGTTGGTAAAATTTTCAGTTTACCGTAACCGTTAGGACCGTCCATCCACATGTTTGTTATCATGTGTGACACACGGTCCAGGTTAATTTTTAGATCATCTGGATGATCTACTTCTCCGAGAACTGAATAACCGTTCTGAATCTGATCGTTTAGGGTTTTGACAGCCTTGCCAATCTCATTAACAGGGTAAACACGCTGGTTAGCGTTACGTATACCGCCCTGGATACAAATCCCGGACATGTATAAGTTTTTCCCATCTTTGTCATCAGATTCAACGATCATTTTTGCTTCGTTGAAACTGAGATTCTCTCGGAGGTATAACATATTTTTCAATGTTTTATATTATTACTTACGGGCACGTAAAGTGCTTTGGGTATTCTTTTCACCATCACGTGAATTTTTACCTGTCTCTGCACCTGCGTTTTGTCCTGGCTTGTTAAAACCAGCTTGACGATCAATTCCGCCACCCTTTACTTGAGTTTTGAATCCTGTCTTGCCTGCTTTGCCGCCTGGAACATTAACGTTGCCTTTAGCATCTGGGTTAGGAACTACATTTGTACCCATTACGCCGTTGCCTTTAACTGTTGATTTAGCGCCAATGTTAGCACTAACTTCACGCTGTCCATTTACGATGTTAGCAGTTGTGCCGCCCATATTGTTACGTGGACTGCTTTTTCCGCCTAGCATACTTGTATTTTGTACACCGTTGTCGCCGTGTGTTGGATTTGGAACTTTATTAACATATTCCATAATTGGCATACCGTTTTCGTCCATGTCACCCATGTCGTCACCGCCCATGTCACCCATGTCGTCACCGCCCATGTCGTGGATACCAGGATGGTCAGTTTCTTCAGCTTCTTCTCCGGCTAATAGTTGTTCAAATTCTGCTTTTAGATCTTCTAGAGCATCTTCTAGATCCATTACGCGATCTTCCATATCACCATCTTCAGCACCTTCTTCGTCGCCAAAGTCTGGTTCTTCTTCTGAATCAGTATCATCACCTTCTTCGTCGTCTGACTCTTCATCGTCAGACTCTTCATCGTCGGCACCTTCTTCTTCCATGTCTTCTTCTGCCATATCATCTTCTTCCATGGCTTCTTCGTCTTGTTTTTCTGAACCGTAGGCTGGGCCGCGGTCTTTAGAATCGTCAAATTCGCTTTCTAATAATTCTTCGTATATCTCACGTGATTTTCCAACAACGATGTTGTGGAATATTTCTTTAGCTTGTTCTTGATCATCATTGATCAAAGCTTCTAGCATGGCTTCAAATTGAGCGCGGTCAGTCATGTTTATTCTCCTGAAATATGGTTGTTTTGTTGATACAAGGCTGTAATATATTTACACTAATATTACAAAAGTGGGTAGATATACCTGAAAAACGGTCGTTTTTAAAAATATTTTATGAATTAGGCCGCTGGTGCTGGCGGAGTTGCGTACATTGAATGTATAAAATCTAATTCGTTCTCTTGTTCTAATATGTGTGCTTCACTACTTTTACGCAGTTCATTGATTTGTCCCAAGGTTAATCTTGTTTTACGTGTGTCAGTCCTGTGCATGACTGTATTGTCGCGTTTAGCATCATAGCGCAAATCATTGGCTATGCTACGTGTATCGGGATCAATGTAAAATAATTCTCTTAGGATCATCTTGTATTTATGCTGCCGGTGGAGGAGGAGGTGCACCTGGTTGTGCTGGAGCTCCGCCAACTGCTCCTTCTCCGCCTGTTTCTGCATCTTGCATATCTTCCGGAGCATCCATATCACCTGCGGCACCTAAATCACCCTCTATACCAGCGGCACTTAGGCCTGCTGAACGTAATTCACCAGCGGCATCTGTATGATTAGGTTGTCCTTTGCCAGCTTCTTCAGCCCACATGCGTTCGTTTTCTGCTACTTCTTCGTCTGTTAAGCCTAAAAAACGTTTAAGAGCAAAGCGTTTTGATACAAACGGCACAGCTTGAATAGTATTAAATGTATTAATACGCTCTGTATCCATAGCCGCTTGTCGACTTGATGCAAAGTTCATTGGAGGATTAAACTGTAACTCAAATAGATTCGCATCTAAGTTAAGCCCTTTACTCTCCATATACATTTTAAACTCTTCATCAAACACTGCTGTGATAAGACTCTGTAGTCTTTCGCAATACTTGTTGAAACGCAGTTCTTGAATGTAAGCTGTTCCTACTCTGCCGTCGTTGAAACTAGCTTGTGAATCGTCCGCACCAGTAGGTAAGTAACTGCTAGGAATCCGCAAACCTCTAAAAAGTTTGTTCGTAAAGTATTTAAGGTCATCAATTTCACCTAAATTAGTACCGCCCGGCAGTGTTTCTACTTTAGAACCACGTCCTTCTGCTGTTGTTGGGAAGAAATAGTCTTCATTGATTGACAATGGGTTATACGCACTGTCAATAACATTCTGGCCGCCGCCTGATTGACTAGGAATGCGGCGCTGATGAATTTCATTTTTAACACGTTCTACGAATGCCATGGCCAAATGGCTTGGCATGTTACCCACATCAATGTGAAATACCCTGCGTTCTGGCGCACGTTGTATACGATAGATTAAAATTGCATCTTCAAGCAACTCTTTCTGTTTGTAAACTTTAAAAATGTTTTCAAGTAAACTGTTACCAAACGGATAATTTTGATCTAGTCCTTCCGACAGACTCAAATGTATCATGTGTTTAGCATCAACAGCATTTTCTTTCTGATTTAATCCAAAACGACCACCACCACCGCCAGCTGAATACGGGCCTGATGCACCTTTTCCGCTACTACCTTGACCTAAATTGCCGCTTACTCCTTGAGTTCCGCCTGAACCTGCACGTGGACTCACTGTAGGGGTAATCATTGTAGCAACTAGATTTTCAAAATTAGGTGCTAGATCTTTAACCACATACTGTTCAGGTTTCTTGCCTTCGCTTTCATTTACAATAACTTTGACAATGTTTGCTGGATCTACGTAAGACCATTTTTGATTTTCTGGATCGCGAATAAAAAAACTATCGCCATACTTGAATACGTTGCGCACAATACGAAATATTCTAGTATCAAACTGCTGTAGCTTATTCCATTGCTGTAGGTATTCACCTAAAATCTTAATTTCACTGTTAGTAGCTTTGTGGCGCCATTTAACTGAGAATGGACTTTTGTTATCTTTTACTTTTTGTGTGCAAAACTCTGCAAGAATATCTAGTGCGGCATTAACTTCAGGATCTGAATCCATTACTTCGTATTGGCTATAACGTTCAACACGATTTGGACTACCTGTATAGATATCAGGTAGATAACTTGAATAGTTTGTTTGTGCGGGCCCTGGTCTAGATCCGCTGTTGTTTGCACCAGAGATAGGACCTAATAGTTGCCCATTAACTGCTACTGGTGTGAAATATTTTTTCCAACTCATCTATTATCCTTAGGCTAATGCTCTACTACCAGCGGGTCTAGAGGTAGACTTTGCAGTCTTTTGGCTAGCTTCTGAAGTAGTGGCGGCATGACTTATCATTTGTCCCATTTGTTTATTTAACATTATTAGCTGGTCATTGAGATCTTTTATTGATACTGAACTACTGCCAGTTGCTGTGGGCAATGCCGCAGGTACACTAGAAACTTTAGGTTGTTCGACCGGCTTTTCTACTTGTTCTATTTTAGGAACTGGTTTAGCCACTGGTGGTGCAGTTACTGGCTTGGCAATGTCAGTGTTGATATTGTCTAATTTTGGCATTGCTGGCGCAGTTATTGCACTGGTCTTAGGCAACATACTTGTTATCTGAGTTTTTATACGATCAAATATACTTGGTTCTACTTTAGGTGCTTCAACTTTAGGTATATCTAACTTAGGAATATCGACTTTAGGTGCTTCAACTTTAGGTATATCTAACTTAGGAATATCGACTTTAGGTGCTTCAACTTTAGGTATATCTAACTTAGGTGCTTCAACTTTAGGTGCTTCAACTTTAGGTATATCTAACTTAGGTGCTTCAACTTTAGGTACTATCTTAGGTATATCTAACTTAGGTGGTTCTACCTTAGGTGTTTCAGCTTTAGGTAGTTCAACTTTAGGAATATCTAACTTAGGTGGTTCTACCTTAGGTGGTTCAACTTTAGTTTCTTCGGGTTTAGATTCTACCTTAGGTGGTTCAACTTTAGTTTCTTCGGGTTTAGATTCTACCTTAGGTGGTTCAACTTTAGGAGCTTCTACTTTAGGTGGTTCTACTTTTATATCAGTCTTAGGTGGTTGAACTTTAGGTGTAGCATCAGCCACTTGTTGCTTTAATTGAGCCATTACATCTTCTTTAGTTGCACCAGCTTTAGGTAGTTCAACTTTAGGAATATCTAACTTAGGTAATTCAGCTTTAGGTGCTTCTGTTTTGGCCGCTGACGCTCTTGCTTTAATGTCTTCTTGTAGTTTTAGTGCTTCTTGATAGAAAGGACTGCCTTTACCTTGATTGCGTTGACCAGGACCTTCTGCAAGAGTTTTTAATTGTTCTTCGCTTAGTTTAGGTAACTCTGGAGGTTTAACTTCGGGAACTTTTACTCCACCTTTAGGCAACATGTCAGTAAGCATGTTCTTACCAGTATCTGCCGCAGGTTTAGGCATTTGTTTAGCGGCACGTTCTTGCATATCTTGCATAAACGTTTTAACCTGTGCTTTAGGAACTACAGCCTCATCGCCGTGTAGATTAACAGCAGTTTCCGCACCAAAGTTCTCAAACCAGTTACCAGTTGCTTCTTTAGATCCGCCGGCACGACCTGGCTTAGGCTTACCTATTTCACGGTTGCCTACAGCTGATGCACCTGCGGTAGTAGGAGCTGCCGATGCGGCACCGGGTTTGCCTATACCAGTTGCATCAGTTAATAACTTAAAGTCGGCTTGTAATTTCTTAGCGGCAGCTTCAGTAGTACCTCCCGCGCCAAACACTGTTGTCATTGCAGTATCAAATTTCTTAATTGATGCACTATCTGCTCCAATTTTTGCTGATGTATCTGCTAATGCTTGTGTTCCAGCCGTACTAGCAACTCTTGCTTTTTCATTACCTCTAGAAGCTGCCTGATCAATAGCACGGTTTGGATCTTGGGTTACTTTACCGTCAGCACCTTTTACTAGTCCTTGAGATTGTAAATCTGTTTTATCTCTGTTTGCTTGGTCTGCTTTTACTCCGGTCATTCCGGTTTCAGCTTTTGCACCCACTTGACGACCGGCTGTTCTGTTTTCCTCAGCAATCTTAGACATGGCAGCACCCATCTCTGGAGTAGATCGATTAACCATGTTTTGAAATCGTTGACTAGATTGGAACTCGTTAACATGCGACTTGGCTTTTTCTAATGCTTGCTCGGCAGCGGCTTTCTGTTCAGCAGTCTTAGCATGTGTTAATGCATACGTTGCACGTTGGAATTCTCCAGCCGCTGGACCCATGGCCATTAGTGCTGTTACATTGTCTTTAGTATATCGTCCACCCTTAGCAATAGTATCGCTAAGATCACTTACACTCTTTCCCATTCCAAGTAATGACACTTGAGCTGATATATAACCTTCTCGCTGTTGCTCGGTCATTCGGCGCATCATCATGATAGTGCCAGGTTCTTTTAGGCGTTCTTCAAGAGCAGATGTTAATGCTTGGTGTGTTTGTCCGGTAACACCTGATACCTGATGTAACTTAGTAGCCAGTTCGCCTGCAAACTGGGTAGCTTTTTCCATAGCTTTAGGATTATCAAGATTTGCCTTGGCACCATACTGACTGATAATGGCTAAATTTCCTAATTCGGAAGCAGCCATATTAGTCTTTTCTTTGAGATTTTTTCCTAAATCACTATCTTGTAAACCATTACCAAGTTTTAATAATTTTTCAGCAGAGCTAGTTGCATTGCCGCCTATTGCATCTAGAGCAATCCCTGAATTTTTTACAGCTTGTAAATATTGGTCTTGACTTACTCCAGCTTTAGTAGCTTTATTCTGCATGTCAAGAAAACTCATTGACACGCCTTGAGCAGTATTAGCTAGTGTTCCTACACGAGTTGCTTGATCAAATTCTTTAATAGCACCCTGCATGGCGCCGCCAATACCGGGAACCATACTAGCCATTTTACCTAATGCACTAGCGGCATAGTCGCCATTTTTAGTAATACTGGTAAATGCTGTAACAACACCTGCAGCCGATGAGATAATATTTCCTAAACTTGCGCCACCGCCTGCACCGCTTGCGCCACCCGCGCCGCTACCACCTGAATTACCACCTCGTAGTAGTTCAGCTAATTTTGATAAACTATTTTGACTTAGATCAACATCGGACATAAAATTTCCTGGAAAAAGTACGTATATAAATACTATATCATATATTTATCAGGAGTAAAATATGGCAAATAATCCTCTGCAACAATACTTTAGACAACCTAAGATCTTCGTTGGTCTAGCCAGTAAAGGCACTTATAATGAGCCAGGCTCGCTAACAGGTAATCTTGAAAGCATGCCAATATTTGGTATGACAGGTATGGACGAAATTATCATTCGAACTCCTGATGCTTTATTAAGCGGAGAGAGCACAGTAAAGGTGTTGGAAAGCTGTTGCCCTAGTATCAAGAACGGATGGGATATTAGTACTTTAGATACTAACTTGCTGTTCACTGCTATTAGAATTGCCACTTACGGTAATATGATGGCTGTTACTCATACTTGCCCGGGTTGCGAGAATGAAAATGACTATGATCTCGATCTAGGCAAGGCTGTTGAACACTATTCAACTTGCAAATTTGATAATCGTGTGGTTGTGGACAATGTAGTAATTAAAATTAGACCGCTAAACTATAGACAAAATACTGATATCAATATTAAAAATTTCCAACTGCAACAACAGTTGTCACAAGTTGAAGCTATCACTGATCCAACTGAGCAACAGAAAAAAATCAACGAATTGTTTGCCGCAATCGGTCTTATTCAAAATGACATGATCACAGATTGTGTTGACAGTGTTGAGATTGAAACTACCAACGTTACCGAACGGGGTTATATCAAAGAATGGTTAGAGAATTGCGATAAATCTATTTTTGATGCAATTAAAAAACAAATTGAAACAAATCAAAAAACTTGGTTATTGCCCAACTATAAAGTTAAATGCAAAAAATGTGAAAAAGATAACGAAGTCAGTATAGAGTTAGATAATTCAAATTTTTTCGCATAAGCCTAATTGGTCTCACACCCTATGAGATTGAAGAAAAGCTAGTTAGGCTAGATAACGAAATAAGAGCGTTTAAATCAGAGCTATTTAGAATCAGCTGGTACATGAGGGGTGGTATTACTGTAAATGATCTAATGTACACCTATAGCTATGACGACCGACTAGCCGCCTACGAGATCATTAAAGAAAATATTAAGTCAGTTGAAGAAACTGGCCTGCCTCTACTTTAATTTAGCTGTGCCTTTAATGCACGTTGTCCAGTTTTAGGATCTTGCATCCAACCAGTGCCAATATCTTTCCATTGCGCAATTGGACTAGCATTTGGTGCTAGTTTAAATCCACTTAGTAATTCAGGTTGCCCGCTGGCAGGGCCCGGTTTTGTAGCACTAGGTGTAGCTCCTTGTCCTTGATTAGCTTTAGATGTATCTGCTGTTGTATCATCAGTTTTATCAACAGTAGTTTTATCAGTTGAAGGTTTGTCTCCGGTTGGGCCTTGCTTAACACTCTTCATAAAATCAGGAGTTAGTGCATCTAATACTTGCACACCTTTAGCACCAATAAAATCTTGAATACCAAAGAATGATCCTGCCATAGTTTCTGCAATTCCCTTGGCTACTTCGCTATTGTTGAACATAGATAGAGCAACTGTTCCAACTACTTTATTACCTAAACCTGATACAGCACCGCCTAACTTTTCAGCACCTAACTTAGTAAGGAATCCGCCAAATATTCTTCCCGGAATTTTAGCAATTTTACCTACAGCAAAGTTTGCCACCTCTCGACCAATTAGAATCTGCATTTCACGCTGACGATAAGCATTGTACCACTCACCGACATCTGTAAACTGCTCATATCCTGGCGGAATCTTTCCAGACTTGACCCATTCTTCAGCATCTGTCATATGATTGTAGTACTCAAGGGCAGGTTGCCATAATTCATAAAGGTATGCGGCATCAAATCCAAGGCTAGCTAATTTCTTACCACCTTCTTTGACCATCTCTAATTTACCCATACCAATAATTTTACCCAGGCCAAGCGTTCTGAGTCCACTGTCTGTTTTAGCTTGAGCCAGTATCTTTGCATCAAGATCCGGTCTATGTCCTAACTGTTTAGCTGCCTCAGCAGGTGCAATCCCATTTCTACGAGCATAACTGTTAACCTTTGCGGCATCAATAGCGGCCTTTTCTTCGGCGGCCTTAGCAATAGTTATATTTCTAGCCTTAGCAAAGTCAGCTAATTCTTGAGCACCTTGTTTAATCAAAGGTGTATCTCCTTTAAGTGCCTTAGCGGCCTTAAAACCAAGACTTCCTATACCACCTAATATATCAGCGGCTAGACCTTCTTGTGTTTGTTGTTCAGAGATTATTTCATAGATTTTCATATTAGGATCCTATGTGATATTTATCACATTCTAAAGTTGAACTACGTTCAACTGTGTTTATCGCTATCGCTCAAACACTGATTATTTCTTTTAAGTAATTATAATATAACGCGAAGCGTTAAGATATTATCTAGATCGTTCAGTCACACTTTGCCCTGGCGGGCAAAGTTGTTTTTGGACATTATCTGAGTCGAACAATATCACTTAGCGTTAGCACTAAAACGTAGGCGGTCATCCTGTACCTACTCATGCTGTCTTTATATGACGGCAGCCCGCATACATACGCTAACATGTACACGAACGTGGGGCTACTACCCCTCTTTTAACCTGGAAAATTTTTGCTGTTGATTAAACGGATTCTATAGGTATATTCCATCAACGTCCTGTAAAGGATAGTAATCAACATCTCTGCTACCAAGCAGAACTACCCTGCCGTCACACATCAGAACGGATTCGGGGCACAATAACAACGCCTGTGCAGGCTTATTTGGCAGTTTTTTGCCTGGATTTATTGAGCCTTGAGTATATGTGAACCATGTACACGCACTTGAATATGACCGTTATAATAGTCATTTGATTCTAGTACACGACGACTAAATTGTTCACGAGCCTCTATATATGAGCATTCTGACTTGGATTTACAGTAAAAAAGTATTTCTCTTGTGAAGTTTGCTGTGCCTAATTCCGCGATATCTTTGCTCAATTCAGGGGACGACCCGTAATATTCACGCCAGTCTGAATCAATTTTACTGCGAATTTTCTTCTTTTTCTTTGTGCCGTTTTTGAGCTTTACTGTTTTTGTGGTAGTTTTAGAGAATTTTGCTAATTTTTTGCCTATGTACTTACGTCCGGAAAGTGTGTTGGTAATTAGATAAACAAATCCTACACAATCTTCCGGTAACACTTCCACTAGTTGATTTTCATAAGTCCATGACATCAACTAGTTAGTGTTATTATCCCCTTGAGCCTGTTGTTTCTGAGCGGCCCGACGAACTTTACGCTCGTCTAACTGCTGTCTTTTTTCTATTTGCCAGAGCCTAATATCTTTGCGTCTATCAGAACACACATTACGTATGTCCGATAGCAAATGCCTAATGCGAATACTGCTGGCATAGGTAGATTCATTGAGCCACAGTTGATTCTCTTCAAAGTAAACTCGAAGCAATCGCATTAACTCTGCATGCAGGTCTTCGTCTTGTTCTTTCACTCAGTTATTTCCAAATCATTGGCATAGCTAGTATACCCGTTTTCTTTAATAACTTTCAACACATTGTTCACACGACCAATTAATTCGTCCTTGTGTGAGATTAAGAAAATATTTTTCTTACGTTCACGTGCCATCTTTTTAAGTACGGCTAGTGCGCCTTCAACACCTGCGGCATCTAAACCGTTGTCAATAAGTTCGTCCACAAACAACAGGTTAATCTGTTGATATAGGCTTTCCCACACATCTCGGAAAGCCCACGACAAGCTCAATATAAGTCTATTGCGTTCACCTCGACTTAGATTATCAAAATCTAAGTCTTGCCCTAGCTGGGTAATCAGTACCGTAAGATCATTTTGGAATAGAACAGTATGGGGTAATCCCATCTTGTCTAGATAATAGGTCAACCGGTTGTTCAAATAGGCTAGGTTTTGATCTATGATCTTCTTGCGAATAAACGAATCTTTGCTGGTAAGCAATTTGAGTAAGAATTCTTGATGCTCTTTCAAACTGTTAAGATCATTAACACGATCCCATACGATTTCTTGCATGGCAGTATTTTTTAATTCATCAATTTGCTCTTGGTAAGGATCACTTTCTCCGGCTTTAATCTCTAACTGTGTTTCTAAAGTCTTTAAATTATTTTGATGCTTTAGTGCCTCTTCTACAGTATCGTAGTAGGTATCGGGCCGTCCGGGCATCTCGCCGATTACAGATAACTCTTTGTTAACCTTGGCAAGATCTTTTTCAACTTTATTGTGATAAGTGTTAGCTTCTGCTAGATGCTTAGTAGCATCGGCGGTCATCTCTTCATGCTTGTGATCATGGAGAGCTTGTTCACAAGCATGACAAGTTTTGTTATCTAAGGCAGCAAGCTCGCTAGCGTATTTTTTTACGCTTCGCTCCGCTTGCGCTATCGCGTTTTCTAACGTAGCCCGCTCTTTATTTAAACTAGCTAATTTTTGTTTCTGTTCTAAATATAATTTTAATCCAGCATGGGCAGATATCTCTGCCGTGATGTCTACGTTTTCTAGTGCGATAATCGCACGACCGATCTTTTCTATTTCTTGATCATGTTGATTATTCCAAGCACTTTGTCGAACAATCAATGCATCAATACTTTTTTGTATGCCCTCATTGGCTTTCTTAGTTGCTTCTAGATTAGCACTTTCTTGTAAGATTGAATCTTTAGTCTGTTTAACTAGTTCTTTAAGAGTTTCTGCTTTTTCACTAAGCAGAGTAATGCCTAGTAACTGTTCAATAATAACTCGTTGGTCATTAGCTCGCATACTAAGAAACGGCTCTGTATACGTATTAAGAGCAACAATATGTTTGAACATGTCGTGACTCATACCTAGCAGTTCATCTAAGTCTCGCTGAGTTTCACGCATATCGCCCTGTGAGTCGTCGGTTTCTTCGCCTTCTTGTTCTTGATCATTAACAAAGAACTTCATTATAGAAGGTTTGCGTCCTCGCTCAACACGATAGTCAGTCCCGTCTTTTTCGAAAGCTAGAGTAACCAACATGTTTCTATTGTTAATCTTATTAATAAGATTATCTTTTTTAATATTAGTAAGTGCGTTACCAAACAATGCAAAACTCAGGGCATTAACAATAGTAGTCTTACCCGTACCGTTGCGACTTCCGTTATCGTCCCCACCTTGATCTAAGTTTTCACCTAGTACAAGCGTTAAATTTTCCGTGGCAAAGTTTACTGCCTGGGTTTGATTACCCACGCTCATAAAATTCTTAACTGTTAGTTCTTTAAGTTTAATGGTCATAGGCTATTGTAAATTGCTAAAAGTGTATTTTTGTTATATGTGTCGCTGTCAATATTAATAATTTGACTAGACACAATTTGATCTACACTCTCAAACGCTTGTATATCAATGTTTGTATTAATTTCTAATTCTTTCTTTTCAGCAATTAGTGTAAGTTCGCGGATATCATAATCTGCAATAAACTTCTCTTTAATAAAACTTGCTTCTTCGAAACTAATATCAATGTCTAAGGTAACACGTAGATGCTGTCTAGGTTTAATAATAGTATCAGCATCATCTATCAACTGACTTAGTTTAACAGTACGGAATGTGGGTTGAGCAGGCCAACTATGATATTGAGGAGTACCATCCCATTCTAAGATCATCATACCACGCTCATCATCCCATGCATCTGCATAGTTATGTGGAAATGCATTGCCGATATAGATCATATTCTTTTGTTGTTGACGCTTATGGAAATGACCGCTAAATCCCAGCTCATATTTTTCAAAAGCATCAAGTTGTATTTCACCGTGATCAGGCATCTGTATCATAGCGTTCATAAAGAAGCTGGGCAATTCAAAGTGACCAAATATATACTTGCCACCTTTCTTGCCTACAGTCTTCCACTCGTCCCCTATAAGCCACGGGCAGAGTGTAACATCCCCAATGGTAGTCGGTTCGTGGACCACTGTAATGCCTGGAATGTATTTTCCAAATTCGACAGAGTGTATATCCCGCTTGTCTTTGTAATACAGATCATGATTACCAGGGAAAAAGTAAAATTGATCGAACGCCTGACCGAGCTTTTCCAAGGCCCTAAGGCTATAGTCCATAGTAGTGATATTAAGACTATTACGATTGTGATGCCAATCGCCCATAAAAATTCCTGTGTCACAGCCTTCCTCCTTGGCTTTTGCAATGTACCAATCTACAAATTCTTCACAGTCTTGATTATGTACTGAGCTATTGGATTTTAATCCAAAATGGATATCGGTAAAACATGCTACTTTTTTAAATAAGCTCATTCACTGCTCTCATCAAATCTTTTTTGTGCGGCAGCATGATCGCTTGCCCCAGTTCTGCTGTAACTTGGATTCATTCCGTTCATTTCAAGAATATCATCACGAATATTTTGATTGCGTTTTTCTATATTGATAACACGTACAAAACTATTGGTCACAGCCGCGGTAAAATATGCAAAAGGGTTATCTGATTTTGATTCATCGAATTGTAATCCTATTTGTGCTAGCTGTAGTATGGCCTGCCCCTTCATTTCGTCATTATATGTGTAGCCACGCACGTTGCCGCGAGTAGCATACCTCTCACACAATTTTAACATCATTCTAGCTAAAGTTGGAGTGATTTGACCCGAATCTTTATCAAAGTGTCCGGTGTCTAGTGGACCCTTCCAGTGGCTTTTGCCCACGCATATAATTTCATCGTTGTCATTAAATTTCCAATGTTGGAACGGTGGAAAGTTTACTTTGTCTCTATGATCTGCTAGGCTTTTAGGGTTCTTTTTACGAATAGTGTTTAACGGAATATGATCAAATGTCATAATTCTGAATACAATATCTAGCTTGGCAATTTTTTTATAGTCTACTTCGCAATCTGCTTGCTTGACTTTTTCACCAGCGGCTTTTCTTTGTGCATATTCTAAATCGCCAATACGTTTTGCTCTTACTCGTTTAGCTTCGGCAACAGTCCTAATATTGATTTTGTCCACACTGGGCAAAATAAGGTCATATTGGTGAAATGCAGGGTCTGTAAAACTGCAATATGATGTTTTCGATCTATGTATCTCCAATAACATATCCTTGTTATTTAGGTAATTTACTTTTGCTGTCATTAAATTTGTTCTCCGGAACTGTTATTATAAACTACGCACTTAAAAAAGTCAACTAAATATTATACCAAAAAGGAGTTTTATATGGGTTTTTTTGACGCTGGATCTAGCATAGTTTCAAATATTGGCGCGGCATCTAATCTGATCGGAGCCGCAAATCGTGCTGTAGGTACTGCTGGAAATTTAGCCTCAGCTCTTTCTTCCGGATACGGTGCCAAGGGTGTATTAGGTGCAATACGTAGCATGAATTTACCAGCGGCTGGTGAAGCAGTGGGTGACATCATGAGTGCTGTGGCCTCCTTTGGCGGCGATGCCAATGCTAATGATTGGCGTGTTAGGCTAAGTCTTGCTAACTGGTCTAGTTTTAAATCAAGTCCGGTATTAAAACCACTAAAAGATGCCGGCGGATTAATATTTCCGTATACACCTACTATCAATATATCGAGTGGCGCACAATACCAACCAATTAATACTATACATAGTAATTATACATTCCAGGCATTTCAAAATAGTGATCCTGGAGAAATTAGTATCAATGCTCCGATGTTTGTTGAAGATCCTTCACAAGGCCTTTATTGGATCGCCATGGTACATTACTTGCGTAGTCTAACTAAGATGTTTGCAGGCAATGATCCTAAAGCTGGAAATCCGCCGCCTGTTGTATTCCTAAACGGTTACGGTAACTATGTGTTTAAAAATGTTCCTGTTATAGTAAAAAGTATGAGTGTATCACTGACCAATGAGTGCGATTATATCGGAGTTGATGTAGTCGGTTCGGCAGCAGGCTCTATTGAAGGTGTCGCACAATCGGTGGGCGGACTTGCAGATACACTCGGCGGAATCATTCCTGGACTCAGCGGTCTTTCAAGTACGGTAAGTAGTATAGCCGGCGGATTAGGACAAGTGGCGGCTCTTGCCGGAACATTTGGACTCGGTGGAACAACTAGTGGCGGTGTTGCCCATGTGCCTACTAAGAGTACATTTATAATAAAATTACAACCAATCTACAGTAGAAACAGTGCTAGAAACTTTAGCTTAGATAGGTTTGTCACTGGCGGTTACTTAAACAACGGATTTGGCTATATCTAAAATGAAAACAAAATACACAAATACAAGCCCTTGGTACCATACTAAAACTAAACAAGATCATCTTGATGTTTTAAAAATACGACCAGTATCGGCAGAAGTAGATGATTTTCTTTATACCATTGAACCTCAATATACGTACAGACCTGATTTATTATCTGCTGACTTGTACGGTGAAGCTAACCTATGGTGGGTTTTCATACAACGTAATTTAGATGTACTACAAGATCCTATTTTAGATTTTGTTCCCGGGACTCAAATTTATATTCCAAAAAGCAGTAGCTTAAAACTTGTGTTAGGATTATAATATGGATTTTGGCAGTGTTACCGGCGCAATTAATTCTGCAACTAGAACCGTTAGCAGTGTGTCTTCGGCTGCCACTAGTTTATTAGCATCTGGGTCTAGTTTATTATCATCTGGGCCTGCAAGTGCGCTGTCGTCTATATCAAGTGCTATTTCTGGACTGTTAGGCGGACTGAGTTCGTTATTCAAAGGGTTACCTACTGGGGTAACTCTGCCTCTTCCTAATCCACTATTTGCATATGCTAGTTATACCTATGTATTAAGCATTGGATGTTTAACCGATGACGACCTTAGTCATCCTGATACCACTTATAAAATTGGAAAACGCATTCCTTTAATATGTAAATCAGCAAATGCCGATCCCAGCAACAGAGTTAATACACCATATGGAAAGTTTGATTTTTTTCTTGACGAGTTAACACTAGACAGTTTAATTGGATTTGAAGAAGGATCGGGTAATACCAATGTTACCGGACTGACTTTTCAAATAACTGAACCATATAGTATGGGACTGTTTATAATAGCGGTACAACAGCTCGCTCAGGAATTAGGGCATGATAACTGGAGAGAAGCACCTTTCTTGCTTACAATAGAATTTAGAGGTAATACTGAAACAGGGCAAATTCAAAATATTCCAAACACTACTCGTCACATTCCGTTTAATTTTAACGAAATGAGCATGGTTGTTAACGACCGGGGATCGGTGTATTCTTGTACAGCACAGCCTTGCAACCAATATGCTTTAGGCGATGCGGCAGCAAATTTACAATCAGATCATTCTACAGTAGGATCAACAGTACAAGAAATTTTACAAACCGGAGAAAAAAGTTTACAAGCTGTAATTAATCAACGAGCACAGTTATTGGTTCAAAAAGGTATAGTACCGGTAGCCGACGAATATATTATTATCTTTCCAACAAATCCAGCATCTTCTAATACTGGATTTACGCCGGACGATACTACTAGTAAAGATCTAGGAGCAACGGAAGATCCAAGTGCTGGAAATGGCGCTGGTGGGATAGAGGCAATATTAGGACTTTCAAGAAGCTCGGTGAATGGCACATTGATTCAAAGCTCAGAGGATGTTAATGCCTTAGGACAAGCTACTCTAATAGCCGAGGACAGCAGAAGAGGAGATCCACAAACTGGAAAAGCTGATGCAGTTTACGATCCTAAAAGTAAAACTTTTATACAAGGTAATTTAAAAAACGATCCTACACAAACAGAGATGAAATTTAGCCAAGATACAAATATACCCAATGCTATAAATCAAGTTCTGTTGCAAAGTGATTTTGTTAAAGATGCATTAGACAGCTCACTAATAACCCCCGAAGGATATCGTGGATGGTGGAGAATTGATTGCCAAGTATATAATAATCCAACAAGTGAAAACATGGCAGTCACTGGAACGAAACCTAAAATAATTGTTTATAGAGTAATACCATATAAGGTACATAGTAGTAGAATGATGCCACCTAACACTAAAGCACCAGGACTTGGCGAAGGCGGTGAATTAGAAGCACAAGTGGTCAAGCACTATAACTACATCTATACTGGTAAAAATGTCGACATTTTAAAATTTGAAATTAAAGTCAACAACGGATTTACTCAAATTATGGGATCCGATGGATTGACTAGAACCCAAGACGAAGTGAAGGCAGCATCAGATGGCGGTGATCCGGAAACAAATACTTCACCAGTACAACCAATGCCGCCGGGAAATCCACCATCAACTGAGTTGGGTGTGATACCTACAATCGTAAAGTATATAGGTACTATGACTTCTACCGACCGCATGGGCGGCGGCGGCCAAGAAGGTGTTGCTCAACGTGCGGCTCGATTATTCCAAGATGCACTTTCTTACAGCACTGACATGATTGATTTAGATATGGAAATCATCGGGGATCCGTATTTTATTGCACAAAGTGGAATGGGCAACTACACTAGTGAAGCTGCCACTACCAATTTAAATACAGATGGTTCTGTGAATTATCAAGATGGCGAAGTTGATATCAAAGTTAATTTTAGAACCCCAATAGACTTAAATCAAGGTACTGGATTATATGATTTTGGAGGCTCGAGTAAAAGTGCTCCGGTTATGCAATTTAGTGGAGTATACTGTGTTAATCAAGTAATCAGCACATTTAGTAAAGGTGTGTTTAAACAACAATTAAAAGGATTTAGACGTCCGTATCAGGAAGCATTGGAAGATGCTACTCCGGACCAAATGTTCTCAACACGTCGAACTCAGCCTGATCCGACAATAGACGGCGAAGGCGAATAACACAATGGCAAATAAAGATCAAAATCATATGTCAGCGGAGTCTGGTACTCCTCGCCCCGGCCCGTTTTTAGCTAGAGTAGTAAGTCATCAAGATCCTACCTATATGGGGGTCCTAACCGTTGAAATATTAAGGCCCAGCGGCAGCACATCCAGTGAAGGCGAGTTACATCAGGTAAAATACATGAGTCCATTTTACGGAGTAACCAAAGCTGAGTTTGTTAATAAAGATCCCGACGACTATAATAATGCACAAAAAAGTTACGGTATGTGGATGATACCACCAGACACTGGAACTACAGTAGTAATATTTTTTATCGACGGCGACCCTAAGCGTGGTTATTGGATGGGTAGTGTATTAGATACAGATATGAATCATATGTTACCGGGAATTGCCGCCACAGAAAATAATGTAGAAGGTGGTACAACTAGTTTAACCGGCGACCCTTTGCGAGCACCAGTTTCGGAATATAACAATCTAGTCAACAAACAACCAGAAGATGGTACTAAGGTCAAGAAACCTCAACACCCGTTAACTAAGGCACTACAAGACCAAGGCTTGATAGAAGATGATATTAGGGGTATTACAACTAGTAGTGCTAGACGAGAAGTACCTAGCATGGTATTTGGAATATCTACACCCGGGCCATTAGATAAACAGGATGGCACCCCTACTGGAAAAGTTGGTACCGAACAAAATTTTATTCCTAATTACCCTGCTAGTAGACTTGGTGGCACGACATTTGTTATGGATGACGGTGACGATAAATTTATTAGAAAAACTAAAGTAACTGAAGGGCCTCCGGAGTATGTTGCGGTAAGTCAAGGAGAAACAGGAGGCGAAGTAACAATTCCGCACAACGAATTATTCAGGATTCGTACACGGACCGGGCATCAAATACTAATGCACAACAGCGAAGATTTGATTTACATTACAAATAGTCGAGGTACAAGCTGGATTGAAATGTCGAGCGATGGAAAAATTGATATTTTTGCTACAGACAGCATTAGTGTACATACCGGCAATGATTTAAATTTCTATGCTGATCGTGATATCAATTTTGAAGCAGGGCGTAATTTTAACCTCAAAGTTAAAGAGCGCCATCAAACAGAAGTAGGCAAAGATAAGATTACCATAGTCAATGGCAAGGTAGCAATTAAAGTAGCTGAAACTCACGACGAAACGATAGGCGGGCAAGCTAACATAACAGTTGCTGGCGGATTCGATCTCAATACTAGCGGAACTAATAAATTAACATCGGGCGGAACAATGGAAATAGGTGCAGCCAATACAACTATATCTGGAGGCAGTATTAACCTTAACGGGCCTGCCGCAGCCTCAGCCGGATCAGCCGCTGTGCCAGAACCTCTTAGCACTTTTGATAATCCAACAGAAAAAGACGGTACAACTATCACTAGTATTATGTTGAGAGTACCAACTACAGAGCCATACCCGCACCATGAAAATTTAGATGCTACAAAGTTTACACCCGATGCCACAGATAGGGAAAGTGGTAGTGCAATAGCAATACCTGATTTTTATAAAAAGTATACAACATCAACAGATCCCTTTAACAAGGTAAAAGGACCAGATAATGCCCAATAATCTTTACAGCAATATTAATGTACAAAATCGCACAGTCGCTAAAACAGTCACTCCTCAGATGTATCGAGGATTCAGCACAGTTAATACTACCACACAAAATTTTACACTGTATGACTTTGAATTAATTAAACAAGACTTGTTAAATCATTTTTACGTTAGACAAGGCGAACGATTAATGAATCCTTTGTTTGGCACAGTTATATGGGATCTAATATTTGAACCGATGACTGAAGAAATAAAAGATTTAATCTTACAAAATGTTAACGAGATTGTTAACTATGACCCAAGGATTCAAGCACAGAATGTAGTGGTAACTAGCTACGATAAAGGTATACAAATTGAGTGTACTTTAAAATATTTGCCTTATAATATTTCTCAGAATCTAAAATTACAGTTTGATCAAGCATCTGGGCTATCGATTGCATGATAAACTACGCACATAATTTTATTCAATAAATACACTTATTAGGATAAAACATGAGTTCAACAGATCGTCAAAATAATCTTCTCATAAGCCAAGACTGGACAAAAATTTACCAGTCTTTCAAGAATGCCGATTTTCAAAGCTACGATTTTGAAAATTTACGCAGGTCTATGATTGAGTATATTCGCACCAACTTTCCTGAGGATTTTAACGATTACATTGAGTCCAGCGAATACCTTGCCCTAATTGATCTTATTGCTTATGTGGGACAAAGCATAGCTTTCCGTGTTGACCTAAATGCCCGCGAAAACTTTTTAGAGCTAGCAGAGCGTCGAGATAGTATCCTTCGATTAGCAAGATTAATTAGCTACAATGCTAGTAGGAATGTGGCTGCTAGAGGTTTATTAAAATTTAGCACAGTTAAAACTACTGAAAATGTTATTGATAGTAATGGACGAAATCTGTCCGGACAAATAATTACCTGGAACGATCCTAGCAATGCAAACTGGTATGACCAGTTTATTAAAATCATCAATGCCGCACTACCGACTACTCAACAATTTGGAAATCCTATCGATTCTGGAAGTATCTACGGCATTAGTTCAGCACAATATCGATTCAACGGGTCTAATACAGATATACCATTGTATAGTTTTACCAAGACGATAGCTGGCCGTTCAATGGCGTTTGAAATTACAAGTACTACATTTAATGGGCAAAGTTACATTTACGAGGAAGCTCCTAAAGTTGGAAATCGCTTGGCATGTGTCTATACCGACGACGGGTATGGCGCTATCAGTAGTAATACTGGATTCTTTTTAAATTTTACGCAGGGTACATTACAACAAGGTGTCTTTTCAATTACTCAACCTAGTACTAATGAAATAATTAATATCAATACACAAAATATCAACAACACAGATGTATGGTTATATAAATTAAATTCAACTGGTTTAGAATCCGAATTATGGAGTAAAGTTCCTAATCTAACTGGCAATAATATCATTTATAATAGTCTATCTAATAAAATTAAAAATATTTACAGTGTAATAACTAGAGGCGGCGATACAATTAGCCTATCGTTTAGCGACGGAACATTTGGTAATTTGCCATTAGGCACCTTTAGAAGTTACTACCGGACTAGTAATAATTTAACATATACAATTAATCCTTCGGATATATTAAATGTAACAATTAATATTCCATACATATCTGCGAAAAATCAATCTGAAACATTATCAATTACTTTAGGATTACCTAGTTCTGTTAGTAACGCCGCCCAATCAGAAACAAATGCTAGCATAAAGGCAAACGCACCTGCAACTTACTATACACAAAATCGTATGATTACAGGTGAAGATTATAATATTAGTCCTCTGTCTGCTACTCAAAAAATCTCAAAAATAAAAGCAGTCAATCGATCTAGCAGTGGAATTAGCAGATATTTTGATCTTGTAGATCCTACCGGAAAATATAGTTCAACAAACTTATTTGCAGATGATGGAATATTATACCAAGATCCGTATACATCGTTAGTTAATTTTTCTTATACTACACAGTCAGATGTTGAAAGTATCGTATTAAATACTGTATATGATATATTGAACTCTCCCGAATTAAGAAATTTTTATTATGCGAATTTCACTAACACCATTAATACTAGTGTGAATCTAATTTGGCATGCAGTCACTACTGACAGTAACGCATCAACAGGATATATCGGTGATGCTACTAGCACTGTAATTTATAAAACCGGATCGTATACAGCAACAGATCTAAGATACGTTACCTTGGGATCCCTGATTAAATTCATAGCCCCTCCTGGTTATTATTTTGATAATAATAATCGCAATAAATTAGTTGCAGGTATCCCGATCGCTAATGGGTCAAGCTACTATATTTGGGCTGAAACAGTTTCTGTGACACAAGATGGAACAGCATCGGGTATTGGAGTACTCGGAGACGGCACAGGCCCGATACACTTGAATATCTCAGTGCCTGACCGTGCAATAATTTCTCAAATAATCCCAAAATTAACAAGAACTATTGATGCTTCAGTTATAACAGCAATAATTGATCTAGTGTTTGCAAATCAGCCATTTGGTCTCCGATATGACTCGTCTATACAATCATGGCAAATTATATTTGAAACAAATCTTAATACAAGTACAGTTTTTAGTTTATCCAATCAAGGCAGTACTTCAAATACACAACAAGATGCCAGTTGGTTTATGTTGTTTACAACCAACAACGAATATTATACTATTACAACTAGATTATTAAGATATGTATTCGAAAGCGACCAACAACTTAACTTTTATTTTGATTCAGATCAAAAAATATATGATATTGTATCAACATCAATCGTTAAAGATGCAATTAATGTATTAAATGTTAATACGCAGCCTCTCGGGTCTCTGCCATTTACTAGTAGTTTATCATGGGAAGTAATTTCATCCTACAGCGGATTAGATGGGTATGTTGACCCTAAAAAAATTATTGTTACTTTCACAGATTCTGATAACAACGGAGTTGTTGATAATCCTCAGTTATTTTTTGATATTGTTACAACATCTAATATTACAGGATCTGCTGTAATTAAAACAACAACAATTACTTCTTTGCTAGCCAGCGCGGTTATGGTAGGATCGGCAGTCCAGGGTGCAGGGATCCCTCCAGACACTATTATTGTTTCTGTTACTCCGGGGATTTCTTTTACTATAAACAATCCTACAACTGCTACTATAACCAATGAAACCCTCACAGTCAAAAAAATAACTTACATTATACAGAAAAGATATCTAATCAGTCAAGGGCAAGAAGACTACAGATATGTTAGTAATGTATCAAATATTGTATTGATATTGCCTTCTGAAAACCAAGTAGGATTTTTAACACAATATACCGACGGACAATATTTTTATTTTATAGATACTGATGTAGTTAAAAAGTTTAATGCATCTACTTCTTCCTTATCTATAAGTTTAGATTATAAAGTATATATTGGTAGAGATAAATTAAAATTCCAATATACTCATAGTGCAGACTATGATAGCAGAATTGATCCTGGGTCTAGCAACATTATGGATATGTATGTGCTGACTACTGATTATAATAGTCGATATCGCCAGTGGTTAAGTGGTGCGAACATTAGCCAGCCACTTCCGCCTAGCTCTGACGAATTACATACGTTGTTAAGTTCTAACCTTGATCCAATTAAAGCAATGTCGGATGAAATAATATATCATCCGGTTAGTTATAAATTACTGTTCGGAGCCCAGGCAGAAATTAATTTGCAAGCGACATTCAGTGTCATTAAAAATTCAAGCTCAACAGCATCTGATAATGATATCAAAGCAAGAATCTTAATTGCAATTAATACGTTCTTTGCTTTAGATAATTGGAATTTTGGTGATACATTTTATTTTACTGAATTATCAACTTATGTTATGAATCAGTTGGCTCCGGACATTACAAATTTTGTAATTATTCCTAAGCAAGGCGATTTATACTTTGGGGCATTATTTGAAATTAAATGTCCTAGTAATCAAATATTTTTAAGTTGTGCAACATCTGACACAATTGTTGTTGTATCTGGATTTACATCTTCTAATTTAAAAACAGTAACAGGTAATGCATTAACATCATCTGTGGTAACATCACAAAATGTTACCAGTGCAAATTTTGGAGTAACAAATGGTTGATAATGTTAACCCTAACGGCAGCAATTCTGGTCTTACTTTAAATTTACTACCAGCTTTTTATAGAACAGAAGCTAATAAGAAATTTTTACAAGCAACACTGGATCAGTTATATCAACCTGGCTCTATTAAAAAAACAAACGGCTATATTGGGCGAGAAAATGCTAAATCGTCTACCGGATCAGATATATTTGTCGAGGCATCGGACAGTACACGACAAAATTATCAGTTGGAACCTGCATTAACTGTAACCGACTCGATCGGCAATGTGACATTTTTTAAAGACTATATTGATTATATCAATCAATTAAATGTGTTCGGTGCTAATACCAGCAACCATGCTCGACTAAACAAACAAGAATTTTATTCTTGGGATCCGCATATTGATTGGGACAAGTTTGTTAACTTTCAAAATTATTACTGGTTGCCTTACGGCCCTGATTTAATTACAATCTATGGACAACAGTTAGCCATTGAAAGTACGTATACTGTAACACTTGAGTCAGAATTAAATAATAATCAATATTTGTTCACGCCTAACGGTTTTACTCGAAATCCGGTACTACGATTATTTAGAGGACAAACATATACTTTTGAAATTAATAGTCCGGGAAATCCTTTCAGTTTTAAAACTGCCCGTAGCCTCGGTATTGCTGATAGATATGAAATCCCAACATTGAGTGATCATGCAGTTACTAATGGTACAATTACATTTACAATACCGTCGGATGCCCCTAGCTTACTTTATTATCAAAGCGAGTCAGATTTGAATCTTGGTGGTGTTATCGCAATTTATAATATTACTGAAGATACATTTATTAATGTCACTGACGAGATACTTGGAAAAAAACAATATAAATTAGCAAACGGCACACAATTAAGTAACGGAATGAAACTTGCGTTTAGCGGAAATGTATCCCCAGACATGTATATGTCAGGAAAATACTATGTTGATGGTGTTGGTACCTCTATCAGATTAATTCCAGAAACAATTTTAGAAATTACAAGCCCATATACAACTGTCACTGATATCCTATTTGATTCTGATGCATTTGATACTGAACCGTTTGATAATGCAAGTGGTTTTGCAAACACTTTAGACTATATCGTAATTAATCGAGCATCGAGAGATTATAATCCGTGGAGTCGATATAATAGATGGTTTCATAAAGATGTTATAAATGCCAGCTCGGCATTTAACAATGCTATTGCTAATTTAGATCAAAAATATCGAGCAATAAGACCTATTATTGAATTCAATGCAGATTTAAAACTATTTAATTATGGTACAGTAGCACTTGACGATATCGATTTAGTTGACGACTTTACAACTGATGTATTTTCAACTATCGAAGGAACATTTGGCTATAATATTGATTCAACAGCATTGCAAGAAGGCCATCGAATATTGTTTACAGCTGATACTGATATACTTGTAAAAAATAAAATTTTTGAAGTGCGATTTATTGACATACAGCATATTAATGGTGTAAAACAAATACATTTAGTTGAGATCATAGAACCTATAGAAAATCATGTTGTTCTAGTGAGACAAGGTAAGATAAATCAAGGACAAAGCTATTGGTTTAATGGGACAGCTTGGAAACTAGCTCAAAAGAAAACGGTTACTAATCAACCTCCGCTATTTGACATAGTTGATTCGAATAAGATAAGTTATGGAAATACTGAAGTATATAACGGCTCGACCTTTACAGGAACCTCTATCTTTTCGTATAAAAAAGGTAAAGGCATAACTGATCCTAGCTTAGGATTCCCGCTAGCATATCAAAATGTTAGTAATATTGGCGACATTGTTTTTAACTTTAATCTAGCAACTGATGCATTTGAATATAAGAAAACTACAGCAATAATTTCTCAGAAAATAAATGTTGGGTATCTTGTTACACAAGATTATGCAGGAAATGTTGTATATGAGAACGGCTGGAAAAGGTCAGTAGTTAATACTCTGCAAGCTGCCGTTAGACTATACAAAAATTCAAATAAGACTAATAATTTTAATTTAGATATTTTTGATGATGTTAATAACTTAGAGGATCTAGTGGTCCAAGTTTTTGTTAACGGCAAACGATTAGATTGGCCTCAATGGTCAATAAAATCTGAATCGGACTACAAACAGATTGTACTCAAGACTGATATCAGTCTCACAGATGTGCTAACACTTAAAGCATATGCCGCTCAACCTATAAATTCTAAGGGCTATTATGAAATTCCTATAAGTCTGCAAAACAATCCTCTAAACGATGAAATTAATGAATTTACCCTTGGCGAAGTTATCGACCATGTTAATTCTATTGTCGATAATCTAGGAAAAATATTTGTTGGAGTATTTCCGGGCGAAAGCAATTTACGAGATTTAGGAAACTTGTCTGAGTTTGGAACTAAATTTGTTCAGCATAGCGGTCCATTTAGTTTATCGCTATATCATATTACCTCGCCTCAAAACAATATTGTTCAGGCTTTAGAACTTTCTAGAGATGAATATAGTAATTTTAAAAGAAATTTAATTGCAGTTGCAGAATCACTAGGAGTCGATGCTGATTCTCGAACACTGGTTGACATTATTCTACTGCAAATTACTAAAGATACTCCTAAAACACACCCTTATTATTTTAGTGATATGCTACCTTTTGGTGCTAGTTTAATTACAAATCTAAATGTAGTAGACTATAGGATAAAATTATATCCGCTAACAAATAGTTTTAATTTAGAAAAACTGTCACCTAGTGCAGTTGGTGTATATTTAAATAACACACAACTGATACACGGTCGTGATTATACTTTTGTCAGTCAAAATTTTATAAATGTTTCTGCACTATTAGTAAACGGCGATATAATCACAACATATGAATATGAAAGTACAGATGCATGCTTTGTGCCAGAAACTCCGACTAAATTAGGTATATGGCCGAAATATGAACCTAAATTATATTTAGATACATCGTATGTTACTCCCCGATGGATGATACAAGGCCACGACGGAAGTCAGGTGCTAGCATATGGTACGTACGGAGATTCTGGACATAGTGACTACCGCGACGGCATTTTATTAGAATTTGAAAAACGAATTTTTAATAATATTAAAATTAATTACGATATTTCTATCTGCGATTTTGCTAAAATCATTCCTAGCTACAATCGAACCAATGACTATAGTATTGATGAATTCAACAAGGTATTGGCTCCCTCTTTTTATAAATGGACAGGGCTAGTAGGGGTTGATTTTACTAAACCACTAAGCTATGATCGTAGCAATTCTTTTACATATAATTATGCAGGACATAGTTCCCCCGATGGGCGTAATGTTCCGGGATACTGGAGAGGTATATATCGTTGGATGCTAGACACTGATAGACCTAACCTGTGCCCCTGGGAAATGCTAGGATTCTCAATCGAACCTAAATGGTGGACAACACTATACGGCCCATCACCATATACCAATGACAACAGACCAATGTGGCAAGACATTGTAGATGGCATGGTTAGAGAGCCAGGAAAACCTGCAGTCTATCTAAGTGATTATGCTAAGCCGTTTTTAATGGATCATATTCCTGTTGACGAAAATGGTAATATTGTTAGTCCTGCAATTTCTGGGCTGGCATCTGGAGTATTCACAGTATCAACTGACAATAATTTTGTATTTGGCGATGTAAGCCCTGTAGAATCTGCATGGCGCAGAAGTAGCCATTATCCATTTAGTGTAGTACTAGCATCAATATTATTGACTCCAGCACAATCATTTGGAGTACTATTAGACAGATCAAGAATTGTAAGGAATCTAGCTGGACAGCTTATAAATTCTGATACAGGATTACGTATAAGACCGGCTGATGTAGTTTTACCTAGTATATACTCAAGTACGACTAGGGTACAGACAGCGGGGATTATAAACTATATAGTTGATTATATTTTGCATTTTACATTTAGCAATAATATTAAATCATACAATATGTATAGGACAGAGTTAAAAACTTTGTTGCCAAAGTTGTCGTATCGTGTTGGGTCATTTACAAATAAAGAGCAATTTAATCTATTATTAGATTCTAAAACGCCGCTATCAGCGGGAAGCGTGTTTATCCCAAAAGAAGATTATGACATTGTTTTGAATACATCTAGTACAGTACGTAAAATTACCTATAGCGGTGTAATAATAACAAAACTACAAACAGGATTTGAGGTTAAAGGTTATAGTATCACCCAGCCTTATTTTAAATACTACCGATATATAAAGACTGGTGCTAAAATTAATATTGGTGGTATCTCAGAAACATATTCTACATGGACTGCGTATCAACAGTACGGTGCCGGTACTAATGTAAGATATAATAATGTTTATTACAGAGTTCAGTCAACGCATACTGCGGCAGCTACATTTAATCCAGCGTACTATCAAGCATTGCCAGACCTGCCAATAGTAGGCGGAGCCAATGCTGCCTTACGAAGTGTCTGGGATCGTACGGAATCAATAGATGTTCCGTACGGTACTTTATTCTCTTCTATACAAGATGTAGTGGATTTCCTGCTAGGATACGGCGAGTGGTTAAAAGACCAAGGATTTATATTTGATGAATTCAACGCTAAATTAGGTACAGTAAGCAATTGGGAGTCAAGTGCAAAAGAATTTTTGTTCTGGACTACTCAAAACTGGAGTGCTAGTACAACTAAGTGGCAAGATTGGACTCCAACTATATCAGTCCCATACGGGAATATAATTCGATATAATGGAGATTATTATAGCGCATTATTTAATGTTCCTCCGTCTGAAATTTTTGATACTAACTTATATACGAAGTTAGCAGGACTTAGCGATATTGGTAGCTCAGTCCTTAGCGTTAGCCCGTCTGCATCAAAATTAGTTTTCAATGCTCCTCTTACAGTCGTTGAAGATATCAATAACCCATTCAACAACTATGAAATTTTTAAAGTAGACGGCACACCATTGAGCTCAATTTTTCTAGATAGCTATAGAAACGGTAATCTAGTAAGCTATACTACAAAAACAACAGATGGGATTTATTGTGCTAGTTTTTATCTAGTTCAACTAGAGCATGTGGCTATTTTAAATAATAATACAATTTTTAATGATACATTGTATAATCCTGGTACAGGTTATAGACAAGAAAGAATTAAACTTGCCGGATATATAACATCTGGGTGGTACGGCGGTTTAGACATTCCTGGATTTATCTTTGATCAAGCAAAAATTCAAGAGTGGGAACCTTGGAAAGATTATGCATTAGGTGATACAGTCAGCTATCAAAGTTTTTATTATAGTGCCACAGCTTTTATAGCAGGTGCCTTAGTATTTAAAGCATCTCTATGGACAAAACTTACAGAAAAACCGACTCCGAAATTATTACCCAACTGGACAAATATTGCTACTCAATTTACTGATTTTTACAGTTTAGATGATGATAACTTTAGTTCAACACAGCAAAAAGTTGCTCATCATCTAATTGGATATCAGAAACGTCGATACCTTGGCAATATTATTAAAGATGATGTTAGTGAATTTAAATTTTATCAGGGAATGGTTCGAGAAAAAGGAACTTTAAATGTTCTTAAAAAATTATTTGATGTATTAAGTTCTGAAAATAAAGAAAGTTTAGTTTTTTATGAAGAGTGGGCGTTACGAGTAGGGCAATACGGTGCTAGTAATTCTTTTGAAAATATAGAATTTGTTTTAGATGAAGCATTATTTAGAAATAACCCTCAAGGATACTTGTTATTAAATCAACAAGATCCAACACTTAATGTGTTTATTAATCAGCAAACTCCTAAATCTGTTTATTTAAAACCTTTGAACTATAATAGTTCTCCGTGGCCTGCATTGCCTACATACAATCAATATTTTCGAGATGCAGGATATGTTGATTCTGCTGATGTATTCTTAACGTTAGGATCGCTATCGGATATTACATCTCAAGATATTACTACATTCAGTAATGGTGCGTATATTTGGGTAACCTTTGAGAAAAATAGTTGGAATGTATATAGATATACTGACATTAATTTAGTAGTTACTGATGTAACATATGATAAAACTTTAAAAATTTTAACAATAACAGCACAGGATATTGTTAACCTAAAAGTTGGTTCGTATATTGGACTAGCCCAGATTTCGATATTACAGGGATTTTATAAAATTGAAACTGTCACGTTGAATTCATTTACAGTATCTGCAAATATTACTGGATTCCCAGTACCGACATTTACACAATCAGCTGAGTTGGTAGTATATGCACTAAAATCTCAGCGGGTTGACTCAATTGATTCCATAGATACTGCTTTACCTAATGTAATTAATAACGGCGAGCTAGTATGGACTGACAAAAATTTTAATGACTTATGGACAGTTTGGAAGTATGGAACAGTATATCAACAGTCGTTAATTAATAATTTTAACCCTCAAGATAATTTAGAATACGGATTAACTGTTGCGATGAATAAAGCAGGTAACATATCTGCAGTTGGAACAGCAATCGGACAAATTATTACTTATGACAAAGCGTCCCCAAAATCACCTTGGATACAACGTCAGGTGATTCTGCCTCCGTTTATTGCCCGAGCTAATCTAAATTTAATTAGTGATATAGCTAGGGTGGTTGGATTTTCCCCTAACGGATCGTACATGGCAATCGGTAGCCCATTTGCAGGATCTGCATCTCATAATTTTGTAGGAGCATGGGTGTCGGGTACAATTTACGGTCCTAATCTAATAGTTTCTATAGATCCGTTATCTAACGGAAATATACAATTTTATAAAGCAATGGCTATAACCTCAGATAGCCCGCTGAACAGTTATAAATGGAAAAGAATACCATACATCACCGTTTCACAGGCAGGTAGTTGGTCGCAATATGATTCATATCCGGTGGGCGCACTTGTTACCTACAATGATGTACAGTATCGTGCTATACTTCCAACTTTTGGTAACACAACTGTCACTATTACAGCAATAGACGGATTTAGTGGACGATTAACAACAACATCGACAGCGAGTCTTGAGCCCGGACGACTTTTAAAATTTGAAAGCACTGGAGCATTTGGAGGAATTATCCCAACACAAAACTATTATGTGTTAAGCATAGATAATAGCACTCAATTTACAATTACTGATACGTACGACGGCACTAATTTTGTTTTATTAACATCGGGTAAAGGTCGCATGACGGTTACACAAGAGGCCCCTAGTGCCCCATCCGCTGGTGTATCATCATGGACAAGAGTAAAAGATCAAATTGGACCTTCAGCACACGGAGTAGTGTCTTTATATTCTAAAGACACAAATAATATCTATACATTAGTTGATACAATTATCAGCCCTAACATCACAGCTAACGAGCAATTTGGATCAACTATTACATTTGGTAATAACAACTTGTTCATTGGAGCTGTTGGAAACAATAACAATACAGGTGCAGTTTATGGCTTAGTCTATACAGAGTTTTTAGAAGCTACTACAGGCTACAATCCAGTTGGTAGTAGTTTTAGTACAATTGTTGTAAGTTCGACAGTGGGAATCCGAGAAGGTATGTATGTTCGAGGAATTGGATTTACCGGAGACCAGCAAGTTGAAGCTGTTATTAATTTAGTAACTTTAGTGCTAACTGGTAGTCCTAATTCTACACCTAGCGGCACACTAAACTTTATTTCTATAGGTTGGAGATACCAACCCGTACTGCCGATTACTGGAACAGTTGCAGGTAGCAATTTTGGAAGCAGTATTGCAGTTAGCGGGGACAACTCGGTACTGGCTATTGCGGCAGCAGGCGGCACAGTTGGCGGTTCAGTAACTGTATTTTTTAATATAAATGAAGTTGCAGGGTCTCAGCAATTAATCAGTAACGCTGACATAAATTTTGGACAAAGTATTTCTTTGTCTGACTCTTCAGAATATTTGATTATCTCAGATGACAGTGCTAGTAAAATATTACGTCCGCAAATTGGAAATGTATACATTTACAAATTTAATGGTGTTAATTACGGAACTACTCCGTACCAGACATTAGTTGATCACCACCCTGAACCAAATGGCAGGTTTGGAAATAAAGTTTCGTTCATGAATGATTACAAAACTATAGTCGTTTATAGTTTATATGGTGATACCGCTAATGCTATGACATTTAATACAGGAGGTGTTACGACATTTGACAAAAATTCAACGACTTTCTCAACTAAAAATTCTGATAGCGGTAGAATAGATATCTATGACAATTATTTTACTAAATGGGTGTTTAGTGAAAGTTTAGCCACAACAAATCAGTCATCTGACGGATTTGGAACAGGATTTGCTGTAGGTAACGATCATGTGTTTGTTAGCGCACCAAATGCTGTAGATTATGATAATTTACAACAACCATATATTTCTGGCAGAGTATATTATTATGGTAAACAGCCTAATACTCATACTTGGGAAACATATAAACAAGAAATTGAAAAACCTAATATTAGCAGAGTTAAAAAAGCATTTTTGTATAACAGAACTACGAACCAACTAATCAGATATTTAGATGTAGTTGACCCTGCCCAGGGCAAAATTCCCGGGTCGGCTGAAGAAGAAATTAAATTTAAAACATTTTATGATCCAGCCCATTATTCAGTTGGAGATGATAGGGTCAATATAGATGCAAGATCTGCCTGGTCAAAAGACCAAGTAGGTACATTATGGTGGGACTTGCGGACTGCAAAGTTTATTGATAGTTACTCAAGCGATGTTGTATACAGAAATAGTACTTGGAATTCTTTAGCAATTGGAGCCAGTATTGATATTTACGAGTGGGTATCGACTACTAATTTGCCATCTGCCTGGGACAAAATAGCTGATACTGGTGCCGGAGTGGCCTTGGGTATCAGCGGAAAGTCTTTATATGGAGATAGTTGTTATTCAACTAGACAAGTATATGATAATGTTAGTAAAAAATTTAAAACTACTTATTTTTATTGGGTAAAAAATAAAAAAATAACTCCGGATATTCCGGGCAGAAATAAGTCTGCATTAGATGTATCTAAATTAATTGGTAATCCTAGAGGAGAAGGATATACATTTTTAGCACTAACTGGGCTAAATTCGTTCAGTCTAATAAATGCTAAACAATATTTAAGCAACACTGATGTAGTGTTAAGTGTCGAATACTGGACAGTTGACAAGACTGATCAAAATATACACAGCCAATGGAAGATGATTAGCAACGATTCTGCAGTCACATTACCAAGTGTCATCGAGAAAAAATTATTTGATAGTTTATGCGGTCGTGATGAAGCTGGTAGACTGGTTCCGGATCCTACATTACCAATTAAATTAAAATACGGAATTGAGAATAGACCTCGACAAGGCATGTTTGTTAATAGATTTGAGGCTCTTAAACAGTATATAGAGCATGCAAATAGTATTATGTTATCTGAGCAAATTGTCAGTAATTGTGACATAAGTGCTTTAAAATCATACGATCCTGAGCCAAATATGGATAAGGGTTTATATGATGTTGTGTTTGATACTGACTTAGAATTAAGATTTGCAAATATTGTAAACTTTGTAAGAGCATCTGCAAGTCCTGTGATATCAAACGGCAAAATAGTCGGAGTCACAATTACTAATCCAGGTAAAGGATACCTAATTGCCCCATATATTTCTATAGTTGGAACCGGAGCAAATGCAATAGTTAGATCAATAGTTAATAATCTAGGACAAATTACCGGCACTGAAATTATCAATGGCGGCTCCGGCTATTCTGATGCAACAGTTTGTTTGATTAGAGATTACTCAGCACTGGTTCATAGCGATAGCCAGGCAAGTAATAACTGGAGTATATATTCATATGACGGATATAATCAAGTATGGTCGCGTATTATTACCCAGGCATACGATGTTAGGAATTTTTGGACGTATGCAGACTGGTATGCTCTAGGCTACAGCCAATTTAGTGCGGTTGACTACTCTGTATCGACTCTGGCAGATCTGAATAGTATCACAGTTCTTATTGGCCAAGTTGTTAAAGTTAGAACAACAAATTCTGGTGGTTGGGAGTTATTATTAAAATATAATGAATCAACATCAGTTGATTGGACGTTATCTTATAAAGTAGTTGGTATTCAAAACGGTACTATACAATTTAGTTCTACACTTTATGAATTTGTTGATACTGGAATAGGATACGATGGATCTACATTTGACGGTAGTTCGTTTGATATTGTAGCCGCAGTTGAATTACGTATCATTTTAAAAACTATAAAAAACAAGATTTTTATTAATGCATTAAAACAAGAATATTTAAATTTATTTTTTACCGCGGTACGATATACACATAGCGAACAATCTTATATTGATTGGATATTTAAGACTAGCTTTATACGAGCTGAACACAATGTTGGTACGTTAAATCAACCAGTAACATATACACCAGACAATCTAGGTAATTTTGAAGATTATATCGCAGAAGTAAAACCTTATAGAACGAAGATCCGAGAGTACATAAGCAATTATGATAATATCGATAACGGTAGTTTAGCTGTTACTGACTTTGATCTGCAACCAGTATACGAAAATAATCAAATTTCGTTAATTAATACCTATGTCGCAGATGGAGTAATCCAAGCCTCAGATCCCTTAATAAGATCGTATCCTTGGAAATTTTGGTTAGATAATGTTGGATATATTGTAACTGAATTGCGGATAGTGTCTGGCGGCAGTGGATATGTAACTGAACCTACAGTTGTTATTACAAGTAATAGCGGCAAAGGAGCTACAGCTAAGGCATTATATACTAACGGCGTGATCAATAGAGTAATACTGTTAACACCTGGTTCTGGATACTTGTCAGCCCCAACAGTAACAGTAAACGGCGGACTATCAGCCACCGGGGCACCGGCAGTTGTAGTAGCGGTCATTGGCGATAGTCCTGTTCGATCAACGCTAGTTAAAATAAAATTTGATAGATTAACACAAACTTATTATATTAATCAGTTAGAAAACACTGAAACATTTACCGGATCAGGAGCCAAGTTACAATACAAACTACAATGGGCTCCCGATATTCGAATTGGAAAATCTAAAGTAATTATAAATGGTGTGCCTGTGTTGCGTGAATTATATAAATTTGCCACTGTAACATCTAAGACTAAGGGGTATACAACATATGCAGGGTCTATAACATTTACAACACCCCCGGCAATCGGGGCCGTTATAGAAGTTTCTTATATAAAAAATTGGGATCTTCTAAATGCGGCAGACCGTGTGCAGTATTATTATAATTCTTCGTCTGGTAATCTAGGTAAAGACCTTGCACAGTTAATGACAGGAATTGATTATGGTGGTGTGATCGTAACCGGGCTAGGATTTGATTTAAGTTCTGGATGGGATGCTCTACCGTATTTTTCAGACAAGTGGGATAGTGTTGATCCAACATTTGACGATTATATAGTAATAGCATCTGCCAATCAAAAGGTATTCACATTACCGTATAATCCACCTGCTGGCACACAAATCAATGTGTATCATTTACAAAGTCATATAGATTCGTATGTTTCTGACGGTGCAAAATTAGAATATATTTACAGCGTGTTGTCAGAATTGCCAGTGGTGACGGTAGTTCGCACAGTATCTAGTGCAACACAATCGTTGTTAGTTAATAGCGCAGGGCTCCCTACGCTTACTATTGCAAGTACAGTCGGATTAAAAATTGGCGATGTAGTTACATGTAGCTCAACGGCAGCATTTAGCTATAACACAAAAATAACAGCAATACCATCGGCAACAACAGTTAGTCTGAGTCAAATTATATTTGTTGATGTCCCATCAGCTAGTTCAATAGTATTTACTAGAACATTAGTATCACCGATCGATGTTACTATAAACAAGAATGGATCTATCATCCTGGTAAATCCAATTGCTGCCGGCAGTACTATAAAAATATCTGGCAGCTTGGCTCCGGTTAGAATTGATGATCCGGCATACAGCACCCTTCAACAAAAAAATCTCGATGCTGTGATGTATACTCCTATAGTAGGAAGTCCGGGACAGACTATTACTCCACTCGATAACGGAACTGCAAGCGTTGTAACTCCGAGCCAGATATATGATGCTGGACAAGCATCAACAGTATATACCTCATCGGATACTACCGTTGATGGTGAAATAATTAACAATAGTATTTCTAATATTATTGAACTACCTCCAGAGTATTCAGTACTAGCAGGCGATAGATTTATATTCCGTAAGAGTACAAGTGATGGTGCAATAGTTCCACAGAATGTTGATTACGATACTGCCATCACCGGCGGAACAACTGCACACGATCTTAGCGGAGCGTTCACCACAGCAACTGGATTTGCAGCCGACGATATAATTATGGATGGAGATGGATTAGTAACACCTACGTCTAGCCCAGCTCCTGAAGAAGTCGTGCCTGGACAGATTGTAGATACCTTAGCAATAAAAGTGTACGATCAATTTAGTTCGGGTAGTGCAAGGTTCAAAGTAGATAGGTACTTTAGTGACGGAGTAACATCATCATACTCGATATCACAGCAGCCTAATAGCCCACAAGCAGTGGTTGTAAAATTAGGAAATGTAATAGAAACTCAGGTTGATAATTATACTGTTGATTATCGTAATAAATTAATTAAATTCAACACTGTACCGCCCGCCGGGCAAGAAATTGGAATATTCAGTGTAGGATTTAATGGTAATAATATTTTAGATATTGACTATTTTGTTGGAGATGGAGTAACGCAAGAATTTGTCACTAGAGCAACCTGGTTAGATACTATTACCACATTAGTTTATATCGACGGAGTTGTTGCTAATGCAGAGTTGTTTAAGACTGATTCTAGCTATTCGTTTACTAATGCAGTTGGCATTAGATTTATTACACCTCCGGTAGCAGGCGCTCTAATAAATTTTGTTATTGTTAGCGGAAATCAACATACATTCTCAATTACTAAAGCTGAGCGTATTACACCTAATGGGAGTTCTACATCGTTTATACTAGCAAATCCTATAGGTACAAGTATCCCGAACGAATCTAATATTATTGTTAGAGTTGGATCGAATATTCTTCGAGCACCAACTAATAGTTACTTTACTATAGGCGGTAACAGATTAAACTATACAATCGATGCTACTAAGTTTAGACCATATGAACTTACGATTGACAACATACAAGTTATCGCTGATGGTAAACTACTAGTGCTGGGTAACGATTATATTGTTGACATTGGCGGGATCGCTATTAAATTGAGTAGACCTACTTATAAATTTTATGCCGGTAAACAACTAGTTGTTAGTGTAAATGTAGGAGCAGATTATTCGTATAATCCTCTTAACAATACAATTACATTTAATACAGCTCCTGCACTTAACAGTGTAGTAGAAGTGATCAGTAGTTATCAGCATAACATTTTAGATGTTGAAAGAACCACAACAACTATTTCTTCAGATTTAAGTATAACACCTGATACTTTAGAATTTTATACGTATACTGCCCTGAGTACTGGTCGTATAGAGCTAGACAGACCGGTCATAGATGACAATTATGTTTGGGTAATGAAGAACAACACATTACTGATTCCAAGTTCTGATTATAAAGTCAATGATGATAAAATCAGTATTCAGTTGGCAGCAATACCAACAGATGCTGATAATATATCAGTAATGCTTTTCAGTAGCAGAATAATAACATCTAGCATTTCTTATATGCAATTTAAAGATATGTTAAATCGTGTAATATACAAACGACTAAGTCTTAACAAACAAACATCGTTAGTTAATGATTTGCTTTGGAACGATACTATTATCACTGTCAAAGATGCTAGTAATTTTGATATTCCTAATCCATCACAAAATAAACCCGGTATCATTGAAATCCGAGGCGAACGAATCGAATATTTCGCTCTTACTGGAAATGTGTTAAGTAGATTACGTCGGGGTACTTTAGGAACAGGAACTCCGGAAATCCATATAATTGGATCAAAAGTTCAAGATATCGGTCGATCAGAAACAATTCCATACAGTGATAAATTAACAGTTGACCAAATATTGTCAGATGGTACAAATATTGTAAATCTAGGGTTTACACCAATGACCAGTGTGGTTGCTACTGGAAAGTACACAAGCACATCAGAATGGACATATGCTACAGGATACACATCTTCAATCCCAGTAGGGTATGTACAAGCAGACGACATTGAAGTATTTGTCGGTGGATATGATTCTAGCTTATCATGGGCCGCAGGAGTTGTCTATAATGTTGGAACAGTAGTAACTGTGGGTAGTTATACCTACAGATGTATTACACAGCATACTAGTAGCTCCAAATTTAGCACAGACAGTAGTAATTGGACTTTCTTTATTGGAAATATTCGACTAAAGAAAACTCCTTATAAAGTACACAATGTTAATATTGCTCCTTACAGCCCCGAAGGTGATGTGCAACTAGATGCAGATTTTGCAGTTAACGGTACTTCATCTAGTATTCGTCTTACTAATAAATTAGCAGTAGGAACTCAAGTTACAGTTGTTAGACGTACTGGCACAGCTTGGGACGGTTCTATTAATATTCTAAATGACGATGGCGATATCTCTAGATTCTTAAAAGCTACTCCTGGAGTATGGTATACTGATTACAATAAATATTTGCAACAAACAACAGCATCCAATTCTACATTTGATTCAACAATTGGAACATTTGATGCAACAAACACTACATTTGACCAAGGAAACTAACAATGTCACAGCAACTTATTAATTTAGGATCAGCACCTAACGATCATTCGGGCGATTCATTGCGTACCGGTGCCCAAAAAATAAATGCTAATTTTACTGAATTGTATACTAGTACAGTAATTCCCTCGCAAGTTGGAAGTGCTGGCTTGTTTTTAAGTACCAACGGTACAAATTTATCTTGGCAAGCCCCTACAATCAATGATGTAGTGTTAACAACTAATTCTTATGCAGATCCCACATGGATTACTAGTCTAAGTTACGCTAAAATAAATGGAGCTCCCGCACAATATACATTGCCAACCGCTAGTACAAGTGTATTAGGTGGCGTTAAAGTTGACGGTATATCGGTGGTAATTAGTGGTGCAGGAGTTATCAGTTCTCCAGCACAGGTTATTCCTACTGCAAGTGCTAGTACATTAGGCGCAGTAAAGATTGACGGCGTTACGGTTACCTTAAACGGTAGCAGCCAGTTAGTTGCCGCACAAACAACTATAGTAAGAACTATTGTGTCTGGAACAACACAAACAATTGCCGCAGGCTCCTTTGACATTATTACTATTACTGGTTTTAAAAGTTATGCATTGCTATCTATAACAACCAGCGCGGCAGCCTGGGTATCGATATATACCTCCGTAGCAACACAGGCAGCGGATGTAAGCAGATCAATAACAACAGATCCAGTTCCGGGCAACGGAATCGTAGCTGAGATGATTTCAACTACTGCAAAAACACAAAAATTTACCCCAATGGTTATGGGATTTAATGACGAAGTGGTTCCAAATAACAACATACAATTGAAAGTATACAATAATGGTGTTGCATCTGCCGCTATAACAGTAACGCTTGCTCTAATCCAGCTAGAACGTTGATAACATTAAACTAGCACATTATAAACATTGATAAATACCATATAAAGAGAGACCATTATGCAGAGTAAAGACGTAACTGGAATACATATAGAAGGGCATATTAAGATATATAACCCTGAATCCAAAGAAATTTATGTTAACAAACGTAATGCAATCCATTACGAAAACATTAGTATTGCTCTAGCTCAAAGCATGGCTAACAGCGGACAAGGGTTTGTCTATCAAATGGCGTTTGGCAATGGCGGTACAGCTATCGATCCTACAGGAATTATCACGTATCTAAGCCCAAATAGTTCAGGATCAAACGCTAGTTTATACAACCAAACTTATTCTAAAATAGTTGACGGGCGTTCAAGCAATAATATTGATCCAACTCGCAATTATATTGAAACTCGACATGTGACCGGTACAAATTATACTGATATATTTGTAACTTGTTTATTAGATTACGGCGAACCTGGTTCACAGAGTGCGTATGATACAACATCTGATGGCGCTAATGCATTTTTATTTGATGAGTTAGGATTACAAAGTTATAGCCCAACTGGTCAAAGTTTATTGTTAACACATGTTATTTTCCATCCTGTACAAAAAAGTTTAAACAGATTGATTCAGATCGATTATACTGTGCGTATACAAAGTTTGACTGGCCTGGTAGGAGTTTAATAAATGACGTATCAAGTAACCTACTCTGAGCCGAACAATCCTGCTAAAGCTCCAATTGTTGTAGCCGACCAAACCCTCAACACTCAAACTAGTATTACGTTTGTTGGTAAAAATTATGCAGGATATGGCCCAGTAATTGCAACAGACTTATTGCATCTATTAGAAAATTTTGCTAATAGTTCGCCACCCTCAAACCCAGTTCAAGGCCAGTTGTGGTATGATACCGCAGGCAGCATTAATACACTTAAAGTCTATGATGGTACTACTTGGGGCGCCGCTGGTTCGTTAAAAAAATCAGCGACAGCTCCCGATGTTGCCAACAGCAGTCCTGGTGATTTGTGGTCTAACACAGATACAAGCCAATTATATCTATTTTCTGGATCAAACTGGTTATTAGTTGGCCCTCAATTCTCAACAGGAACTTTAACCGGTCCGATTGTTGATGAAATTATCGATGTGAACAATGAAACTTATTCGGTAATTTCTTTATATGCTAACAATTATAGAATTGCTATAATCAGTAAAGATACATTTATACCTAAAGCATATATCGCAGGTTTTGCTAATATTAATCAGGGTATTAATTTAAGTACTACTGATACAACAAGTTCTACATCTTTGTCAAGAATTTGGGGTACAGCAAGTTCTGCAGATGCATTGCTAGTTAATAATACTGTAGTTCCGGCTTCTAGCTTCTTACGTAATGACCAAGTTAGCTTAACGAGTAACGCTATTAATATCAAGACTGACGCCGGTATCAGTCTAGGTAATAGTTTAAATTTTAATATTGGAGTTAACGGCAATTCAACGGTATTTTATTCTAAGGGTAGTTCAAATAGTATCGAGTTTAATTTAAATAGTTCAATTTTAATTCATGTATCACCTCTTGGAAAAATAGGAATTGGTTTAAACAATATATCTCCAGCTTCTACGCTTGATGTAGATGGTACTATAACGACCAGTGCCGGTTTAAATGATTTAGGAACCTCAGATGTCGGCGATATAGCTGGTGCAAGTATAAAAACACTTGGCGGATTATCAGTCGCTAAAGCATCAAATCTTGGTGATGATACTACAATAAGCGGACAGCTATATCTAAATTGGTTGCATAACGGAGAACCGGTGACAGGACCGGCTCTACTTCCGTCAACTACAGGTATATATGATATTGGATCAGCTAGTGCAACATTTAGAAATATCTATGCTCAATCGTTTGTCGGTAACTTCAATGGTGTGTTTACTGGACAGCTTACCGGAAGTATCAGCGGTGCCGCTGCCAAATTACAAAGCCCAACAAATTTTAGATTAACCGGTGACGTTTCTGCACCGGATGTGAGCTTTGATGGACAAACTCAGACTGGAGTTGCACTGTTTAATACATCTATTAGTTCTGGTATTATCACATCTAAGGCTGCCGCCGATGATTCATCACCAACTGATCAATTTTTAGTTTATAGAGCTGGATCTGGTTTGTTAAGCATGACTAAACAAACTTTATTAAATCACGTTGCTACCGTTCCTGTAGGTACATTATTTCCGTTTGCAGGCACAACTATACCCGCCGGTTACTTGCTGTGCGATGGCAGTGAAGTGAGGGTTTCAGAATATACTTTGTTATTCCAAGTTATTGGGTATGTTTACAAACCTGCACAGCTATTGCAAGGTCTAGGCACATTTGGATTACCTGATATGAGAGGCAGATTTGCATTGGGTCGTGACAACATGGATAATGGTATTACTGTACCTAGTAAAGATGGATCTGGAACACAAATTCAAACTGGCGGCGGATCAGCTAATAGAGTAACAGATATTACAGCAGACACGATCGGAACAGGCTTGGGGAGTCAAACTCAAACACTAAGATTGAATAATCTTCCGGATCACTTTCATAATTTAAGCAGTGGGAATGCACAATATTATGCAGCCGGGCTGCCAGGTGCAGGCCCTGATCCAAATGCAGTTCCGGGGCTAGGCTTGCCAACTACTAGTTCTGGGTCAGGATACCCCAGCAGTGGATCAGTTACAGCGAACTCATTGGGTGAAGGATTTTCAACAATGAATCCTTATGCAACAATTAATTACATAATCTTTACTGGTGCTTTATAATGAGTTATAATATATTAAAAACCAACGGCACAACATTAACTCAATTGATTGACGGTACAATTGACCAAACAACGACTGACTTAACTTTAATAGCAAAAAATGCTACAGGTTACGGAGTTTTTTTTAATGATAACTTTGTACGTCTATTAGAAAATTTTGCAAATACTAGTCAGCCAAACTATCCTATAACCGGGCAACTTTGGTTTGATACTAATGACAATCGATTAAAAATATACGACGGAGTACAGTTTAAAGTTACCGGCGGAACAACAGTATCCCCAACGGCTCCTAGTAGTCTAACAACTGGGGATATCTGGATAGATAGTTTACGTCAACAAATGTATTTTAATGATGGTAACTCGACAAAATTAGCAGGCCCTATTTACACTAATGCTCAGGGACAAACAGGATTCATCGTTGAGGATGTAGTAGATACTAATAAAGTTAGCCATACAATTTGTTACCTCAAAGTTGCTAATACAATACTTGGTATTTTTAGCAAAGACAGTTTTACACCACTTACAGCAATTACTGGATTTTCCGGAGCAATTACTTCTGGGTTTAATGTTGGTAATAAGCCTGGAATATCATTTAATGTTCCTGTAAGCTCTTCGAGTACACTAATTAGTCCGACTGGCACACTATTATCATCGTCAAATTTTGTAACGACCGTTGGAGATTCGTCGACTACGGGATCGTTAACAATACAAAATAGTACACCGCTAGTATTGGGACAAGCATCTAGTACTGAAATAAATGTTAACTATTCATTATTTGAAATCAAATCCAATTCTACTAATCAGAATTTTTCTCTTAACATGTTAAATTCGACAAGTCAGACTTCTGCACTATATGTTAATGCGTCTGGCAAGTATGTCGGTATATATACAACAGTCCCAACAGCAACTTTAGATGTAAATGGTAGTGTTAGAGTTCGTGGAGATTTGACGATTGAAGGCACTACTACTACTATTAATTCTGCAATAATTAATGTTAGTGATAAAACTATTATTCTAGCTAAAACAGCAAGCCCGTCAAATACTAGTGCTAACGGCGGTGGCTTAGAAATTGCTGCCGGTACAGATGTTAATAAAACATTTCTTTGGTATTCGGCTAATACTGCGTGGACAAGTTCAGAAAATCTCAGTCTAGCTTCAGGTAAAAGTTACAAAATTAACGGTATAGATGTTGTAACAGCAAATTCATTAGGCACAGCAATTACTAGTGCGCCTGGCCTAACTAGTATCGGAACTCAAATATCATTCCAAGCTGGATATGTATCTATCACAGGCTCAACAATTTCATATCTAAATGCATCGGTTGCAAATGCTAATCTAACGTTGACACCAAAAGGAACTGGATCCGTTGATGTAAGCAATTCTAAAATAACCAGTGTTGCAACCCCTACAGTTAGCACCGATGCCGCATCTAAAGGATATGTTGATACTGCAATACAAAGCTCCCCACTTGCAATATCGTTAACCACTACTGGCTTTACAAATTTACAAATATCGTCAGGTATTTTACCAAAGATTTTTCCTGCTAGTGAGCATCAAAATAACACAATAGCTAGAGTAGTATGCATAGATGCGGGTGCTACACAAAGTATCCCCGCAGGATCATTTGTGACCGGCGCAATATATACTGTTGCGGCACCGGGAACTACAAATTTTACAGCAATTGGAGCAGGAAATAATACTAGCGGAACAGTATTTGTGGCATCAGGCCCGGGAGCCGGAAGCGGAACAGCAAACCCGTATGTCCGCCAATTTCAGCTATTAGCTGGAATATGGACTTACCAGTTATATTCTTAAACCAAAACTAGCATAAATACTACGAATAAGGAACGAGCCAGATGTCATATACAATAACAAGATATAACGGTAATCAAATTGCTGTTATTGCCGACGGCACAATAGATGCTACTCTTGATCTGAAATTAATCGGCAAAAATTATGCTGGATACGGATCAATTCAGAATGAAAATTTTGTATATCTATTAGAAAATTTTGCTAATACTACACAGCCTCCTAAGCCATTACCAGGACAAATTTGGTTTGACAGCGGAAAAAGCAAGTTAAAATTTTACGACGGCACAAAATTCCGTACAACAGGTGGTGCAGAAATTGGCGGAACTGCTCCTTCAGGATTAACACAGGGTGATTTTTGGTACGATACTAATAATAATCAGTTATATGCGTGGAACGGCACTACATTTACATTGATTGGTCCTCAAGGTGTTGCAGGCGCAGGTACAACACAAATGCGCTCTATCAGTCTAAAAGACAGTTTTGGTGTATCTCATCCGGTAATCCAGGGCGTTGATAACGGCCAGGTTATATTTACAATTAGTGCAGATAGTGATTTTATTTTAGATAACACTCAAAACGCAATCACAGGCTTTACTACAATTCACCAAGGTATTACATTAGTTTATACTAACAATAATGCGGCTCCGGGTGTAACATCAAGTGCTCACAGATTTTACGGAACAGCTACAAATGCTGACCAATTAGGCGGATTGCCAGTATCAGCATTTGTACAAACAGGTAGCGCGGCATTTAGTACACAGGTTAACTTTGCCGATGTAGGATATACCGTTGGTAATCCTATTGCTAGGTTAGTTGTTTTTAACCAGTCAGCAACAACTCCTACTATTAGAAATCAATCAAACAACACAATTGTATTTCAAACTACCGTTTCAGCGGCAACAAAAACTCCACTTCAATTAGTAGGCAGTGACATGTTACCGGGTACAACACTGACAAACAATATAGGAAGTCCGTCTTTACAGTGGAATCAAATTTATGCTAGTTATATTAACGGCACATCATCTCAAGCAGATGCGCTTAATGTAGGTGGAGTTTATAGAACAGCTAGTATTGCTTCAAGCCCTAATACTGTTGTAGCTCGTGACGGCAGCTCAAATATTGCCGCAAACTTATTTCAAGGAATTGCATCTAGTGCTAACTACGCTGACTTGGCAGAGAAATATTTAACCGATGTTGAATTAACACCGGGCACAGTGGTAAAAGTTGGTGGCTCAGCTGAAGTATCAACAGCCACTCTTGGTGATCGAGCAATAGGTGTGATATCTACAAATCCAGCTTACATGATGAATAGTGAATTAGAAGGTGGCACATATGTTGCACTAAAAGGTCGAGTACCTTGCAAGGTAGTTGGGCCTGTCGCCAAAGGCGATCGATTAATAGCATACGGACAAGGGCGTGCAGTTACCTCGATACAGGCGAACGGGGATGTATTTGCAATAGCTCTTGAGGACTTTGATACTGTAAGGGGTGTTGAAGGTGTAATTGAAGTTGTAGTACTATAAGGAATAACAATGTCTGGTCAAAATACATCAATCCTAGCTACTGATTATAATACTATACAGTCAAAAATTGCTACGGTTCTAGGAGTTGGTTCCGGCACTAGCGGATACGGTCAACCAGTCACTAGTATCCAAGTAACACAAGGTACTCCGATCCTAGTAAGTCAGTGGACTGCATTGCGAAATGATTTGCTAAAGGCACGTAATCATCAAACAACAACAGACCAAAGCGGACAACTTACTGTTATTAGAAATACTACCCAGGTAAAAGAGTCAGACAGAGCCGCTTACGATTCAATGGCTGAGCTAATTATTGTAAACAAGCTGATAACTCCACCGAGCGGGCAAGGCACATTAGCTGATGTTGCTACCAGCAGTAGAACTAGTGCATGGAACGGTACTATTAGTCATGTAGTAACTGCAACCTTTCCTAATTATGATTCCGCAAGGGCATTTTTTAACAGCGGCGGCAATTTTCAATTCTCCGGTAGCCAAAGCGGCGGATCAAATACTGCAATCGGCAGTAAAAATGACTCGTGGAATAAAATGCTGTCTAACATGGGTACTATTACCTTTGGCTACGGCAGTACTTCTGACGCAGGAACTACTCCGGGAACAGTGGCTAGTAGTATTGGGTACTATCAGCTGACCACAGTAAACCAATTGATTTTTACAAAAAGCACTGAGAATAGTTCATACTCTCCAAATCAGTACGATATTTCTGCTAAAATAAATGCGGCAGGATCAGTAATAACTTTTACCATACATTTTGCAGACCTATCCGGACAACCAAATGCACCGTATGGTACCGACGAAAACGTTGACGGAACTTTGATCAGCCAAGTCCAGGCATACTATGCTACTGGAACCAATGTAGCAGTTTCTTTACCTGCTGTATCGTCAGTTGGTCCTTAATCAGGACTGCACTCCACGCTTCACTCAACATGATAACTAACATAGTGTATAATACACTATGGAGTCGTCTATGGATGAAAGAATCGAAAAAGCATTTAACGTTGCTAATTATATGGCAACTCTGTCTAATCAGCGCAAGGTCGCATTAGAAGAATTTAATCAAAAATTATTGTTTTACATAAACGGTGCAACATTTTTAATTACACTAGAGTTAATTAATTTTACAAAAATGTCACTAGATCTCGGACGTAATAGTGATGTTCCGTTTTTGGACATAAACAATTTACCTGTTAATATTGTTGATGTTACAGAATTTTTTACAAATATCACTGATCAGTATTTTGAAGCGTTAAACGAGTATTCAGTTAAGTTTAACGAAATTAAATCTAAAAGAAAAATTTCGGATATCGTTGAACTATGAACGGTGCAGTAATATTTGCTCAAAATAATAGCAAAATTGATTACATCAAAATGGCAGTATATTCTGCTTCTAAAGTTATTGAACATTTAGATATTCCGGTATCAGTTGTAACTGACGACAAAAACTTTTTGCTATCTAAATATCCGGATAATCCTTTTGATCAAATTATTGAAATTCCTAAAGATAGTTCGACCCAGGTAAAAAAATTCAGCGACGGAGCACTAGCATCGACTATGCTAGAATGGAAAAATTCCTCAAGAGGACAAATTTATAATTTATCTCCGTATGAAAAAACTCTAGTAATCGACAGCGATTATATTATAAATTCTAGCATACTAAAACTTGCTCTTGACAACGATCAAGATTTACAATTATATAAAAGTTCCTTCGACTTAGCTGGATGGAAACGTTCAAGTGAATTTGATAGAATAACACAATACAGTATTCCTTTTTACTGGGCTACGGTATTTGTATTTCAAAAAAACGTATTTACAGAAGCATTCTTTAATATTGTTGCGTATATAAAATCAAATTGGCATTACTATAGAATGTTGTACAATATTGAATCTAATAATTTTAGAAATGATTTTGCATTTAGTATTGCAATCCATATTATGAATGGAAGCACAAATGGTACATTTGCAACTAATCTTCCGGGAACAATGGTATACACTTTGGATAAAGATGTGCTAGTTAGCACTGATGCAAATAAGATGAAATTTTTAGTTGAAAAGAAAAATCATCTTGGAGAATATACACTTGTTAAAACTAATGGCCTTGATGTCCATGTAATGAATAAATCAAGTCTAACTAGATTTATTGATGGAGGTTCTGGTGTCTAAGGGATTTTTAGTACTAGCTCAAAATACTGATACTGTTGACTATGTACAACAGGCTTACGCATTGGCCCTATCAATTAAGTATAGTCAAACAGATATAACGGCAATATCAATTGCAACCAACGATCCAGTTCCTAAAAAATATCAAAAAGTATTTGATCAAATAATCCCGATACCTTGGGTAGATGATACTGCTACTAGATTTCGAAGTGAAAACCGTTGGAAACTGTTTCATATAAGTCCCTATGAAGAAACAATTGTATTAGATACTGACATGCTACTATTAGGCGATATTAAATCCTGGTGGGATTTTTGCAGTAATTTTGACTTACAGTTTTGTTCACAAATAACTAATTACAAACTAGATACAGTAGTTGATACTTATCACAGGAAAGCGTTCATTGCCAATGGATTGCCTAGTCCATATTTTGCGTTACATTATTTTAAAAAAACAGAACTAGCATTAAATTTTTATAAAACATTAGAATTTGTAGTGAATAATTGGGAACTATGCTATGGCAAATTTGCTCCTAAGGAATACCAAAATTGGTTAAGCATGGATCTAGCTTCAGCAATTGCCATTGATATGCTTGGCATATCTGAACAAGTAATTAATAATAAAAACCCAATGGAGTTTGCACATATGAAAACACCAATACAGGGAATAATACCTATACCTAAAAGTTGGCAGGATGTTGTTACATGTTATTTAAATAATAACGGTGAGCTAATTGTTGGAAACATCAAACAAAATAAATTGTTTCATTATGTAGAAAAAGACTTTATTGATAATCGCATGTTATCTAAATTATCGGGATTAGTGTATGGTTCGTAAGTACAAAGCTCCTGTGCCTAAATTTTACTTGCATTATGATAAATCTACCGGCAGGATTTTTTCAGCGTCAAACGAAAAACAAAATGAGAATTTCCTTGAAGTACCTCAAGCCGAATATAACGATTTTATAACAGGTAAGAAAAAGTTTTTTGACTATATTATTGGCAATATAAAAGTTCCAGGCAAGCGAGCTTACACTGGATTAATACCAAAAGCTGATCATACTGTTGTATCTAGAAACAGTGTATTAGAATGGATTATAGATGCTCCTAATAAATCAACTGATTTAACAGTAACATGGGATAAAAATCGTTGGGGATTTAGTTTATCGGACAAGTGTAAAAAATCTATAGGAACTGATCCGATTGCTAATTTAGTTTTTTTTGTTATGTTAGAAAACAATTTTAATTTTTTAATTAGAACTATTGTATTAGATTCTAAACAATTATTAGAACAGCCTATAGTAAATATTGCATTTGACACTAAATTTGAAAATGATATAAAACTGATTACGATTGCATCAAAGGCAGTTTTTGATTCGTATGGATTATTAATTAATGATTAAAATTATAGAACAAGATATTATTTTTCTCAGCTATGATGAACCTAATGCTGAAAAAAACTATGCCGATTTGTTGACCAAAGCACCTTGGGCAAAGCGTGTACACGGAGTAAAAGGCAGTGATGCCGCACACAAAGCCTGCGCCGCGTTGAGTGAGACTGAATACTTTGTTACTGTAGATGCAGATAATATAATAGATCCTAAGTTTTTAGAAGTTGAAATTGATTTAGAAAAGTTAGGATTAACCAATAAAAATGTGTTTAGCTGGTGCGGGCGAGTTCATGTTAACGGACTTATGTACGGCAATGGCGGGCTTAAATTATGGACACGTGAGTTTGTCAATAATATGCGCACACACGAAAATAGTGATCCTACTGATGTCAAGAGATTAGTTGAATTCTGCTTTGATGACTTGTATGTACAATTTAATGAAAACTACAGCGAGAGTTTTACTAATGCCACTCCGTTCCAGGCATGGAGAGCAGGATTCAGAGAAGGTGTAAAAATGTGCTTATTGCAGGGTGCAAAAGCTAACCATTTAAAAGACATCTGGTGGCAAAATTATCACAGATTATTAATTTGGTGTAATGCAGGCGCTGATGTAAAAAATGGGCTGTGGAGTATGTACGGTGCTAGAGAAGGATGCTATCGTACCATGTGTACTGATTGGGATTATGCTAATGTTAGAGATTTCGAGTGGCTCATATCTGAGTGGGAAACTACGTACAGTAAAATTACCGACAAAATGTTGCCTTATGAAATAATGGGAATTGGCGAAACTTTAAAACATGAATACAATTTAGAAATGTCTGATTTAGATAGCGACAGCAGTAAATTTTTTAAATTAGTTTACAGCAACGTCCCAAGGAACTTAAGGCGACTATAATGTACGATATTATTTTTATTTCATACAATGAACCAGATGCAGATGCCAACTTTAATGCACTAAAAGAACGATTTCCTTTAGTCAAGCGTGTTAATGGTATTAAGGGTATACATCAAGCTCATATTGCCGCTGCCAAAAAAAGTTTTACTAAAATGATGTGGGTAGTAGATGCAGATGCAGTTGTATTGAATTCTTTTAAATTTGATTATCTAGTACCAGAGTGGGAAACAGATGTAGTACATGTTTGGCATAGTATTAATCCTATCAACAGTTTATCATATGGATATGGTGGAATAAAGCTATTGCCGAGATCGTTAACAGCAAGAATGAATGTTAACAATCCAGATATGACTATGAGTATAAGTAAGAAATTTAAAGTAATGAAAGAAGTTAGCAATATTACTGCATTCAATACTGATGAGTTTACCACTTGGCGCTCGGCATTTCGTGAGTGCGCAAAATTAGCATCTATTAAGGATTCTGAAGCTACTGAACGTTTAGACACATGGTGTAATGCTAGTAATGGACATTACGGAATCTATGCAATTGCAGGTGCAGTTGCAGGTAGAAAATACGGTGAAAAAAATGCTGGCAATATACCAGCATTAAGTAAAATCAATGACTTTAAATGGCTAGCCGATCAATTCAAGAGTCATAGGGAAAATATCAGCAATAACCTTAGCACAGGCTAATGCTACTTCTTGATGCTCTTTTTGTGTACCATTAGCACTGCGTAGTTCAATAAAATGAATCCAACTGCGTAGTGTACCATTCATATATAAACGACTTTCAATAAGTCCTTCTGGCAATACTGCACGAGCTTGTTCTTTTGCTATGCCATTAGCGATAGCCCACTCGTACTCTCTTTGTGCGGCGTATATAACTCTTTTCTGAGCACGTTCCCATTCATTTTGTAACAGTTGATCATCTGTTGTGATACTGTTTTGTCTGTTAGCGGTGTCTTGGAGTCGTGCTTCTCGCAATACAAACGACAGGTCTTTAGTAGGGTCAGCATATCGCTGACTGAATTCTTGAAAGCTGAAGCTACGATGTCTGAGGATCTGTCGTGCAATATCTCTTGTTGTGGAGATTTCAATACAGGCGCTGACCATTTCAAGTGGTGACCAGTGCTGGTGTTTGATGAGGTATCGGATGAGTTTTTCTGATGTGTCTGTGTTGAGCTGATTGGAGGGATTGCTGACACGGGCGCAATACGCAATGAGTTCCTGTGCATCTTGGATGCCAAGATCTGCAAATTCCTGTGTGGGTTGGGAGTAACTGAGTAGTCGAACATGCATTATTTATAGCTTCTTTTTCTTTAAAAATTTTTGAGTACTACGTTCAATATCTCTTCTAACTTTAACAGTATCTAGTTTAAAATCGACGTTATCTACTTTATCTTCATAATTAACAACTAGTTCAGATAAATTCTTTTCAAAAGCAGGCCACCCATCACGTTTAATTTCTGGGGTGATTCTTATCTCCCAAGTCTTACCATCTTTAAAATTGATCAGAACGGCATGGAGATACCTAAGAGGTAACACATTAAGTTTTACCTCACTGAATACTTCTGGCCAATTTTCTATAAGATCTTTAGAAAGTGATTTACCTAAGTTAGACAATTTTTTTCTTAGTCGGCGATAGTTCTTCAGCTCGTCGTCTCATTGCAGCCGCTTCTTTGGCTAACTTATCTGCTTGGCTACGATAAAACTTTGCTTCAGCATCTGGACTATCAAACGATGTTGGTGTAGCTGTAACAGCTTCAACTTCATTTACACTTGCCGATGTAGTCTTGGCAGCACTATTATCTTTAACTGTCTCAGTAGACTTTGCGACAGTTTTAGCTGCCTCAGATTCCTGTTCGTCGAATTGTGGCTTGAGAGCAAGATCGTCAACTGACACTCCGCGCTGTTCAGCAATAATTTGATTTAATTCACTCAGTTGTATAGTGACACCAGGACTTGGATTCATCTCGATAGAGCTAGTACCCATCTTGAGAAGACGTCCATTTGCATGTAACCATTTAAGCATATTGTTACCATCGCTGAATGTTGTACGCATCAGTATGTCAGCAAATTCATAAGAATCTTGTCCAGCATGCCCTTCGACTAAATTGATAATACTATTATGATAACTATCATTTAATGTATCTGTAGGGATAACCAAGCAACTGCTAGATTCGCCGGGTAGTGTACGATATGCTACCAAACAACGCTGTTTAGTTGATATTACACGACCTACGTGTTTAAGTTCAGCCATATTATGCTCCTGTTGGTGCGGCAGCTTTCTGTGCTTCTGCTTGTTTAGCAACTGTTGCTAAAAATGATTCTAGCTTGGTGTATGTTTGCCCAACAGCTACCATTTCATTTGGTTTAAATGCACCGCGTGAACTAGCAATATCGATAATGATTTTCATGGCATTAAGGTCATTAATTGTTAGTTCATTTGAATTTTCTCCGCCTTGAGCTTGTGATTGCTCTTGCGTATCTTGTACTGTATCAGTCATAATATCTCCTTTGAATGTACGTATATAATTATCTCTGTTGCAAATGCGGACATGCGATTGTGAAGAAACTGAGTTCTTTCTCTGACTCAAATCCAATATGTGTATTATAGACTATTGTGTTAGTATTGTCTAGAGCAATACCTTGCCCTATATAATACCTGTTGTTTAGATTGGATATAATCCAATGGTCGATCTTTTTAATCAACCCTGGATTATATCTGTCTAAGTTTGTATATTTAAAATGCGGGCAGGCAAAATCAACCCTTCTTAAATTAAAATAATTTAAGGGATTTGGCTTACCATTTTTTAAACTCATGCGGTTTCTACCGCTTCTTCATAATATGCATGTTCGCCCCAAGGCGGCACGATTTTATCATTGCCGTGGATGATGAACACTGTATCACAGTAATTTTCATCCCCCCAACTACTATAAGGATAACCATCTGTAAACATGATAAACTTTTTAGGGTTAATATCGTGTTCCTTCATATAATTCCAATTGGCATCAAAATCGGTACCACCGCCACCCATCACGTCGTAGTCATCGAACTCGTCCATTGAGTAGCCGTCAAAATCTGCTTCGTTGTACACGCGGGTATCAAAGCACCAAACTTTAATTTTAAAGTCTTTGTATTCTTGCATAATACCTTTGATCTCTGACAAGAAATCTTTTGCCTGCTCGTCTCCAATTGAACCTGACATATCAATTGCAATACAAATATCAATAGTTTCTTCGTAGTTAGTTCCAGGCAAAATTGCACTCATGTGCCATCCCTTACGGTTAGGGCGCATAAATGTGTAGTCATTCTTAATTGTACTTTGGATTTGTTGACGCAGAATCTCACGCCAGTTCATTTTTGCTTCTGTAAGTTCTTTAATCATGCGCTGTACACTAGCCGGAGTATTTCCCGCACCCGCTGCCTGTGCCGCTTGCATAGTTGCTTCGCGAACCTCGTCACGAATCTGCTTCATTTCTTCTTTAGTGTACTTTGGCTGTCCGTCTTTACCTTTAGGTCCAGTCCAATCAATGTGATCATCTAGCAATTGACCAATATCAATCTTATCAGCATTATCATACAACTCGTCGTAGATTTCTTCAGCACCTTTGCCGTAGTATTTTGGATCGTTGTAGATATTAATCTCTGGAGGTTGTTCTCCAATACGATCTCGAGTCAATTGTCCGTTTACGCAATAGTCAGCCGCGGCATTCCAAATCTTACGGTCTCTATTTTCCACACGACCCATGTGATCAAAAACATTATGAAGAATCTCGTGTGCAATAACGAACTCTACTTGCTTAGTAGTCATTGGTGCAAAAAAATCACGATTAAAATAGATAGTACGGCCATCTGTTGCCGCAGTCATACACCACTCGGTGGCTTCTTCAATTTTAAGACGTGTAGCCATATTGCCAAAGAACGGATGACGAAGTAGCAAACCTACTCGTGCTACAATAATTTTATCGATGATTGGATCTACATGTGACATATCTGCTCCTAAATGTTTTACTATGTATATAGTATAACACCTCCCGAAGGAGGTGTCAAATACAGCTAACTCGATTACTTCTCAGTAGCGGCGCTAATGTACTTACCAAACTTAGAATGGAATTCATCAAAGCATTTGATCTCATCTGGATCCAGTGGCAATTTATAAGTGCTCAATGCCAATTTAGTACCCATAATAACCAATTCTGTTTCAAAGTTATTCATCATAAATTCGAAGAAGTTATTAACTTGATTATTCCAATTCTTTGCGTTTTTGTCGCAAGCATCTTTGAGCTCGTAGCACAACGAAATTGTCAAAGAATACATAGCTGAAATTTCTTTGGATTCCATTTTCTTAACAGAACCTGCCAAAATATCTGTAGGGTTAGGCATCTTGCTAGAAATTTTGCGGTGTGCCATAAAGCTAACAGCAAGTCCTTCACCTACCGAACCACTGATCAAATCAGTCAACGTATCAGCATCGCAGTCGTCGTCTGTGAGCAATTCGCTGACAAAAGACCAAGAGCGTGGAGTAGCAAACGCACGTGAGCTAGACTTTGGATCAAAGTCGTACAAGCTCTTCTTACTGAAGCTCAAGAAGCCGACTACATCTTGATGAATCTTGTTTTCAACAGCCCACTCAAAATAGTCATCCCATTCAACAGTCATTTCCAAGTGAACAAAACGGTTTGCCAGCGGAGCAGGCATACGGAATGTAACACCTTTGTCAGTTTCACGATTACCAGCCGCAACCATAACAACATTGTCTGGAAGTTTGTAAGTGCCAACACGACGATTCAAAATCAGCTGATAAGCCGCGGCCTGTACAGCAGGAGCCGCACTGTTCATTTCGTCCAAGAACAGCACAATCTTTTTGTGCTTTGTTGCCAACGCTTCATCTGGCAATTCGCTAGGAGGAGCCCAAACCATCTTGTTTGTGTTTGAGTCAAAATATGGAATACCTTTAATATCAGTAGGTTCCCACAAGCTCAAGCGAACATCAATCACGTGAGCATCAAGTTCTACGCCCAACTGTTTGATAATATCGGATTTACCAATTCCTGGAGGCCCCCATAGGAAAATCGGACGCTGATTTTTAAATGCTTTACGCAGGGATTTTTTTGCACCTTTAGGGCCAACTGTACGGGTAATTAGTTCCGAAGCCATTTTATTTCCAATCTTAGTTAAAAAAGTGTTGTTGAGTTAACGCTGTCTATGTATGTATTATACAGGGCTCTTTGCTGGTTGTCAACAGTATTTTTACAAATTATTGGTTATTTTGGCTAGATCTTTTTCTCTTTCTGTCATGGCTTTGATCAGTCCAAATTTTCGAATATCGTCCGAAAACAAATAGAGCTCAAAACTTTTACGTTCTGAAAAAACGGAAATACTTTGGTTTGTAAGATAGTAAGGACAGTCAATGTATCTTTCCAAAAAGATAATTGTTTGTGGACTTAGTTCAATTGGCTCAGTGAACGGAACTTCGTACATTTTGATTTCTAACGTAGTGGTTAAAAACTCAAAACCGTTTTCAGTTAATCGAAACGCATTTGGTTTATTAACTCTATTTGATTGCCACCAAATTCTATTATACAGCTCTACATTTGCATCATCGATGCTTTTACCCCATTGCTGTAAGAATATTTTGGTTAGCACATCTCTAGTTATCATTTTACAACAGTACCTTGAGTTAATTTTATTACTTGAAAATCTTCACATCCAAATGTAAGATTTAATTTTTTAGCTAGATTATGTGCATGTCCGGGATTACTAAAACTAACTTTTTTATATTTAGGACCTGGATAGCTAGTTAGGCTATTAAAACTTTTCAAATTGAATGGCTCGTTTTTATAAAAGACAGCCCAAATAGCTTCGGCTTCTAGGATTTGTTCTGCTTTATAAGTTTTCTTGTTAACATGTTCTAATAAAACTGCTGGTTTTGGTCTTGACATAATATGCGCACCTTCAATAATGTACGCATATATTTATCTCTATTTGTCTGCAAAACCGCCGCCGTCCATGGTCACAGTTACTACTTCGTTGTCAGTGCTATTTTTGATAGCATTAAACATGGTCTCGTAGTCTTGTAGCAGTTTATCTTGGATTTCAATTAATGCTAAGTTAAGCAATCTAGCCTGCTGAATAGGTAATTTAACTTCCTTTTGCTGGCTTAATTCTGCCGCTCTTAGCGTGTGCGAAAATTGAGTAATGGGAGTTAGATTAATCTGATTTTGCATTTGCTAATATCATTTTCATTTCTAGTTCGGATTTAAAAGGACCCTTGCTTGGGTAGCGTTCAATTGTAATTGCTTTGGGACAAAATGATTTAACCCAACCCTTGTCAAATTTAATTACATAGTATCCTGCACAATATAAACTTTTGCTAGCATTGCTTTTAGTAAACAACGGTAGCTTTCTTCGAACGTCATACATAGCATTGTATGGTTTGCATGATGTTGCATATCCATGGCACTCGTGTTCGTCTAGTTGAGTAACCTTTACCTTAACACTATTTAAAAAGAATTTTTCTCCAAACTGTTTGGTTAAATCTTGTTTCTTATTAAACATAACTTCACCGCTAGTACTACTTAGGATAAATTTGTTGTTCTCTTTTTTGTGTAGTGTAGCAATCTTAGTACCGTCTTGTTCGACGATCCAAAATTTTCCATCGACGATGGGTTTAGCGTGTATTTCTGTCATTTTTAGTCCCCTTTATAAGAGCCCCTAAGGCACTCTATTAATGTACGCATATATTTATGCATATTATTTGTTATACTTTGCTTGGAATGGCTCAGCGTACGATTGTATATTGTCTGCAATTTTCTTCATATCCCAAGCATTGCAGAATTTAAGCATACGAATACCTACTTGATCTACAGTCTTAGGTACAGCGTTAGCGGTAATTGTTTCTGTAATCTTTACTTTAACGTCTGCAGGTTGTGCAGTTAAGTCGCATAACTGTACATTACGTTGATAATCTTCCAGTACACGGTGTTCTTCACCATTATGGTCGACCCACCTCTGCAACATGAGATTGTTCCATGCATAGCCTTTGGCGTTACGATCTTCAAATGCTTCCATAAGGCCAACCTTGTTTTTAGAACCTTTAGTACGCACACCGGGATATGCTGAAAAGACATTGTCACTGGTATCACCGCGCATACATTTCTCGAACAGCATCCACTCTGGATCTTGTGCTGGCTTTGGCTCGCCTGTCTTTTTGTCTTTAACAGGTTTGCCCTTGGCATCAAAGATACCTTTGTGTGTGATATGTAAATCACCTACACCGTTATACTGGCTAACGGTAGGACTTACGAGCTGTGCAAAATCTCCGTCTGTTGAAATAATAACATGTTTTGCTTCTGGATGGCTTTGAATCCAGCCAGCAATCAAATCATCAGCTTCTAAGTTAGGATGTTGCATTACAGTAGCATTAGTCTTTTCTGTAATAAAATCTTTAAACTGATCAAACGCTTCCCAGAACAATTTGTCTTCTTCTTGTTCTCGAACAGTCATAGCACTACGAGTTTCTTGTCTATTAGCCTTGTAAGGCTTGTAATAGTCCTTACGCCAGCTTCGACCTTCGAGGCAGAATACTACATGGGTGCCTCCGAAGTCGTTCCATGCTTTTTTGATACTGTTAAGTGTAATATGAAATGCCATGCCCAATTTAATATCGGCAGAACCTTGCACTACGTGTCTAGCACGAAAGAATGTATTTGCAGTGTCGACAATGATATATGTCATTTTAGATTTTCTGTTATAGTATTAAAAATAGATTGATCCATGAATGGCACAGATTTTGTTATGCTAACATAGTTGTTTACTTTTGGTCTAAGATCAAATGCTATGCTAACTCGAGGAGTGTCGCCTTGATATGCGTCACTCCAATGTGGAACACAACTAGGAAATAGTGTGATGTCGCCTTTGTTATTTCCAATAACAACATTTGATGTAGAATCAAATGGTGACTTATATGTATTTGTGGTGTTGTATGTATCTAAGTGCATATTACCACTTAGATAGGATTCTGGATCTGCACCATGCCCGTGTTCGCCGATAGACTCCCCAGCTCTTGCAATGTTAAACCAAGAATACAGTTGAAGTTCTCGCCAATTACCATCTTGACTAGCCATGAATTTTAGGTATGCAATTCTAATAAAATTTAACATGTCATCTAACTCTGGACATTCTTTGTTAAACTGAAACAGATTATATTTGCCATGCCTTGCGGTCACACTTGCGTCTCCAAGACCAGTTCCGCCATCGTGATGTACGGGATACCTGTTTATAAAAACTTGTTCTTGTGAAATAAGCCAATTGCGAATGGTATCAATTTTATCATGATCAGCCCATGAGTCCATTCCTATTGGAAAATTCCATGTTGGTGCAAATTCAGTTTTTGCATCGGGACTTTTTATCTTAGCAATTCTCATTTAACTTCGGCTTTGCCGCCACCTATTTTACTTACATTAATATACCCAGCACTAGCTCTTCCCGGGTCTTGTCCAGCCTCAGCCAACATATTTGATGCTAGATCTCTGAACCAACGATCTACTATTTGTTCTTCTGGATCACCATCAAATCCGTAGCCTGCTTGCTTCAATTGTACTATAAATTCCTGATTCCAGTCAAGTTCAAAAAAGCCATTTCGAATATTATCTTTATTCACATGCGTATCCAAAACACTAACCCAAGGTTCACCTCGTGCAGTAGCACGTTCCTTAGGAGTAGCTTTGGCTTGTTCTTCTGCTTTTTGTGCTAGTACTGTCTCTGCAACTGCCTTGTCTCTAACAATTTGAAGTGCATCTTTTTCAGCTTGTAGTTTATCGATGCCAAGCCATTTTCTAAATAAATTTTTAATCATTAAGTTCCCCACTCGTTTTTAAAGAGTGGAACTTGTAAACGATCGCTATAGCGCCACCCACGTTTCATAGCCGATAGTGCTACATTTTTTGCGTTCAATGTATAAACACTTTCCACACCGCCTACTGGCATTAGATAAACATGTCCTTTAAATCCTGCCGACTTAAATTCTGTTACTGCACGTTCTGCATCTAAAATGTCATCCTCTGTTGCCACAACAAATTTAAGATATGCAGTACCAACTTGTTCATATTCACAAACTACTTCTGGAAGAATTGCTTCTTCCCACTTTTCACCACTTGCTGGTAATTTGGCACTGACGCTAAACGTAAGTTCTTTACCAACTTCGCTATTCCATTTAGCTAGATAGCTTTTAAATTCTGGAGTAAGTTTTTGAGTACCATTTGTTTCAAAAGTAATCTCTTTCAAATCACGCATCTTAGGATTATTAATCAAGTCAGGATAAGCACGTTGCCATCCTAGTAACGGTTCACCACCTGTGATGACCAAGTGTTCGTCTTTCCAATGATCTTGCGGAAGAATTTCCATAATGCGATCTGCAATCGCTTCACTTGTAAGCATTGGACTAAGATCTTTAAACTCAGGCATCCAGCTTGCATAACTATCACAACCTGTTGACACCAGTGGCAAGTCTTCATATTTTTGAAAAGGTGTAACTAGGCTATGTGTAGCCGCAATACCCGCGGCCTCCATGCTTAGTTCGCCACGTGGCATACCAAAGCCAGCACATTTAAAGTTACAACCAAAAGTTCTAAGGAACACACTGGGCACCCCCATATATCTACCCTCTCCCTGTATAGAGTAGAAAAGTTCCGCTATTTTAATTTTGCTCATCTTCGCCTCTTTCTAAAAATTGTGATACTTGGTGTTCGGCATCTTGAATACTTTCAGCCCATATTGTAAATGTGGCGATACCTTTGGTGGCACTAATGTCAAATGGGATAGTTCCATTCGGCAACCAATTAGGGCCTACTTCGCGTTTGATCTCAAACTTATTTAGGTCTGTAGTTTTCATACGATAAATTAATTCGTCAGTTAGTTGTTTAGCGTTTGTCATCTTGCTGTTTCCTAAACTCTTCTACATCTATTATAGCACTCTTTAATGTTTCTGCATAGTTCAAAGCACCTTGCGATTTCAAACAAACAGTTGATTCAGTGTCAATGTAGCCTTTAGTCAATAGTGTCCAAATATGATACCATCTTGTCTTAGACCAAAAGTTACTTTTAGTGGTAGTATAAATTGTCACTGAGACTTCATGGTCGTCTGCTTCGACCCATACATTATGCTCGTGCTCACTATTACCGCACTCGCAAGTAACTCGATAAACTTTCGAGTCTCCCCAATCGTTATGTTTTAAAATACCTTCTGCCGGAAGTTGTGCTTTCATAATGACATTATCCTTTCGATAACTTCTTTTGCCTGCGGACAGTCGTTGCGTTCTACTTGTGCTTCAATCGCACGTTCAACAGCCTCATGCAATTGACGTAGATAAGGACGCTCGTTAATAGTTGAATAGGGTTGTGTCCAGCGTAAGGTATACAAGTGTCGTGAGTTCATTTTGAAGCATACTCCTGTTGCATTTTAATATTGTCAAAGAATTCTTTCTTTGTACTTTGGTCATCCTTAAAAGCACCTTTGAGTACTGTGGTCTGTGTTAGACTAGAATGTGCCATAATGCCACGATTCTCGCAACACCCATGTGTGGCTTGAATGTATACACCTAAGTTTTCTGCTCCAGTTGCTTTTTGAATTTCTCTAGCAATGTCATTGCAAAGTTCCTCCTGGAGAGTACCTCGCCGGGCACACCACTGGGCGATCCTTGTATACTTACTAAGTCCAATGAGCTTCTCAGCCGCAATAATACCAATATAAGCAACACCACTAACGGGTTGGTGATGATGGCTACACATACTGCGAAGCTCACTACGGACAACCAACATACCTTCGTAACGGTCCGCTGAATCGTTTGGAAATGCTGTTGCGTCTGGTGCTTGTTCATATCTTCCTGCCATAACTTCATTAAAATACATTTTAGCCAATCGCTTGGCTGTGCCTTTGCTGTTAGGATCAGTTTCACGATCGATTAGCAGTGTGTCTAATACTTTTTCAAAAGCTTCTGTAGCTTCATTGATTAAGATTTCCTTGTCACCTTCGTGTAGGTAATCGCTAATGTTATCTCCAGCCCAGAAACGTTTGTTATCACGTTTCATTTTAAAGCGGATAACATCTGCAAGGTTACATTCCTCGTAGCCTTTGTCGTCAATATTTTTGTATGTTACGGATTCAGTCATTATTACTCCTATGTTAGTATTATATAGGTTTATTTAGGTTTTTGCAAATTTTTCGAGTTTATTTTGTTAGTTGGGGTACTATAATAAATCCTAGTCCAAACCAAAAAATTAGATATTCAATCCAATATTTTTCTATCAATTCTGTAATTTGTTTTTTCATTTTATTTTATCTGCTCGAAGTTTGCGACAGCCTTCTTTGACCGCAATAGGATAATCGGGACTTATTTCGGCAATTGAGCAATCGTATTTTACAGTAATATGAGGATGCTCGATTACATAAAATACAGTGTAAGCACAGGCTATCAACGCACAAACTAAAGCAGTGATTACATCGTAATTTTGTCTGATAGTAGAATTTTGCATAATTGATAATCTTTTTTTGATTTAAAATTAAACGACATATCTTCGAATCTCGGATGATATGTATATCGTTCTCCAGGCAATCCAAATACTTCTACTACATCTGCGCACATCTGATTCCACCAATTATTATCTTGGTCGTGCCAGGGAATCACAATTTTATAATCCATTACGATAATTGCCCTTGCTGGGAATGACATGACGAACTCCTCCACGTGGATCTGCCATATCTCCTTGACGTCTTGGGATCATATGCACATGTGGATACATTACTGTTTGTCCAGCAACTTCGCCGACATTTTGTCCAATGTTGAATCCTGCCCATTTTTCCGATTCAACCCCGTCGTAACCAAATTGGTATGCGGCTTTGAAGCAGTTATATAAGTTTTCAGCTCTTTTGTAGGTAGGCACAAATAACAAATGCCCTTCGGTAACTGGATATGCATCTTTAAACACCCAAAAAGTTTTTGTTCTATATTCAATTTCAGTCCACGGTGCAGACTTGTCAGCTAATTCACGTTCAAGATCTGTTAGCATTTTCTAAATTTTTTAATTCGTCTATTAAATAATCTTTATACTCAGCTAACAAGGTACTTTTGCGGTCATTGCCGGCTTCACCTTGCAATTTTATGATGTCAGCCTCTACCATAGCAATCTTATCTTTCAAATCTTGCATAGATAACGGCTGATTATTTAATTGGTCTACTTGTCTCATGATCTGCGTGATCCAAAACTTAATCCACTAGCACCGCCTAGCAGGATTGCAAATGCCGCCCAAGTTTCCCAAGTCAACGGAATGTGTAGCACTGGAAACAGTGTGTTCAAAGCCCATATACCTAGTATGGGTCCGAGTGCAATGGCAATTACAATTAGAGTAAGGCCAAATATTAATTTAATTAATGCTGATGTCATAACCAAAATTCCTCCCAAGGATAAACTAACCAACAATCTTGTTCTGCTTTGTTCACAGTCCACACATAGTAGTCTGGATCTTTAAACTCACTTGATAAATTATGTGTTAGCACTGCAAAGCGAACGGTGTCTCCCCAGATGGTGTCCCAATTGGGATGACCTGGTAATGCACTTGACTCCCAGTCTTGCTTGATCCAAGCAACAGTGGATCCTTGATCGTTAATATCATCAACAATCAGTATCTTTTTACCTTCAAATGCATCTTCTGCCATGCCACAGTTACTTACACAATCTCCGCCATCTCGTAGACTAATATCTAAACTGGACATTTTAATGCCAGTATATTGACTAAGAAGATTGGCAGGAACAAGCCCGCCCCTAGTGATGCCAACAATATAATCCGGGCGCCAATTATGAATATGCATTTGTCTAGCAATGTCCAAACAGGCTCCTTGCACTTGTTGCCAAGAGTAATAGACTTTTTTCACGCAACTAGTCCGTTTGCAAGTACTTGCATCTCTTGCTTGGTCATAAAGAAGTTATATGTTTGCGAGTCAATAACATCACCGTCTTTTAATGACTCCTGTAACATGTTAATACTAAACAAACCTTTAGGGCTTAGTACTTCATGCTTTTTAAGCGTCAAACGAAATCCTTCGTTTTCTTTGATAACCATTTCTTTATAGGTATCTTTAACTGATTCATGTAGTTCCATCTTCATCTCCTTTAATTGCTTCAAATGTTCTATACTTACCCAATGCATTGATGTATTCATCATACAGTTTCTTTAGCTTTGGATGCTTCTTCTCTAGTTTAACATCTCGTTCTGGAATTTGCAATACCTTTTCAATTGTGTTTAACCGTTCTTCTAAGTCTCTACCATTGATAACCATTCGACCTTTGACTTCTAATTCTGGAGGATTATTTTTGGCAACCAGTATATTGTCGCCGGCGAAATTATTCCAACTAGTTCCGTTACCAGTTGATGTTAAAAACTGTCCTGCGGATCCGGTATTGTTAGTTGTATAAACCGTTCCAACTATTAGTGGAGTTGCTGGCGGAACGGCATTGCCGTAACCAACACTCACAGTGCTGCCAACTAGGCCATTACTGACGGCGTTCTTCGAGATAGTTGTCATTGTGTATCCATTTGTTGTTTACCCAGAATCCCCATTCTTGCTGTTGCGGCCCGGGCATAAACAAGGTCCAAGGTGTGACACCGGGTTTCAATTCAATACGGTGATAGCTGTTGGCACTGCAAAATCTAAAATGCCCAGCCCCCCGCCAGTGTTTGGTTTCACTGACCATTTTGCCGTATTCAAAATTAGGGGTATATTCGTAATAGCCGCCTGCTAATATTAAAGTAAAATACGGCCACGGATGATCGTGTACATCTCCAGGATCACCTTTATGGAATTTATGTAGGAACGCATTAAACGGAAACCTCTTACGATCTTTTAAAAACAGATAATAACGAGTTAGCAACGGCTCGTTACATTGACGATCCATAATAATACGTTTGCGGTCATTCCGCTCTAGACAGTTAAGGCTTAGGTCTTTGATCTTCTGGAGTATCATAGTGATTTTTTACAAGTAGGTAAGTTGTTTTAAATTTTTCAAAAGCTATTGCTAGACCTGGATATTCTTTACACATTTTCTGTATTCGATCCCAATCCGGGAATGTGTCAGCCCATTCTTCTGTAGAAGGATTAAATGTAAATGCAGAAATGCTAGCAGAGGATAATGTCGAAATAGTTCCAGTAGTTAATCCGATACCAGTACCTAATGTAACTGTACCCATATTATTGCCATAATAATATGAGCTACCGTTACCTATATTAGCCCCTATATTAGCAAATGTAGAAGTATCTATAGTAATAGTGTCATTTGATGTTATTGAGTAAGTTGTTGGCACTGAAGAATTGGTCATATAAATCCTTTGCTTGTTTACGTATGGCAGGTATCCTTGTGGAATAATTGTCCATGTGTTCTATTATTGCACGGCATAGATCTGGTCTATAAACAGTGTAAGTATCATAGTCATGTGTCCATACACTGGGATACTTGAATGTATCATAATACATCTCTGAGTAGCTGAGTCTATCTGGAACCATAGGTATAGCATCAACTACCGCACCTTCATAACAACTGATACCTAGTGTTTCTTGTAAGTTGGCACTGAACACCATCTTCGCTTCGCCTAACAAGTTATGATATTCATTCTTTGTTAGTTGTTGATCCTGACACACTACAAATTCATACTGTGGCAAGTGTGTGGCCAAGTCACGGAAGATATCTACCTGTTTCTCTGGCGCTATGCGATGAGGGAACAGTATAAGATCACGCTTGGGCATGTTCTTATACATAGTCAATGTATCTTCCATATACTCCATGGGCCAACCAGTACGCACAATCTTTGGTTCTTCCCCGTTTAATATTTCTTCTAAATGTTCGCTGTACCAAGGATTCTCTGTAGGATAATCATTTAGTAAATTTGTATAGAACATTTTGATGTGAAAGTCTGTGGCAAAGTAGTTATGATCAAACGCATGGAAGAAACTTTTTTCAGCATTTCTAACCCAAGGTTTATTACCTACAAGCCTTCCTAAAAAGTCTTGAGGATCGTAACTGCCGGCATGCCATAAGCCGTGTGTAGTTACTGGAATGTTCAGTAACTCACTCATGTACTTTAAATTTATGACGCCCGGATGCCAAGCATCAGTAAATATAAAATGATCACCTGCATGAACGGCTCCGTTGCAAAAAAGCCGACCCATCTGCTCAACCTGCCGAGCCTTGTAGATGTTTGTGCCGCCAAAATTAAGAAAGGCACCAGGAGTAGTAGCACTAGGGATATCTGTAGGGCCAGAGATAATTTGAACATTGTGTCCTGCCTTTTTAAGTAACGCAGGTACATGAGTCTTCCACTGACCCGTGTACCTTGTTTCAACTGATTCTAAGTCGACTAAGAATACGTTCATTATTCTACAGTAGCATACTTTGGATTTTTGCCCTGATATGGCTTGCGCTCACGAGAGCCGTCCAGACGTTTAGGTCTACGTGATTTTTCAAAGCTTCGCCATGCCCAACTTTCTCTGTTATAAAGATGGGACTCATCAAACGGAAACATTTCCAACCGACAGAAATTGTGATATGCTTCTAGATCATCAAAGATCTTAACAACATCAGGACGGTTTTCGAAGTAAGCGTAGTCTTTGTAATTTTTAGCCATGATAGCTTTCCTTGTATTTTTAATACTTAATAAATGAACCATTTTCTCCGTCTTCGGAGACCTCAATCCAAACCTCACGGCCCGGATACTTATTGGAAATAGTATCAAACAAATCGCCTGACATCATTTCGCAACTCTTGTAGTCTAGTTGGAGTGTACCCTCTGCGTACAATTTTTCCAACCAGCGTTTAAACTGAATAAACTCAATATCGCGATCATCGTGGGTGACACTAATCCACACTTTGAAGTGGAATGTGTGGCGATGCGGATAGCCTAGAAAACTCACATCATATTCATCACCTGTAGCAAGTGCTGTATCTGTAAGTGCGGCTGGATATTTGTGAATACCTTCTTTCTGAAAGGTAACCCAAATCATTTTGTTAGGACGAATGTCTTGTTTAATAATCATAGTATTTCTTCAAATAAGTTAGGGTCTAGTGTAACTACGTTGTCGTATTTTTTTAAATGATCGCTGAATAATTTAGTTTTTTGCTGATGACAATTAGCACACAGTACAACTAAATTTTCTTGAGAGTTATTGTTTTTATCGCCGTCCCAATGATCTACGGTTAGACTTTTAGTTTGAGGATCACCGCAAGGAAATCCTAATCTAGCATCTCGATTTTCACAGCCACCTTGAGAATTTTTAAAAATAGATACAGCGGCTTTACCTACTGTTCTATGATGATCACAAAAAGTTTTCCAGTGGGCACCCGGAGTACCGTCTTTCTTAATATATTTTTTATGGTATCTTACCCGATTAGTACATCCGGGTAAGGCACAACACGGAGCATAATTGTTTATTATTGCTTTCATTTGATAACTTCATCGTTTTTATATTGAGCCCAGTCTGTAAACTTACTTCTATCCATTAGTGTATGTAGACTGTGGGACCATACACCGGGATTAGTTGCCTTAAAATCTTTGTCATCTATTTTAAGCATTGTATTATAATTCCACAATTTAATGTAGGGAATTGGTACTCTTATTTGCGGAATAAAGTTGTTGTAGTCATTCAATCCACCGTCATTAAACTCTTCTACAGCACTTAATGGAATATCTAGACTGCATATATAACCTTCTCCTAGGAAGTATTCAATCATTTCTTCCCATTTTTTCCAACCAGCATAGTCGTTGAATACTGGATTAAAACTGTGATTTGCACCAAAGAAAATATGCTCGCAATCATTGTTCACTGCATGAAATGCAATTTGATCAATTTGTTGAATACCTGTAACAAACAAAGTTTTTAATCCGTATGCAGGAGTATGTTCAATTTCTGTGCCAACAAAAAATGTCACTTGCTCGCTTACACCAGTTGTATAATCACGTTTCATTCTTTTCTGCCTTCGATCGTTCGTACACTTTAAACATTCTAGTTACATCTTCTATACGTTCAGCAAAATGCTCAGGAGCACCGCGGGCCGCTGCCTGCATATCCCACTCGCTAGGGTAATGCCGCAAGCAATATCTAGCACCATCTTTGATTGCTTTTGGAACGCGAGGAGTACTCAGAATCTCTAGTAAAAACTTTTGAGTCTGTACTACTGCTCGATATCTTTCATCAGGTAATGTCATATATGTATTATACAGTGATTGTAACTAAAATCAATCGTTTTGGCCAAGTTCGTCAAATATGAATGGCGAACCTTTAAAATAATTGTATCCAAAAAACTCATCCATAATAGACAAACTATGTGCTGAAAACAATATCGGTGGGCCGTTTGCAGGTAATCCCATATCGGCGGCACGTCGGTTATAGGCCATTAGTTTTCTAAACTCGACATCTTCAGCTAGATTATCTTTTGAGTGTTGACTAGCTTGCCTCCAAAATTCTGTATCAAAATTACTACCACCGTGATAGATATAGTTAATAATACGTTCCAAAGTCTGTGCTAATCTAACTTGTTCAGCGTTGGCTTCTTCTTGATTCATTTGGCCTGTGACATACTTAAAAATAATACCACATACGTTTGTATAATGATTAATCGATGTTGCACTAATTGGTTCAAAGAATATAGCACGATTACCGTTCTTGATAACTCTGTTATCAACTAACTTGGTAGTATAATAGGGTTTGAATTTGTACTCTTTAGTATCTAATTCATCTACAGTTATTTTTAGCATTTCAGCCATATCAGCTTTTGCATCTTCAACTGTAGTGATTGTGTCGTTAAACAGATAACCATATGTTTTTCTACTAGTTAACGGTATACCAAACATCCATCCATTCTTAGTAGCAAAGTGTTCAGTGTACTGAATAGGATCAAATCTTTCAAAACTATGCACTAAACATCTATTTAGAATACTACAAGTACTCATATGATAATCTTCAGAATAGTCTGTAGGAAATCCTCTGCAATCTACAACATAATCAAACTCTTCAGTAGCGCCGTTTATTTCTACAATAGCTTTATCAGAATTGTTAATAACATTAGTTACTGTGCCTTCAATTATGGAAAACTTTTGCGGCCAACATAGGGCTAATCTTTCAAATACAAATTCTTTTAATTTAAAATTATTAAAATGTACAGCTACTCCGCCTTGCAGTAATGGGTTTAACCATTCCCACTTACGCCAGTTGATATATTTTGTTCCAAATTTAAGTGTACTATCTAGATGAGGAGTGTCTTCTAAAACTGTAAATCGTGTACCTTTTTCCAACAGGCTAATGAATCCAGGGTTAGTACTTTCGCCAATTCCTAAAATAGGAATAGCTGGGTCGTACAGTGAAACAATGTCCCATTCATTAGTAAGTGTCGAACAAAGATGCGACAAAGTTAGAACCCCAGCACTACCTACTCCTAGTACACCAATACGTTTTTTCATCTAACTTCTCCCTCTAGCTCGTCTAATTTAGACATTTGATCTTCAGAAAACTCTCCATCTTCTACTTTGATTTCTGCTGTGCTTGTCCCCACTTCTTCAAACAAATTAGTAAACATTGATTGTGAGTTTAGTGTTTTCTTACCTGTAGCACCTCGAGTTCCAATGATACTCATCCAGAATCTGCTGTATTCTTCCACTACCGCATCTGCAGTTCCTCGGTCACTAGTTGCAAAAACAGCTTCGACCACATCTTTAAAATACAATCTATCAAACTTTTCTTGCACTAGCATATTAGGACAGTTGCCTAAATCATATTGGCGATTAGCTTCTTGTACTGCATTTACGTGCATCCAAACGTTATGACCCATCATAACAGCATAGGTAAAACTATCCCAACTTGTTCTGTTACTGACTTTGCCTAGTTTGTTAACGTCTGGCATCACTGCCCAATGTGCAGGGTTATACGGATCTAGTATTGTTCCAGGCGAAACATTTGGATTCGGAGTGCCAGCGTTGTAGATACAGATTTCATTCATAAGAACACCATCCATGATTGGACTAGTTGTAAACTTAGGAAATATTTTATCTTGTATTACTGCGTCTTGGAAGAGTCTAGTATCTGTTGCGTATTTCTTGTCATCTGCACTAGCCTGCATACGGTAGACCCATTTTGTCCTATCGTCTGTTTCTGTGTTAGTATAGATTTGTCCGTTTGCTGTGGCAAGGAATGGACTTGCGCAATCAAAAGATATGGTAAAGTTTTCATTATGATATTTTCTCACTGCTCGTTGTACATCGGTTAAAAGAACTGCCCACTCTAATTTACTAGTTCCCAAGAAGTGCATCCAATCGTGTTGACCCTTTTCAAGGAGTCCATCGAATCGTAATGCCACTAATCTCTTTAGTACAAGGTGGATGTCACACATATTCTGTCCACCCATACCCCAACCGTTGAACGCACGGTCGCCGTATTGTGAGTGATCACAATACTTCTTCATACGTTGATACCAATCTTCTGCGTCTGTGTGAGTCTCACCTTGTAAGACGTTTAAGAATTTACAGTTACCATTACGATTATTAACAAAGTAATCATTATTGATATATGTGCCTTGTACAGCTTCTGCGTATGAACTAATTCCTGTTGCGGCTACACCTGCTGGACTGCGAGCCACCCATGCTGGAATATCCAGCCCCATACCATAGTCCATAAGTGTATCCATCCAAGTAAGAACTTGTTGACGCTTCTTCATAGCCTTTGGACAGTTAGGATCCTTCCAGTCAGCAGGCCAAACACCTTTACCAATCTGGAATCCACCTGAGTCGCCTAGTACCCAACTAGTGCCACGGTTGCGATTACGGAACATGTCCTCGCTTTCATCTTGTTTATTCAAATCAAGATTAGCATGACCTGCTGAATACAGGCAATGGTCATAATAAAATGCACCTTTGTCTGGATCAAGATAGTTAAGACTTTCTACACCGTTTTTGAAACTTTTGGGAATACGTGCAGGATCGACGTAATTACTATAACGTTGTTTGCCGACGAACGTGCTATAAAAACCGCTAGTTGCTGGTAAGAATACAGCGTAGTCGTTTTGTGTTGCGGTAAGATTTCTATTCATTTAGATCCAATGTTGTGCTAGTACCATAAGGCTTAACCAAGCCCACATGGTGTTAAACCCAACTAGTGTAGGCAGGGCTTTTTTACGGCTGGCCCAGATTAATGTTACGCTGGTTAGCAGTGTTAGATAGTACAATTCCCAAATTTGAATACCAAAGATTAAACCTGGGATAATGATGATAGCTTTGGCTAACCAGCTGACAAATTCTACCGTATTGTATCCTGTCCAGTATTCTTTTGTAAACCACATGCCGTAGCAGTCACGCATGTTACGCCAACCGCTATGTGAGTAGCTGACAACCATACATACTGCCCACACACCACATGCTAATAAAATTTGATCAGTAGTCATAATTACTTACTTAATGCAGGTAAAATATAGTTGTATTCGGCAATACCACTGTCTACACTAATTTGCATAGCACCCGAGTCTGAAATCTTCATAGACAAGTCACCGGGCAATGCCAAAATACTTTGCACTTGTTGCACAGGCCATGACAATGTTTGACGCATTTTTCCAGTAATTCCAGACTGGAATATGAATGAGCCAGCGTGTGTGCTTGCATCACCAAAACTAAACACTAGATCACTGCCTTCGGTTTTAACTTGAAAACTAGTTTCTTCAGTGTGTGCCGCTGCCTGATACTTCAATTTTTGTATTGATGTAACAGTAGGTTGAATAGTAACGTCCCAACTAACGCCTTTGAACTTAACAGTCTTAAGTTTTTCATTAATAACTTCATTGTTCATGAAACGATAATCGTTTTCAAAGTCTCCTGTGGCATTTTGAAAATGCAAGCCGGTCGGTACTTCTTCACCGTTACGTTGTTGTTTAACGACCTTAATGCCAGCACCTTCTTTGTACTCTGGGCACTTCAAATGCAAGTCCAACTTGTTCAGTTGTGGCATTCCAAACACACCTTCAAAGTTATCAACTGGGCTATGTGTTTTTGCACTGAAAATAACTGAACGGTCTTCAGCCATTGATTCAATTGCGGTTTCTTTATCGCTAGCACTTACTTTAACCAACGGCAGGAAGCCTAGGTTGTGTGTATGTGCTACTAGGTCTTGTAAAAAGTCTTTCATATGATTCTCCATGTTTAATGATTATACTTAGGTTTTTTGACTATGTCAAGGTTTATTTTCTTATTTTGTTGTTGTATTTCACCACTTCTTCTACAACGGTTACAGGTGTATTTAGGTTTTTTGCGTAGTTTATAAAAGCATTTGTGTCTTTAGGAAAACATGCTCCGCCAAACCCGAACAGCCCGTCCGGGCCAGGCACGTTCATGTGACTTAATCCAATTCTAGTATCTGCGGATACTAATTGTTTAACTAGGTCGTAGTCTGCACCGTTAGCTCGGCATACTTCATAAATTTGATTGAAGAACGCTACCTTTGTACTTAAAAAACTATTAATTGAATATTTGATCATACTGGCTTCTGTAATACTGCACGGAAGAAAGAATTCACATTTTTTAAGAACAGTTGTAAATAAGTCTTCCCAAAAGCTGTTGCAATCTTCCCCACCAAGAATCATATATTCTTGATTTAAAAAATCTTCATCAGCAGATACCGCACGTAGGAATTCTGGACTGTAACAAATATTATGATTGGGATAATCAATCATTATTTGAGATAGTTGATCCGGCGGAATAGTTGACTTAATTAAAACTGGTAAATGTTCCGGAGTATCTTGCAATACTGATCGGATTTGTGTGTCGTCACAAGTTCCGTCAGGCAAACTCGGTGTACCTACACATATAATAACACCTTCTCCTGTTTTGTGATCAGATACAACGCTAGTATTGATCTTCGGATCAACGATATGGATAGTGTGTTGGGACTCTAATGTAACGCCAACTGCCTTACCTACAAATCCATAACCTGCAATTATAATTTCTTTTTTCATATTAGAACTCGAATAAACTGTTAAATGTGTTTTTTTCTTCTGTACTACGAACATCCCACTTTAATACGCCGATTAAGTTATCTAGTTTTTTATCTATGATAGCTTGTTCCATTTCGGCATGATTAAATGGCAAATCCTTAAACCATTGTGGCAAGCGCAACTCATCTACTGGATATGCAACTGATGTAAAACCTAACGGATTATCTTTAAGTTTACAGACAATAACTTTTGCACCATCTGTAATAGCCATGCTATATTTGTCATCAAACATACGTTTAAGTGTGTTCCAATTAATACTTGCACGAACATGCCCGGGCATATTGGCCTTACCAGCTTTTACTTCCTTAGCTTGATAGTCGGTGATATTGTTAGCACGTTTTGGACTGCCTTTTTCCCAACCAGGTCGAACTTTAAAACGTGTTCGAAATTCAGTAATGTGTGCTAGTACAGTATTTTCATCAGCACCAGTTAGTACTAATTCAAGAACATCACTTAAGAAGTTTTGAATAAATTCAGGTGTATCACTACGCTTGAGATCCAGCCCCATAGCTTTGATCTTGCCAGGCTTGCCATCTACGTCTGCACGTTTGCCTTCTTTGTCATAATACAATACTGCATAGCGTTTCTTAGTAATGAACAGACCTTTAATTGCAACAATCTCACGACCAGCTTTGATAACTTCACCGCGTGACTTTGGCACATGGAATGTGTCTAGCATAAACTGTGGGAATGTCTGATTAACCGCTTCTCCAATCTGGTCATATAGCTGAACAACACTTTCTTTAGTCCAGGGAATGACTTTTGAATTAATATCTTTTTGCAGAGTTTTATAAGCACTAAAATAGCACGAGTCTGTATCACCGTAAATAATGCCTTTGCCCCTGTAGTCATACTCGCCGGTAATAACTTCATTGACCTTACCAGCCATATGCTTAACAATCTGACGACCAGTCAGTGTGGTACTTTGTCCAATGCGTTTATCAAAGAATCTGCAACCGCTGTTGAGAATAGCACCATACAAGCTATTCAAGTTAATCTTCTTGACTAGCTGTCGCTTGTCCCAGTACTCTTCTTCAACCTTATTACCTGCCTTGATAGCATCTTTTAATTTGACCTGCATTTCTTTACGTTCGGCGTACCAACGCTTGAGCAAGCCGGGGATAATACCTTCTGTTTCGTGTGTAAAGATAGTACCATTAGCACTTAACATCCACGGCTGATTGCTTTCAAATATAAGCCTATATACTTCTGCGGCACTGAGCACATCACTATCACCATTTTGCCAATCAATAGTAATGTCAGTTCCGATTTGTTGTTCCATTACGGCTGTGTATTCTAGTGATCCAAAGATACCTTCCCATGCCGCCGCAAATGATTTGCCTTTTCCAATTTGCGCTTCAATATAATCGTCAGTTAATGTCTGACGTAATTGTCCAACAATAGTTTCCGGACCCATATTCAGCGCACGAATAGCTGATGGGTAAAGACTATTAATATCTAGAGAACCAATCCAATCATGAATACCCTCTTTAGGGACAGCGACATACGCACCTGCGGCCCCTTCATTATCTTCTCGATCATCCATCTTAGCTCGATTGGGTACTTGGAACCCTCTTCGATGGGATTCGTTGATAATTGCTTGCTCAGTTACAGCCACCGCACCCATTGTGGTCTGTAGTAGTACAGTACACTCATGTGCCAGGGTGTTGGCAAGATCCATAAACTTTAGTTTCTTGTCTAGATCGTCAAGCAGTTTACAGTCGTTACGGTTGTATTCAATGAATGTTTTAAAGTCATTGTTGTATAATTGGTCGAGCGTACCTTCATATTGTGTTTTACGTTGACCTAGTTCATATTCCGCGATAGCGTCAAGTCTATAACTGTGGCGTTCTTCATACGTATACTTACGGTACAGCTCAAGATAGTCTAAGTGAACGCGACCAATGTAGTCATAGGTTACACTATCACGACCAAACTTTTCATATTCTCTGCGTTTAGGAAATTGGTCAAATAAACAAAAACGTCGGGTATCTTCTTTACTTAGTGCTTTAGTAACACGATTGGTTGTGTAGGGAATATCAAAGCCTTCACTATTCCAGCCACTTAGTACATCAGCATCTTTAATCAAATCAAGAAAAACATCTAGCATTTCTGCTTCTGTTTTATAAAGCATTGTGTTAGGGAAGTCTTTGACTTGCTCTAATGCTTCTTCCATGGTAATAGTCTTTGGAGGGACAGCTAAACATACCATGGTCTCCATCCATTGTAGGTAAACAGCAATCGCAGTGATTGGCATAAACGCATCGTCTGGACTTGCGTAGCCACGTTCTGGATCAAAGTCTACCTCAATATCGAAAAACGCTACATTCAGTTTGGGGGGATCTTGATTAATGTAGTTTTCCGATAAACAAACAAAGATGGGATTAATATCAGCTTCAAATAATTGTTTACCTGAATTGATTGCTTGTTCTTTGCGTAGTTCTTTTGTATTTTTACAGATAACCCTGTTAAGTGGGTCGCCGTAGATTGATTGATATTTGCCCTTGGGGTCTTTGTAGTAAAACGTGTGTTTGACAGGTATGTCACGGAACTCACGCTCACCTTTCTTATTGCGTTCGACAACTCGAATAACATCGTTATTACGGTCAAACCATGCGTCTACATAGCTCATTAATTCTCCTTATGTCATTTTAGGCTGACAAATACCTAGTGTGCGGTTTATGGCCCGCCGACCCTCTATAGCAATATTTATTAGATACGCTTAGTGATATCCAAAATTGCTTCAATCTCTTCCCAATCTTCATTGTAAGCCGCCCAGTCGCCTTTGTGTGCGATCTTGATAGCTTTGTTAATGACACTTGGTTTGATCTGTAATTCTTCTGCTACTGCCTTAACTGTTTCTTTCAAGCCTTCTTGCAAGTCTTCAACTTCGCGTAGTACTGTGCTACCTTCACTAATCAAACGCTCGAGTTTTGCCTTTTCTTCTGCACCGTATGAACGACCACCCATTGTAAATCTCCTAATGTATAAGCCTATTATATACTAGTTATCCGGTAAATGCAACCACTAAGAAATTTTAGAGGTGAAAATGGCAGAACTAGTCTGCCATTTTGTTGCATAACTAATTACGGTGCTGGAGCCGGCGCCGCCTTTGGAAGTGAATCAATAGCAGTTTGTGCGGATTGTAATGCGGCGTTAATGCCTGCATCGTTGCCGTCATCTGGTAATTGAGCCATGATTTTTCTAATCTCGTCAACCATTGCTGTTTGTTCCGGTGTTGGTCCAACTGGCACTACAGGAGCTACTGGTTTGTTTGGATCAACTGGTTTGTTTGGATCAACTGGTTTGTTTGGATCAACTGGTTTGTTTGGATCAACTGATGGATCTGGACCTTGTCCTTTATTTGGAGTTAACGCAAGACCAGCGGCACCTCCTAATGCTGCCGCACCTAATGCAGTTTTAACTGGGTTCTTTGCAATTGCTGAACCTACGCCCATTCCTTTAAGTGCCGCATTTGAAGGAGCTCTTTCAGCGCCAGCTTTTGCCATTGCTTGCACCTGGGCAGGCGTATACTTTGCTACTTTGTTTGCTCCACGGCCAGTAGTTTGCGCCGCTAATTTGTCAGCTGACTTTTGAAAGGCAGCTTTGTCTACAGTATTAGCTAATCCTGGTTGGCCTTTCAACCCCTTCCAAGCCGCACTACCAAAGTCTGCTATATCACCAAAAATACCTTCATCTAGTGTTAATGGTTTGTTCTTTACACTTTCCCAGATGTGTTTTACTGTTGTAGTGTCTGTAACTAAGTCACCGTTGGTTCTATAAAAATTACCATCAGTGCCTAAGAAATATTCTTTGTCTAATGTTGACATAGCTTCTAACATTTCTAAACGATTACGAAGTCTAACGATAGACTCAGCACCAGTTTCTGGAACAGGCATTTTTACACCGTATTGCTTCATAGCGGCTTGAGTCATCGGACCCATTTTGCCATCAGCTTTAATCTTAGCACCTTTCTTGATTAGTTCATTTTGTACAGCAAATACTTTAGCATCTCCACCAGGTGGAACTGCAGGTTTACTATCAAACTCACCATGTTTGTAATCACGAGCTAAGTTGGCGGCATCTAATCCTAATGATGCGGCAGTGCCAATTCCTGGAACTAAACTAGCTAGACCACTGGCACCAGCCATACCGGCACCTAACCAATCACCTTTCTTAGCGCGATTATACGCATCGGCAGCACCGAATGCTAAACCAACACCAGGGATAGCTTTGCCTAACATTTTACCAACACCTTTAGCGCCAGCGTATGTTGCGCCACCGACGGCAGCTTGTTGTGCTAGGCTTGCTTCGCTTTCAGTTTGATAACCAAAACTCTCAATCAATCTACTTGAGTTAAAAGATTCTTTGACAGCTAGTGCAGGTGCCGCTGGAGCCTTTAGTGATGCTTGTAATTTGCTTACTAAATCTGCCAGCTTAGTCATATTGGCTTGATTCATTTCGTTACTGTTTAGTGTAGCATTAGTTCTATCGCTTTGTGTTTGTACATCCTTGTCGTACTTGCCACCACTTACGCCAAACAGTCTACCGAGGAATGAACTCTTGTTTGCATTCTTAGGAACTAGACCTAAATTAGCTAATTTTTGGTCATCTTCTTTGCTAGCAGTAGTACTAATACGTGCCGTCGGTTGTCCGCCGTCGCCAGCTGGATTTAACACAGCAGAAACATAGTTACCGCTTACTGGATCATACAATCCTGGCAAGCCGTTTTTCTCAGCCATTTGTTGTAGTGTTAGTGAACGAGCTTGCTCATTGCTAGCACCCTGGACGGCAGCTTCTACATCTCGCAATCTAATACCTTCCGATAGTTCGATTGAATCTAGTTTGTTCATTAATTCACGTATGTTCATTTTATTTTCCTTTATTTGGTACACAGTTAGGTACTGACTTGCTGCCTTTTTTCTTTGTACCAACCATTTTATAACCTTTCCAGCATGGGTCATTTATCATTTCATCTATGCCAGCAGGTATGTTTCTACTGTTTGTTCCACCGGCTCGACGTTTAGCGCCTAATTCTCCAAGCCCATGACTGATCTGTTCTATGTTCATAGCAAGTTCGGGGAACAGTTTAGTGATATGTTGCCATATTCTAGGATCATCACTTTGAGCCTGTTCTGCTAGATCTTTTAATTGTCTACGAGCTCGCATAATGCGATACTCGATACTACCTGGATTCGCACCTTTATGACTGTGAATAGTACTGGACATAGGGTTTTCACGATCAAAGTCTAATGGAGCTTCGTCAACCACATAGTTGCCCATTCCAGGCCCAACACCACTTTCTTTAACTTTCTTTTTCTTCTTGGCAATGGCAATGGCTGCCTGCTGAGCAGGATTGGCAGCTTCTTTCATCAATACACGTTCAGCAATAGTCTGAGCGTATTGTTTATACATTGTATTTTTTTGTGTTAATCTTTCAGCCGCGTCTGTTTCGGCTTGACTAAAGTATTTTCTTATACTAGATTCACGAGTAATAGTTGTAGTAACTGGAGTTTCGATAACCGGTTGTTGAAAATGTTGCATGACCATTTGTACTGGCAATATTACTTTGTGGGGGCTTTTAGCTTCTTGTAATACTTGTACGCTGGCATTGCTATCTACAATAGATAAAAATTTAGCCATATCATTAACACCTACTACAGGCTTTGTAGCAACTCCGTCTATCGCCTGTAGTATGCGCTTCATGTCCACGGTATTAACCTAATAGCTTTTGTGTCAATGCTCTAATGCTAGCAACGTCACCTGACTCATTTACTGATACACGTTCGTTCTGATTCAAACGACCTGTCAGTTCGCGCATGCGTGTTAAGTCAGAGGATTCGCTAGTGCTAATTGGATCTTTTTTGCCCGCTGGTGCTGGCATCATTGCTCCTAACTTCTTGGCTTCTTCAGCATCCTTAGCACCTGATGGATTTGGAACAACGGTCAAATTCTCGTCTGTGATCTTTTCTTTCTTTTTCTTCTCAGCTAGATATGCTTGTGTTTCTTTAATATTCTTCCACATAGCGGTAGCGGCAACTTTGTTATTTTCTTTGACTGGCATAGTCTTACCACCAACAGTCATTGTTTTATCTCCAGAGGCTTTAGCATCTTGTACTGCTTTGCCAAACGCATTTCCTTCTTTGCCTATCTTATCGCCTTTTTTTGGCATATCCTTAGTAGGAGCAATAGCTTCGTCATACTTATCATACTTGTCGCGAATCTTGTCTAAGCTCTTGCCTTCCTTACCAGCTTTGGCCAAAGCTGCCATGCCTTCTTTGCCGTACTTTTTATGACCCTTGGCAGCACGACTCATGGTCTTGGCTTCCTCTTTAACAGTTGACGCTTTCTTTGCAAACGGATTTACGCCTTTTTGTGGACCTGCTTTCTTGTCAGCAACTGCTTTCTTCATTGGCTCTTTCTTGTCGCCGTCTTTGTCCATGTCTAAGAAGTCTGGCTTTTTACCTTTGGCTTCGTCTACTTTATCACGGTTATCAAACTTTTCGCTATCTTTCATACCCCAAGTTTTAGCACTCTTCGGTGACATCTTTTGTGCAGGAGCTTTTTCTTTTTTCTCTGCGGCCGACTGCGATTTAGCATGGGTCTTAATACCCTTACCTGATTTAGCGTTCGAAGAGATTTCGTCGCCGTCGTCGTGATACGTAGTATTGGTATGCTTCATACCGGTATCAGTTTTAGTTGCTGTACCTGTACGTGTTTTAAATGTATCACCGGTCTTTGATTTGTCAGTGAATTCTTCGTCTAGATCTTCTTCGCTATCTGGAATACCATTGTGATTTTTATCTAAACGCTTGTGAGCGGCATGCATAGCTTTAGTTTTGCGATCGTAATCACCAGCCATTTTCTTAACATGATCTGGAATTGGCATCGCTTCGACATATACCATACCAGTACCACCACACTCTGTACATTGTTGCTCACCACCGCGCAACGGACCTTCCATTACTTTTTTATCTTTGGCTTTTTCAGCTTGAGTCTTTTTAAGATCTTTCATCTTAGATTTGGCTTCTGAAAGCAATTCTTTAATTTTCATACGTTGTCCTTCGCTTAATGTATCGCTGTTATCTAAGTGTTTACCATATTCACTAAATTTCATCTCATATTCTAAGTAGTGGTATACTGATGCAATATAATCAGCGGCCTTAGTGATCTTAGCTTGCACCCATGCTTCTAACTGATCATCGTCATGAACTTGTTTGAACAATTTCATGCTATAGTTGGCTAGTTTGTATAGATCAGCTTTGGCCATTGCGCCTTCGTGATCTAATTCATCACTGTGCAAGCCTACTACTGCTGACTGTTCAGTTGGGCTACTTTGTGGTTCCATTTCTGGGTTCATTTGGTCTAAATCTGCTGGCATGAGTATACTCCGTTATCTTTATATATTTATCGTTTGATGCTTCCGCCAGTCATTAGATTCACATCTATATCTAGGGCGTTTTTAGCTGTGCCGTCTTTGTTTTTAGGCTGTTTTACTGGTTTATTCTTATACACTACACCTACTGATACATTAGCGGCACTGGTTGCTCCAGCGGTTGCTGATTCTGACACATCTTCGGGTTTACCAAACGGATGTACTTCAATCCACTTGCCGCCTTCATTTTTAATCCATTTTCCCTGATGAAACTTACTTTTGACAATGCCGTGCATTTTTAATGCCTGTTCAGGACTATCTCTAAATCCCTGTTGGCGAGCTTCATGTTCGCGATGGTTACTGATCATAGCTTGATGTAACCTACCATCTTTAAAAATGTATAATAGATTTGATTCGTCTTCTGCAGGATTGCGGCGCTGACTACTAAATCCTGTGCGATTGTTATCGTAATTGTTATAGTGACCTTCGTCAAGTTCGTGCATTTTCATTTTATTTTCCTACAGGTTTTTCGCCAGTTAAGTACGGCTTACTAAACCACAGTTGAAACCATTCTGGGGTTCCGGGACGAATATGATGCTTACGCTCTAGCTCTTGTTTGCTCATACCAGTAACACTGATATTACTGCCTTGATTAGCACGGTATTCGTGTAGTCTAGCTTCGCCACCTAACCCGCCTAGTCCTGCTAGTGCTTTCATTTCGTGTATAGGATCACTCGGATCTAAATAGCAGTCATCTGAACTATCTTGATTTAAATCCTGCGTAGTAATTCTATACTGTTTCATTTTAAACTTGACCTCAGCATCCAACTGTGCTTCTTATGTGCATCCTGTCGATCAGCTAAGAAATTACTCAGCCCATGGTCACCATGCGCTTCAGCCATATCAAACGTAATGCGAAATATCTCAGCCATTCTGTCACTATCTGTTAATAATTCTTTTAGCATACCGCTCCAATCTGGTACATGATTTTCATCTTCTACCACAGTCAGCATACTGAATTTTTGTAAACTAGCCGGTGTATAAATCTGTAGAGCACGTAGATGTTCCGCAAACGGATCAATTGCACCATATACTTCCTCGTATATAGTTTGAAACAGTTCGTGCAACTGACCAAACAACGGTCCTTCTACATTCCAGTGAAAGTTATGCGCTTTTAGATAAAAACTAAATTCACTAGCAAAAGCTGTTTTTAATGATAAGTGATATTTGTCGTGTTCCATTATATACCGTATTTGTTTCTTTTGGCTTTATTTACAGGGCTAGTTTTGTTAGTGTCAGCGGGCTCTTCGCTCTTGCTAAACTTGCTAATTATTTTTCCATCAGTGGGGACAGTTTTCATAGCCGATCGAATCTTATTATCGTCTTCTTTGGTGTAAGGATGATGTGTGTTATACTTTTCAGCCCATGTATCTTGCGGACTGTCTACAGCTTTTATACTCTCGCCGTCGGCCATGGCCATGGCCATCATCATGCGATTCATGTGATAGATACGATCGTACCCGCCGATATCGCGTGTTCGAATTACGCCCAGGCTGGCAGCATCGTGGTGGGGGTGTCGATGACTAGTTTTACCTTCGCGTACAAATTCGTTAGCTTTCATTTCTCTTAATACCCTGTTAGCTTCTTTAATCAAATTAAAGGCTTTTAAATTCTTTTTTGGTGTACTACTATTTACATCAACTGTACTATTCTGTTTTGTAATAGTGCCGACCCCGGCAGCTTCTTCGTCAGTTTTAGTATATACTTGTTGCGGTTTTTTATGCCCTTCACCTCGTTCCATTTTATCAGGATCTTTAGCTTTTTCTTTTTCAAAGTACTTGCGCATTTCTTCTGCACTGGTCGTTGGCTTAGCTTTAACAGGTTTAGTCATAAATCCCATTAAGCCTTCATCAGTTACTGGTTCTGCTACAGGTTTTTCTTTTTTAGCTCGTTTTACTTTTTCAGGATGTTGGCCTACTGCGGCTACTACTGTGTCAAAATAGTGTTGTCCATTTACTTCTAGATTAGGATCTGTACCAGCGGCTCGATAAAATGCGTCCATGTTACCAGCACGAGCCGCATTACGTAGATCAGTTGCTGAGCTTACTCTAGGACTTGGTATATGGATGATTTTAGCAAAGTTAAAATAACCATGTGTACTTTCTTTACCGTTGTATTGATTCAATAATTTTCCAGCCCATGCCCAGTCAGTTGCATCAGTTATATAAGCTACAGTTGCACCATCTCCAACTTCTGCATAAATCTTAGAGGCCAGTGTGATAACTGTAGATTCACCTAACACATGTCCTTCAATGCTGGGATCAATTGCAGACATCCATGCTGCCTTAACATCAAACGGCAACGGATCGTTGTGGCCGGTTGTACTAGGATTAGTACCTATGTACCATTGATGACCTGCATGTTTAACAGCTTCCCAAACTTTGGCATGCCCTTGATGCGGTGGATTGAACCGACCAAAGCAGAATGCCGCAGTTACCTTAGTATGAGTTGATTCAAAAAGTTCACGTAAATTCATTATGGTGTCCAGGCTGGTATAGTTCCAGACGGAGTTTCGATACTACTACGCGGAACTAGTTTAATATGATCATCACCTTTTTTATCGTAGTGTACCCAGCCCTCTGGGTTGGTTACTTTAATCTCACCGGGATCTTTATCTAATTGTGCAATTACACTGTTCTTCAATTGCATAATATCGTCAAACAAATTAAACATTGCAGGTAGTGCTCCTGGGAACATCTTTGCACGTTCTTGTACCTTAGCCAACTGTGTTGGACTTACAATTGTTGGATTAGATTCCATCCACATCATAAAATTATGACCGACATTGTGTAATTGTCCTTGCTTACTCATAGTATTAACATATCTGTAAACAATATTTTTAAATCCACTTACTCCGGGTAGTGGTGATAAGAATTGATCAATTTCAGCTGAATGTTTTTTAATTTCTGCTTCAACAATAGATATAGCTTGAGAATCAACTTCCGGCTGCATCTGGGTATAGTATGGACCTAGTACGATCAGTTGAGATGTTGAATTAAACTCTTCAAAACTGTCTTTGGGTTGTTGCGTATGGTCGGCGTCTCCGAATGTTTCAAATATGCCATGACCAACAACCATTGCATGCGCTGTAGAAATTTGTTGTCCTAGATCAGTATCCTGTGCAATATGATAAACTGTTCCGCTTTTTGGATTTGGATGTAAATTATATATTCCATCAGCATCTGGGGTTGGTTGCCCTAAGAATAACCCATCGGCGTAGACAAATCCTCTAAAATCTTCAGGGGTAGCTTTTTCAAACACTGGATGTAAGAAACTAAATTCTCTAGCAAACTCTTTACGTTGCTCTTGTTCTTCGGGGGTCTTTGGATTACCACTCTTGTTAAGAATAAAATTATAAATTCCTTGCTGTGTGGTAAACTCGTCTAATGTACTTGTACCAGTGCCGCCACGCAACCAACCATTGTGGTTAGTCAATATAAATGTACCATTCTCATCTCTGCCCCAATACACTTGCGGAGCGCCGTCCCACTTGTATCGAACACCCTTGGCATTTTTGCCTATGGCTTTGATATGTTCCAGCGCCTTAATTGCACCAGCACTGCCATTTAAAAATGTTAGATCCTCTGGATGATTGAATGCCCTACCTACTTTTTTCTTAACTTCTTCAGCGGCTGGGGCTTCTCTTAAAAATAATTCTCTTAGTAACACGATTAGTCCTTATACTTGCCATCGGCAACGTGCTTACAAGTTTCATCGTGTATTTTTTTACATACTTTACTGCAAAGTTCCTCATCTAATTCGGCTGGTAGTTCGCGAATCGGAAATTTTTTAATGTACAATTTATAGCTAGCCTGTACAGGCACCTTAAACATATTTGGATGTGTTGCACGATCAGCTTTCAAACGGTCTATGCACTTGGAAATAACTGGATGGACATGACGTCGATACGATCTGTCATCGTTATGCATAAAATGAATTAAATCATCCGGAAGGTCGTAGTTAATCTCTCTGCCGTCATTCTTTGGCGAGACAAAGTCTAAATCTTTGAAGATGGTGCCTTCTAATAGCTCATTTATGCGCATTGTTAAATCCGTTTTTATAGACCAGCAGAATAAACTACGGTTAGAGTATTTATCGATTTTGGAATCAACACTCTATGCTTTAACGATACGTTCAATCTTTGTTATTACGCCACCGAGATGCATTTTAGTCAACAGTAGTGTATTGTCGCCTGTTACATAGAAGTGTGTTCCGCCCCAACTTCTTGATTTTCCTAGCTCTTTTTTGCAACTTTTAGTCAGTTTTAGTTTGTCACGGCCAGCCGCCCATTCAACAAACGCTTGATAATCTTGGTTAGTTTTACCTAAAGTCACTCGATAATCGTAATTTGTTTTAGGCATTATTATAGTATTAGCCGCTAGAGGTGAATCTTTTGGTGGCTCAGATATATATTTCACATTGCTACTATCTAATTTAGACAGCAGAGTAACATAATCAGGGTTGTTAGTATATACGCTGACCCACGGAGATTCTACCCTAATTTCTATATCCTTCATTTTCTTCAAGGCAGTTGCAAGTCTAATAGCATAATCTAGCTGATCTTGAGTTTTGATATTATTAATACGCCACACATCGTCGGGCTTTTGAAGTAAAGAAGTTTTACTTAGTAGTTTTAATGCAGTTTCCATATCACCGCTTCTAAACGAACTAGCGCCAGAACATATCAACACAATTTTGTATTGATATGTTCCTTTAAATAAACTTCTAGTTGTTTTGTACAACATCTTCTAAGTTGCTCTCAATAGCCAGTAATGCAATTTTAGATACTTTTGGTTTAGCAATTAACGAAATTGCATCGCCATCAACACTAATAGTGACCCAGCCGCCATTTTTAAGATCTCCAAACAACATCAATCGAGCAAGGTTGCGTTTAATTTCCTTGTCAATAACACGCTGTAACGGACGAGCACCCATCTTAGGATCAAAGCCTTTTTCGATGAGCCAATTAACTGCTTCCTTATCGATCTTAACTCGGATACCTTTATCTTTAACTTGGTCTTTAAGTTGATCTATAAACTTATTAACAATTTTTATCATTGTTTCTTTTCCAAGTTTATTAAATGTAACAACACCATCTAAACGATTGCGGAACTCCGGAGTTAAGAATTTCTTCAAATCAGCATCGCTATAGTCTTTATCTTGCTTACCAAATCCAATAGCATTTTTGTCTGCTGATTGTGCTCCGGCATTAGTAGTAAGGATAAGAACAATATTACGGCAGTCAGCTTTTTTGCCATTTGATCCGGTAATAAATCCGTTATCCATAAGCTGTAGCAATACAGTTATTACATCTGGATGCGCTTTTTCAATCTCATCTAGCAACAGTACAGCATTAGGTGCTTCTTGAATACTGGTAATTAGTTGACCCGCATTTTCTTCAAATCCAACATAACCGGGAGGGCTGCCGATCAACTTACTGATACTGTGTTTTTCTTGATATTCACTCATATCAAAGCGCAGTAACTTAACACCCAAGTTTTTAGCAAGTGACTTAGCAGTTTCGGTTTTACCAGTACCAGTCGGCCCCATGAATACAAACGATCCAACGGGTTTATTTTCTGTTTTAAGTCCAGCCTGTGCAACAACAATCTTATCAACGATTTCGGTGATAGCAAGTTCTTGCCCATACACTTCTGTTTCAAGTTTAGTTTGTAAACTAATTAAATTAACACTTTCAGTTTCTGAAACTTGCTCTTCCGGCATATTGACCATCTTAGCTAGTTCGAATTGAATTTCACGCTCGCCGATAATGCGCTCATCAGCTAGTTTGAGATTGAATCGTGAGCAAGCTACATCAATTAAATCAATGGCCTTGTCCGGAAGTTTTTTATCTGTTTGATACTTAACTGACAATTTAATTGCCGCATCAATTGCATCGTCCTTGATCTTAACATTATGGAATCCTTCGTAGTATTTCTTAATACCTTTAAGGATCTGTTTAGTAACTTCTGTTGTAGGCTCGTCAACAGTAATGCGTTGGAAACGACGCATGAGCGCACGATCCTTTTCGAAGTGCTTACGATATTCTTCCCAGGTAGTCGATGCTACAACTTTAATATTGCCTTTGCTTAGTGCAGGCTTCATCATGTTGGCAAGATCGTTCGCTGAATTGCTTGCCGACCCAGCACCACTAATCATATGTGCTTCGTCAATGAACAAGACAGTCTTACCTTTCTTTTGTAGGGCTTTAATAACATGCTTAAAGCGTTCTTCAAAGTCTCCGCGATATTTAGAGCCAGCTAACATAGCACTGATGTCTAGATTATAAACTGTATACTCTTTCAAGAAATCAGGAACAGCACCATTTACAATATTATGAGCCATGCCCTCGGCGATCGCAGTCTTACCTACACCAGGGTCACCAACTAAGATCACGTTGTTTTTGCTACGACGACCTAGTGCTAACGCAATATTTTCTAATTCGTCAACTCTGCCAATAACTGGATCGATTTTGTTTTTCTTAACTTCTTGATTCAGATTAGTAGTAAATGCCTGAAGGGCTTTATCACTATGCGAATCAGCTGGGCTATCGTCCGGACCATTTTCCATATTATTATTTAAATATTCAGCAAATTTATCTTTATCGATATTAGCTTGTGCAACAAAAAAGTGCGCCCAACTACGTTTCTCGCCCATCATAGCCAAGAATACATCCGTTGGTTCAATACGCTGGCGCCCGTTGAATAGGACTTGAGTAAACGCCCTATTAAGTACACGCTCTACACTTTGAGTTTTCTTAGGTTTAACCACTACATCTGGTACTGTAATTTCACTACATTTATTATGTAGATAATCTTGTAGGTTTGTTTTAAGGGAATTAGCATCAGCGCCGAATCCTTGAATACAGTTAGTAAACCCATCTTCTGCAAGCATAGCAAACAACAGATGTTCTATTGTTAGATATTCGTGATGAAGTTTTTTAGAAGTTTCTATAGCTCTTTCAAAGACTGCTTGAAGATTATCGCTAGGTTCGACCATTATTTAAATTTCCTTTGTTTTTTCTGTGCCATTTTTAATTTCAAATCACTTACATATTCTGTAAATGTTATTCCATCTAAGTGATCTAATTCGTGTTGAAAACAACGAGAGTCGATTCCTTCAAGTTCTATTATACATTGTTTTCCTGCGCTGTCAAGATACATGGTTTTTAAAATCCCAACGTTCTGCTTTTTGTTTAAGAATTGGATCAGGATCTTGAATTAATTTCAACATCTAGTGCTTTAAGTTTTTCTATTAATGATGGATCTGTAATTGCCGGTGTTTTAATATTTACAACAATTACTAGCCGACCTTTCTGACCAGTATTAATATTAGGGAATCCGTGCCCAGAGCTTGCAAATTCAGATCCAGCTTCAATACCTGGACGAATATCAAGATCTATTTTTTGGCCGGTTATAGTTTTAACACCTTTACTACAACCGATCATAGCCTCGATCGGTGTTATGTACACTGTAGTATACATATCGTCTCCGGCACGCCTAAAGTTGCTATCAGGAAGCACAATAATAGTTACATTTAAATTTCCTCTCGGAGCATTAGGAACACTATCGTCACCTAATCCATTATATCGTATAGTTTCACCATGACTTATTCCGGCCGGAACATTAATAACTACAGTCTGCGTTTGCCCGCTCGGCATTTTATAATTTGCTTCTAGTTGTTTTCCTAGATAGCTGTCTAATATTGAAACTTGACATTGGATGTTTAGATCTCGATTTCTGCGCATCTGCGCATGTCCGCCGCCGAACATGCTAGCAAATGGGTGCCCTTGCGGGAATCCTTGTCCAAACATCGCGCCAAATGGATCAAATCCATCTGTAGTAAATCTTACTTGCGGGCCACCTCCGAACATACGTTGTTGGTCGTATTCAGCTTTCTTTTGTGGGTCGCTTAGGTTATCGTATGCAACGCTAATATCTTTGAATTTGGCTTGATCACCACCCTTGTCCGGGTGATGTTTATTAGCCAAGCTTCGGTATGCTTTTTTAATTTCATCTGGGCTAGCGTTTTCGCCAACACCTAGTGTTTGGTAATAATCTGTCATAGTCGTAAAAAAGGCTCCAGTAATAGCATTAATTATACTATCTTAACTGAAGCCTGTCAAGTTTTTGATTACTTCTTCTTGCTGTCTGGAACTTTATCGCCCTCGACTTTTTTGTGAACTTTGATAGTTTTGCAAACTTCTTTCTTTGTTTTTGGATCAGTGTTGCAAACCTTCTTTGATTCACCGCCGGCAAATGCTGGGCTAGATAATGCTAAACATAGTCCTGCTACAAATATATAATTTTTCATTTTAACTTCCTTAAATTGCTGGTTGACCAAAATCTGGTACAATCTTTTTACCGCTTGCAGTTGTGCCTACTGTTGGGGTTGATCCCCAGCTTGCTGGCGGTGTGAAACTGCTTGAGCTGTTGCCGCCGAGTGGTACTGAACCAAAACCCGTGCTGGGGGCACCGAAGCTGCCTGTTTGAGGTACGCTAGGTGCTGTTGACCCACTCGCAAATCCTGTTGTTGGTGCTGTTGTTGTGCCATTTCCAAATCCTCCGCTGACCGGTGCCGGTGGTGTATATGTTGTACCTGAGCCTAAGCTAAGACCTCCATTGTTTGCGCCGCCTAGCTTTTCTTGTGTACGCCCATATGCTGAAATACCAATAACAGCACCCATCGCAATGTGGAATAATCCAGCACCTTGTAAGGTTAATGGTTGCCATTGTGTATTGACTGATCCATGACTTAGGGATTGTAATAAACTCCATAGGATTGGGAATCCTACAAAGTCCATAGTACACACCAGCATATACATCCAACCCATCATGGGACGCCATTTGCTGTTCATCCAATCTTCTTTCTTTAGTTCGCTTGCGCTCTTGACTTCTTCGTCTGCCATGGTTCGCTCCTGTTGGCTTAATAGTAGTATTTATTTGATACTGTCAAATATTTTCTTTTGCTCAATATACCACTCTATCCATGCGTTATATCGCTCACGTAATTCGTAATATTTGCCAGCATTTTCGTTGGCATTTTCTATAATATCGCTTAATTCTATTTTTTTACTAGTATCCAACGGTGATAATTTTCCAGCAGGTACTTTAAGTGCTTCTGGTACTTCTGGGAATTTTATTACTACCGGAGCAGTTGTACTACATGCAGTTAGTGCAGAAATGAAAATAATTAGTAATAGTCTTTTCATTTGTTAACCTCGGTTGGATCGCTTACTGCTTTATTATAAAGTTCTATGGCAATGTCATTTATTTTACATTCAGCATTAATAACTTCTCGTTGAATTTCTATTTCTTTTTTAACAACTTCGACCTTCTTCTCTACAATTTTAACACGTTCTACAACCTTAGTTTGTATTACAGTATTAGCTTCTTGTGATTTAGTTTCGGCTGCTTTAACTTTAGCTTCTAATTCGGCTACACGTTCTAGCCAGGCTTTTTGAACACCATGCCCACCATAAAAATATGCACCGACTACTAGTAATATAACTCCGATGATTTCTGAAGGAAATTTGTATTGCCCCATCATGGGGATCCATTTTACTAGTTTGCTAGCAATATACAATACGATACCTGCTGTCAGCATGATATAGTATATTAGTATAAAAATACTATCAGGTACAAGGCTTAAAACCCAACCAAACATATCAGCCTCCTAGGACTTGTAGTGCGTGTTGATAATGCTTTTGACGATCTTCAAGGCCTAGTGTGCCACCGTTAATACGTTTGGTCATGGTTAGGATGTCACCTGAATCTGCATACTGATTTAGATTATTAGCTTCCCAGAACCAAGCCGCTGATTGTACACAACCCTCAAAAGTTGACAGATGTTCGCTAGCTTCGTCTAAACTTTGTTCGGTTGCTTGTGCATAACGGGTATAGTTATCTTTACCAGTTAACTGGATAAGTCCGCGTCCGCAAAACTTCCAACCGTCGCCTGATGCTTCGTTACCGTTTCCCATGCGGTTAGCATAAGCTCGATTGGCAATTTTTTCTGGTTGATGAGCATAGTCATTGGCATTGCCTGCATTAAAATATTTAGGCCATACTTTGCATAGACTTTCTGCTTTGTAATTTAGATTTTCTTTGATTGCAGTATATCCGCCTGATTCGTGTGCTGTCTGTGCTAGAAAGGCTGCAACACGTTCCACAGTATCAATATCATAGTCTGGAAGTGTTTCACTCAATGCTTCGAACCAATGATCGGCATAAGGATTATTACCAATAATTGCTTTGAATTTCTCTAATGTAAAATCAAATTTAAAGTCGCTCATCTTATTTCCTTTCTAGTGCAACGGCCCAGCCGTTGTTTTCAAATATAAATTTGTTACTAATCTTAGTAATATTATAGTTACCGATTATTTTAGTTAAGAATAATACTTCTGAAATATCTTTACCTTCTAGCATAATAGGACCACTGATACTATTATAAACTTCTGCCCTAGGTCCACTATTAACTATATTAAACTTAATTTGTTCACCGTAGACTCTTTTAAATGTAATAGACTCGTCTATTAATTTTAATTCTTCTGCATAACTATTTTTAAAAAACTCACTAAAGTTATTTAATCTATGCTCTTCGGTTGCGATTGCATATGCATTTCTATCAGTGGGAACCACTGCTGATATATTTTCTTCGTTAGCAACTTCACTTTTAAAACTTTTAAAATATCTAAATCGCATGTATTCTAAACCAGTTAGTAATATTATGCCATCTACAATTTCCATTATTTGCCTAGCCACATGCCTATTGCGTTCAAGTTCTACGTATACACGATAATTGCCATCGTCAGTCTCTCCCGGAGTAGCATCAGCATCTAGAACAAATTCGTAGCCCATCTCAATAAAGTTTTCTAAATCTTTGGCGGCATCTTCTTGATCCACAGTAAAACTCAACACAACAATATCTTCATCGTCGCCAGTTTTACTTGTAAATGAATCGATCTCAAACACTTTTTTAACTAAGTGTTCTAAATCACCTGCTCTAAGATTTTCTGTAATGTATGTCATGTTATGCTGCCGGTGTAGGTGCCGCTCCTGCCGCTGGTGCGCCTGCTGCCGGTGCCCCCGCCGGTGCGCCTGCTGGTGCTCCACCGGGAGGTGGTGCCGCTGTGCTTGGAGATTGTGATTCTTTATATTCGTTCTTCATCTTGTCCATATAGCCTTTGTATACATCAAATGCTAGTTTTTTTGGCATTTTAATTTCTACAATCCAAATAGGATGACGATCTAATTTACCTTTTTTACTATTGGGTCTCAGATCTTCTTTTGTTCGTATTTTACGTGGCTCTACTAAGAAATTCTTTTGGTAGGAAATTTTACATCCTAAATCAGTCAATCGCTTGCCACCGATTGGATCGGGCATCTTTTCTTCAGGCCACATGAATCCCACGGTAATCCAATGACGATCTACTTCAGGCCCATAGGCTAATTCGCCTTCTTCCCAGTTTTTGTAAACATACACATCTAGTTCGTCCAACACCCGTTCGAAATCTTTCAAAACAGCTAAACTACTGTTGTTTTCGTATAGATCCTGTATATTTTGTATAACGTCTAATATGTCGTGGTGCATGAGTTGATCCTAGAGTCTTCTACACTTATTTAGCTGGTTTAAATCCATAACGTATCAGTTTATAATTCTGTAGATCCGTTAAATAATAGTGTAGGACCTCTGTAGTTATCAAGGCCGGTCACTACAAGTTCTACTTTTATTACAGTAAGAGTAGGAGCACAACTAGATGAGTAAACAACGAGTGAAAAAGCGTTTTACATCAGAAGTTAATATAATTGACTTTCAACCATATCTTCCTCAAAAGAAACAGCGTGTGAGTCTACATGCACGAAACCCAAATCAAAAAGTATACCTTGACAAGCTACAAGATGAAACTAAAAGTATCATTTTAGCTATCGGGCCAGCAGGCACGGGTAAAACTATGTTGGCAGTGCAAGTGGGAGTTAAGCTGTATCAAGAAGGTATTGTTGATAAGATAATTGTAACAAGACCCGCCGTCAGTGTAGATGAAGATTTAGGATTTTTACCAGGTACGCTAAATGAAAAAATGGCACCTTGGACTCGTCCTATATTCGACGTTCTAGGAGAGTATTACCAGCAAAAAGATATAGCTAAAATGCTAGAGGATGGAACCATTGAAATAAGCCCACTCGCGTACATGCGTGGACGCACATTTAAAAACGCATACATTGTTGCAGATGAGTGCCAGAACACCACAGTCAATCAAATGAAAATGTTGCTAACTCGTTTAGGCGATGGTAGTAAGATGGTTGTTACGGGTGACTTGGCTCAGGCTGATCGTGTTAGTGATAATGGTTTAATAGATTTTTGTAACTTACTTTCATCTAAACCTGCTCTAAAACATATCGACATAGTACAATTTGAAGCTAAAGACATTGAACGCCATAATGCCGTGAAGGAGGTGTTAGCGGTTTATGGAGACTAAAAAATAGGAGCATGGACGCTCCTATTTAGAATGTTATAGCAATTTGTTACTTAATGGGAAGTTCTATATCGTGGACATCAACGGTATAGGACTTCTTCTCTCTTATGTGACGTACCCAACTAGTAAAAGACATTTCTTTAAGATAAGACAGTGAGTTATGTCGTTTGATCATGGATTGTGTAAGCTCGCCTGAAAATGCAGTAATCTCTTCTCGTTTAAGAGGGATAACTTGTACTAACGGTTCGCCCATCTTGATGACAGTTGTTTTAGGTTGCTTCAACATAATATTAATAGGTTGAATCAATGGTACTTTATCATGATCAATGATCCCGGGAATAGCTTCCCAGTTACGTGAGTCGTCATAATAATACATAGGTTGCCAAAACAAACTATAACCCTTTGCCGCCCACACAGTCCATGGATTATCAAGTTTAACTGGAGTGCCAAACTTAAATTTATTACCCATGAATCCCTGTAGGGCATCTTTAGGTTGAGCACCTTCTTTATATTTAGGATGGCTATAGCGGGTAACTACTCTGCCATTCGGACCCGGTTCAATTTCAATATCACACCATGCAGGAATAACAAATCCAGTACTACAGTAATCAATAATTCCAGGACACGATTTAACAGTTTTATCACTGTCAATGGGTTTTGCAGATTTTTTGTAGTACAGAGCCATATCCTTAAATGCAGGCGGTAAAAACTCGCTTGCCGGACGGATCGGTGCATGGTGTCTAATAGCCCACTCGTCGCAGGCAAAGTAAATCTGATGCTCAAGTTTTTTCTTAAATGGCCACATGATTACAGATGTCCGAGTCTAATTAGTGTTGCGGCTAGGTTAATCTCTGGATCCATGACTAGTGTATGATCCACAAGACCTTGCTTGATAATGAGAATAGCTTTATCTTGCTTATCTTCTGCACCAAAGATTTCTACATTATCATACAGCCAGCGATAAATTTCTTCCATCTCTTCTGGACGAGCTTGACTGCATACAAGTTTACGTGCTTCTGTAATTTTTCCTGCGGTAAACAATGCTACCATTTCGACACGATAATCAGTACTGTCGGCCGCTGTTTCTACAATCTTTAGTCTACCGTCCATACTGTTCATCTGAGCATTATTGATAGTTTTACGCAGGTCTGGATAAGTTGCTTTAACATAGATGTCTAATGTATCTAGATCAAATTCTACATTCTCTTCTACAAGGATTGTAGCAACACGAGCTGTAAACTCAGTCAAGTCAGTTTTTTCAATATGCATCTTCTGGCACCTGCTGTGCAACGCCGGAAGTATCTTATTAGGATAGTTACAAGTTAGGATAAATCTAACAGAGTTACTGTAGTCTTCCATTAGATTACGTAGTGCAGGTTGTACTGAATTTGGATTCATGAAATCTGCTTCGTCAATTAATACAACTTTAAAATCGCCAAATGGCATAGTTTGACAAAATCCAATCAGCTTGTCGACCCACTCAACCTTACGTGCTTCTTTACTGCCGTTAGCATACAGCACATCACAATCTTGCACACCTAACTTGTTAAGCAAAATTTTAGCCAGTGTAGTTTTACCTACACCTGCATTACCACTGAACAATAAGTGAGGAATACTTCCTTCCTTGAGCCAACTTTCAATTTGATCACGTTGATGGTCATCTTTGAATACATAACCGTCTAAGGTATCTGGTCGATATTTTTCAACCCATAATTCTTTCATACTAGTTCCTCGGCAATGCCTAATACTTCTGCTACTACTAACAACCACCCGGCCGCTTGTAGATAAGGATTCATTTCTAACCAGCCACCGCCGGCTAGTGCTAGCCCGGCGGCGATTCTAACGCCACTTTTAATTAGGCTAATATATAAATGTTTTTTTGGATCTGGGTGTGATGATTTAGGACTTTCTGTTGTATCAACAGAATCCAAAGCTTCTACTGCTTTTTTAATATCTTCAACTGCTTCAGCATGTGTACTCATTTGACATCTCCTTTTGTGTAGTATAAAGGAAAAATCAGGATCTGTCAAGGATCCTGATAGTCAAATAGTTACAAACCGGCGGATGGCGGACGGAAGTCGAATTCCGGCGGACTTAGGTCGATAGCAGTCAACCCAAATGCTAGATCGTTTGGCTTTTCATCAGCTGACATTAACATACACTTAATATCAACCCTGTGTATCTTACGCTTGGTTCCATCGGGCTCGACTATTTCAATAGCTCTAGTCCAACGACCGTGTTCAAGCAAGATCCATTCACCAACTTTCACATCTTTTTGATCTTTTCCAATAGCGTAGACACGACCCCAACGAGGTTTGATCCCGCTATCTTTGCCATCATCGCTAGGTATGTAAATACCACCGGCGCTGACTTGTTCATCGAAACTCATATCACTGACAAATACATTGTCGCGAATAGGAACAATTTTGCCGTAAACAGCCATTATTCTTTCCCTTCAGGGTCCATGTCTGCAATATTTTTTACAGTAGTAGCTGTTACAGGTGCAGTTACTTTTGACGTAGTTGCTACTTCAGGTGCGGGAGCTGTTCGAACATTAATTTGATCAGGCACACCTACGCTAGACTCACGCAACACATCTTCGCGTTTTTTAATGATCTGTCCACCGGGCCCAATCTTGTCGCCACGAGCATTAACACCCATGTTACCGACAGCTATAGTCATTTCATTTTGGTTGATAAGTTTGTTCATATCAACGATTTTACCTTGCATACTGCGATGCACTGTTTTTGGGGCTTCTTTCATTGCCATATTAATCTCCTCGATTATACTAGTACTTATCTCAGGAATTCCTGCCAGTCCAAATTATATTTGACAGAATCCACTTGGTGTACACCTAACACATATAATACATAACTAGCTACGCTAGACCCACGTCCTACACCTCGAACAATATTATTAGCTTCGCAAGTGTCAACAAAATACTTTAACCAGCGTAATAAATCTAGCATGTTTCTAGATTTGTATTCTGCCATTTCTTGCATGGCCCTAACAGTGGATATTTGAGTCAAACACTTTGAATATACAAATTGTTCAATATCTAGGGTTTTATATTCTTCGGGCATAAACCAGTTTGACTGGCAAGCCTTGTCATAGTCAGCAACTTCAAAATGGGTTTCATACGGTTCTAAGAATTTAAAACCCAATTGTGCTTCTAGTTGTTTAACAGCGTCTGTACGTTCAACGAGTAATGTGTCGTCGACATTAAATCCGTAATCTTTATATAAAGAATCAAACAGATCTTGTTCTGTAAAAATGGGATTATTATATTTGTCTAAGTGCATAGACAACAGTTTAACTGATATTAATTAGTTTGTCAAGACCTTTATCTCGACTGTTCATCATTTTGTCGTATTCTGCCGCTTTGCGTTTGCTCAATTCTTCTCGATAAGAATCAAGTATACTGGACATTTGAGCTTTGACTCCCGGATTAGGAGTCATAAAATACTTACGAGTTAGTTCATTAATTTTGTTTTCTAACTCGGAATCTTTTATACCGCTCAAATCGTTAACTAACGGATGCATCTTAGTATTCGCCGCTCAGTTTGATATATACGTTAGCTCCAGCATCAACAGACCATGCTTCAATGACTTCGAGTTTAGTTGAACCAATCGTACCAACTGTGAATGGGCTAAATCCAGTTGCAAAATGTACAACTCCGCCGTTAGCAGTGGCAAATACTGGTGTTCTAACAGCAATAGTGTCACCTTTCAAAATAACTCTAATAATTCCGTATGCAGGTACCGCAGGCCAGCCGGTAAAAGTTAATGTGGCATTTCCTGCGAGTGTAAATTGTTGTATAGATCCGTTGGCCAAGTTAATATTTGCAGTAGTAGATACAGTTCCACCGGGGTAGAATATACCGTAAAATTGATTATGTGTACCGTTTGTGATAGAACTTTGTAACAGATTATTTACTACAGGAGTGGTACCAGTTGCTAGATCTGCTTTTAATAGTGTATTAGTTTGTAGTGCAGTAATTTCAGACTTGGCTACTCCTAATCCCGCTGAAATAGCAGTAAAGTTGTTACGAAATCCCTGACTATCGTTGTCCTGCCCTGCTACGGGGTAAGTTGTGTTAATTGAGATATAGTTTATTTGACTTGTCATACGGTTATCCTATCATTTCTAAATATAAGGTATTTATCGCCTAGATAACCACTGACAGAATCTATTGTATATCTGTCTACAGTATAATCTAATACTTGAAAATCAAATTTACTAAATTTGATGTTTAGCAAAATATCGTTAGCAGTTCCTACTTTACAGAAGCAGATAGGAATAGCTAGGGTATACCCTTGTTCTTGTTTTTGCCCAGTTTGTATAGTTCTCATCCAAAGCGGCAAATAATTGCGCTCACTTAGTCCTACACCGGATAATCTTGATTGCCAGTTTGCTATACTATTGGGGAATATTGTATTTGGGTTAGGATTAGAGACTTCATATCCTGTGCTGTCGGCTGTTATTATTGGTTCTGGTCGAACTGAATTCGGAGCATCTAGACTTAGCACCGCGGCAGAGTTGTTCCAGAAATTATTGCTACTATCAACAGTTATTGTATCTGAACTTATCCCAAATTTATTGATTATCTTATTTGGAAGTTTTCCGCTTGCTGGACTTAGCGGGTCTATCATGTTTATGTATATTACTTCGTACAGGTCTAATCCTGTAGCAGGGTCTACAGCTCTCGATGATGACACAGATCCAAACTGGAATCTTTTACGTTTGTGATTCAATCCCATAGCCCCAATATATGCCGCTGCCTCTTTAGTTTCAATCCCGCCATATACTAGCATTGATAATGATGATTGAATACCAAAGTTTTGATCATTTATTCTATAAATGCTACTGGGTGTAAAGATGGTTGAGTCATTAATAAATCCCTTCCATACGGCTCTTTGGTCTTGTTTTAAGAATGGTCGAACTACTATGTTACTATAAGAAGTAGTATTAGGTGTATCAATGGTCAACGTAAATGTTCTAGTACTGGAGCTGTAACCAAATTGATCTCGAGCTTCAACAGTAAACTTATACGTATAGTCAAATGTTGTGATACCTTTATCAAACGTAGTGGCACTAGTATCAAATCTAATCAAACCCAATGAACCGTTTAACGGATTATAATACTGATTAACTTTACCAATAATTTCTCCGTCAAGATTTAATGTTAGTCCAGGCGGTAGTGCTCCGTCTACGATAGAATAGATTACAATAGAATTAGGAACAGATGATACTGCGCTGATGCTTAATGTTGAATAGTAATCTGCATGCAATGTTTCTAAAATACTATTAGTTTTCCACGTAACAGTACTGTCAATCTCACCGATGATGGTTACTGTAAATGTTTTATATGCAACTGTAGTTTCGCCTTTCTCTCCAATTCTTGTAGCAGTCAGTGTAAAAGTATAGAGCTTGCTGATAGCAGGTTGATATGGAACTATGCCATATACCTCGCCAGTGCCTGCATCAAATGCAGTACCTGGCGGAAGTTTGCTTAATGATCCCATATAAAACGGAACCATATCGGGAAGTGTCATTACTAGCCCAGTTGTTAGAGTTAATCGATATGCGCCACCGCCTAAATCAGCTACTACGGAAATTCTATATAGTTCACCAGTTGCATTTGGAATATAGTTTGCAAAACTAATGTATTGACCAAATAGCGGCGGACTTGATGCATTAGTGATAGTTAGACTGTGACTGCCGACAGTATTATCTAAATTAGTTATTTGTTTTGTAATTGCCCTGACTTCTTTATTTGTTGGGGAAAGATCAAAAATAACATTACTGTTGTCGTACAAGACAATCGGCAGGGTGATGTAATTATTTGCTCTAAGAACACCTAAGTTTGAATTATTGATCCAGACCGGTTCACGTAGATACGTAGCATCAGCGGTAAAGCCGCCAGCTCCCCCATCTAATGTAGTTGAGTCTGCACGGAATTGATCTGTGCCTACAACAAATATTTTAAAAATTCGTTGAGCATAATTGACACCATCAGTTAGTGTTACACGAAATTGATAATTAGAATTAATACTGTTTGGTGGATGTAACGGACTATTGTAGTCATAAAATACTCCATCATACTGATAACTGTCAAACCCGTCATTGGAAGTAGTACCAAAATCAAATGCCACGCCATCGTAATAGCCATCGTCGTATGTACCTGAGCCGTCGATTGCTGTGATTTTATAAGTAGGTAGTATAAATCCTGATAGTCGTCCTGAACTTGACAGCGTAAGTCCTTTAGGTAGTACTCCGTCATCACTGGCTATAAAGTATGTTAGTTTACTACCGACTACAGTGTTCAAATCAAATGCTTCAATTTGATAATCAACATGTGTGTCGTCAAGTACGTACAACTGTTGATGGACGCCGATTGGCAGCGCACCAGCGGCAGTTACAAACACCGGAACATTAGAACCTGTAATCGTTATAGTAAAAGTTCTATCGGCTATATCTGTTCCGTTTGTAGCTCTGATACAAAATTTATAAGTTGTATCGTTACTAACAATGTATGGACTACCTACAATATGATCACCATCAATACGTAATCCGCCAGGTAACACTCCTGAGATTACTTTGTAAGTAGCAGTACCACTAACTGGTAACGATATATTAACTGATACTTGTTCAGGGAATGATCCAAGACTGTAACCAGAACGTTGAGTCCAAATGTTTAGTGACATTGTTTAATATCCAAATCTTGTCTTATAAGATGTATATTCGTTTTGTATTTGAGTAAGAGTCAGGGCCCCGTTCCACACTTTAACTACAGCAATATTACCTGTTTGAACTTCTGACGCGGCAGCGCGGCTGAATAATCTCAACTGATTAAAACCACCACCACCGGCATTTGTCACTGAGTAGGCCGCAGCCGCTGGTGCAACACTGGTTGAGGTATATAATTTACCAGTACTGGTAGTAGTATCCCAGGTAGCCCAATCTAAATGCCAAACAGTATCTGTTCCAGTAGACGGTAAATTAACAGCATAGTTTGGATAGAATGTATATGGATGACCGTTATATGCGCCCATCAACCAATCTTTTGATGCTTCACTTTGAGTGTTTAGCAATCTACCAGCACTTGTAGCGGATAGTTTGTAGGCCATGAACACTGAATAACTTTGTGCAGTGACATAGTTTGGACCACCGTATATAACATCTGTACCAGTACTGTTAGACTTAACAAACGATCCGCCGTTAGCACTATTCCATGCTATAGACGATCCAGCGTTAGCCACAGTTAAAGTAAAGCCGTTAACAGTAGAACCGTTAGTAGGCACAGCAGAATAGTTGGCCGCATCTAAATTGTAGACCAAATTAACAGGTGCTGGGCCACTCGTGTGGCTGGCGTGATGCATCATGATACCGGCCATATTAAGTCAATCCTGTTCCGTTAATAAACCATGAGGTAGCAGTTACCTTAACCGCAGTGGCCATACCGTATGGTGCCAGTGTACGACTTCCTGTTGTGCCAGTACCACCTAAATACATAGTATCAGTTGTGATAGCAATGGTCAATGTTGCACCAGCTGCCGCAATAAACGCAATAGTTGATCCTATTGGAAACGCCACTGAACTATTTGCTGGAATGGTAGCAGTCATTGTGGCACTAGCATATATGTGTTTGCCAGCATCTCCAATAGCAACTGGATATGAACTTGACTGCGTGTTCTGCGGCATACCCAAGTAGCCTAAACTTGCGGCTGTGCTTGCTGTGGTTGCCTGTGCTGCCACGGCAGCGATAGTGCCTGTACCTGTGCTACCAACAAAAATATTGCCTGCTGTAATCAAACTGTAAGTGTTTGTAATTGTTACATTAGTGCCAGCAGATGGATTGTTGATAAACACAGTGCCATAGTTGGTATAAGTCACTGTACCTGTTGCGGCAATGGTGTTACCACCAAAGTTATTGGTATAAGCATTGGTCACAACGCCAGTACTGGTTGTGTCCGTCAGTGTGGCCGGAACTGACACGTGTCTAATACCACCTGTGGTCC